TTTTTTGCCATTTTTTATGGAAACCTATTGACTTTTATTTGCAGGACTCCTTTTTATAGTTGCGCAAACAAAAAAGGCAGGCCCACCAAGACAGTGAGTCTGCTCTTTGCTTGCAGAATTATGAATTGTACGAACGCAAAAAAAACGCGCCAAGTAGATGGTATCTATCGTACAATTTTCATTTTAGCTGAATCGCATATTTTGGCAATAAAAAAAGAGCCCCGCATTTCTGCGGGACTCTGGTGAAACAAATCAAGTGTCGGCACAATTTGTTCTGACGGCTATCATTATTTTCTGTCTCCCTCAAAGCAAGGATTCTTCCAAAGAACCTTGCGACCACTTTCAATGCGAGAGACAGTCTTCATGGGAATATCAGACCAGTATTTACTGTAGCCAGCGCAGTTCTCCGCAAGAAATTCTTTCACCTCATCGCTGAGCTTGCGCGGTGCAATAGCCCATGCAGAAATGACCTTATTCTTAATCATTTCAAAAGTAATCAGGTTGGAAACAGGATATTGCACCTGCATTTCTTTTCCATTGGCTTCAATAACGAGCCGAATTTTTTTTGCTTTTGCAGTCGCAGCAAACAAACTACGGCACTCACTTTCCCAACAATGTGGCTTGGACTGGAACTCCAGCATCCTTGATTGGGTAAGACGTTGGACGGCAACGAATTTTTTCCCGATGCTTTCGCTGAAAGGTGTGCCATCGTGAGAAGTGAGATTCTTATCGAGGACATTGACTACCCTTTCCGCCCATCCGGTAGGATTAGCAAAGAACTCGATGGTCGCGGTGTCATCAATGTGCTCAAGAAATTTACGAAGGCTTTCTTCAAATGCGGTGTCTTTCTTTTGCAGGACATACTGTTTGACAGCGTTTTCATAAGCCTCGTTCTGCAATTCGGGCGTGTTCAGATAGTCAGGGTCGAGAATTGTTTTCTGCTCCAGATAATCCCACAGCGTTTTCGTCATCTTACCCATTGCGGAATGGGGACCAGTGTAAGCAGAGGTGACATCAAACAATCGCAGGAACTCATAGCTTTCAGCATAGGTCTTTTCGTGGTCCACAACATAAGCCATAAACTCAAGGTTATGCTGTTCATAAAAATGGTTTTTGCTCATGCTGGTGGGATAGTTACTGCACATTTGCCCAAACAATGCCTCGACACTATGCTCGCCATCGGAAAGAGGAACGCGGACAAAACGGTAGAAATCCGAGTTGTGGTGCTTATCCAGAACGTTACCGTCCAAAACGGAAATAGCAGGATTAGAAAGAAAAGAACGGAACGCTTTTTCATCAATAGTTTCGAGATACATAGTTTTACTCTCCTTATTTGTTATTTTTGGTTAGGTAGGGAAATTTATGGTATCAGTTCAAGCGTCGTACTCATCGAGCTGCTTTTCGGTGGCAGCGCCTTGGCGTTTCAGATAGTTGTCGGTTAGAGGTTCAACGTGAGTCAACGACCCATCCACCCAAAGCACGCGCTTCGACTCGTCGTCCTCATTGCGAACGCCATCAGCGATAACAGCTAGAGGTTGGTCCGTCTCTGTTTCATCATCGCCAGCGTACAGATAGCCTTTTACCATGTCGTTGGTTTCGTTCGGTAGCTCCAAGCAAAACCAGAAACCTGCACGACCGGTATTGCTGTTTTTGCTGGTGAGCCAGATACCGGGATAAGAATCCTTCGTTTCCTGGCCGAGCATAAAGTTAGCACTGATGCCGTCTGCGTCAAGCTCAGTGGAAACAGAGAGAGCAGAAGGTTTGGTGGCGTAAGGCCAGAAAGCTTCGATAACTTTTTCAATCGGAATAGTTATCGGCACGGATTTGCCATCAATTTGGCCTGTGATTGTCATTTTCATAAAAATACACTCCTTTTGTTGTTATAACGCAAAAAGAGCGGACCTCCCGATGTGGGAAGTCCGCTCTTCATGCGAAATTGTGAATTGTACGAAAGGCAAAATGCCCTTTCGATTATTGGTATCTATCGTACAATTTCTATGATATGCCGTTCGCAAGGTGCGTCAAGTTTTATTCGTCATCAATACCCATATAAAGATGGTAGGTGGCGTTTGCCGTCTGGCAAACCCAATGGTTGTAGAACGAGTTGCTCGGCTCAGACGTGACGATATCCTCATCCTCACGATAAATAGCCGCTTCGCACCAGGAAGGTCCATTGTGGCGTGGAATGCAGCGAACATCCATGTGCATACCATCGGCGAAGATAACGGATTCGAACTCAATCTCATCCTGCTCTTTGCCGTCATCGGTATACTGCTTGATTTCGTTCATTCGTTTCTGGCTGATGGTAAGGCACTTGACGAAAACCTTGCGGAAATTTGTGAGATTTTCGTATATCATGCACACTCGCATGATGGCGCTTGTCAAGGCATCGACAGAACCAGGGTCGTTGCAAATCGCAGTCTTGTCGAAACAGCCAATGCCGTGCCCTGTCCAGAATCCGCCTTCATACAGGTGAACAGAAGCCGCATAGCAAAGACAACCATCAGGTTTGCAAAGCTGAATTTCGAGTGTGCAGCCATCGTATGTTTCATCGATTTTGCGCTTGTACACATCGAAACTGATGTTGTCAGGCACTTCCCCGCTGCCGTCCCAATGATAGGGATTGCAGCGAATAAGAAAGAGTTCTGCGATTCCTTTTGCATAAATTTTCGTCATACCGACCTTTTGTTTGAACATAGGAATCATAATCCTTCTCCCTTCTCCCTTCTCTTCGTTTAGCAATTCGCGTGCATGGTCGAGGACTTCCTTTGCGACAGGCTTACCGCCTTCATTCATGGCAAGGAAAATTTCCAAGACTTCTGCGCGAGTTACGCTCTGGTCAATCTCAGCAACGCCAATGGAGGCATCCATAAACCAGTTCTTGTCCTGTGCGGAAAGGTCGTTGTAAAATACGCCTTTGTACGGGAATCGGTTCTCGTAAAAAGCAAGCAGGGTCAACATACGCTGCTTGCCATCAACGATTTCATAGTAGTTGCCATCGTTGCTTGTGCGAGTGAATGGCAGCTGCTTAAAGACGAAACGACCAATCTCGCGACCCATAAAGATGCTGTCCAACAGCTTTTCCCTGTCCTCATCATCCCAAACAGAACCACGCTGATAATCAGGGTTGAAATCAACGCCGAACAGGTATTGGAAGCTGAGTAAAGAATACATACTGCGGTTTGAGTAGTGCAGGCGGGATAGCGCAGAATTGCGCTTGGCGAAATGCGTATCTTTGTCATCATCCAGCGGGCGAACGTTTGTCCAAGCCCAGCAGGAATAGTTATCGCTGTTTGCACCACTGCGGATAAGATACATGTACCCGCCTTCCAGAGCCTCGTCAACAACGCAGTTTAGAAGGTGACCAACCTGTACTTTGTCGCTGACCGTGAAGCGATAAGAGGGTTTCCCTGCACGCTTGGCAGTTTCACAGGCTCTCTCGTAGGAAAGACCTTCGAGCGCAGCTTGTTTCAGGTTGATTTTTGTGATTTCTTTTCTTGCACTTTTCTTAGCCATTGCGATTCTCCTTAACCAATCCGATGGACTCCGAACAAAACAGCAGGAAGAAGCTGTTCATACGGGGTGTATTGGGCAAAATCGTAGATTTGAGCCTCATCGCTGATGATGTATCCGCCAGGGCAGGATTCGCCATCGTCATTGGAACTACCGTTGTCCTCAAGACCTCGGCTTTTGAGCTCGTTGAGGTAATCCTCACGCATAGCATCGTATGCTTCTCCGGGAGTGGAATACTGCTTTGGATTTACCTTTGTGAAAAGATGGCCCTCGTCATCGGTAAAAGTTTTTGTGATGATAAACATAATTTACACTCCTTTTTTTGTAAGTACGCAAAAAGGCGGACCTCCAGATATTGGAAGTCTGCCTTCAAGCGAAATGTGAATTGTACGAAAGGCAAAGCACCTTTTCGATTGCTGGTATCTATCGTACAATTCTAATTGTATGAGTCTCGCACGAATGTGCAATGGTCTTTAGCCAAGCATCGTCACATCACCATCAACGTACCAGATGTACTGCTTCCAGTTAGAAGCGGTCGCACCAGGGATGAGTTTCAGCGCAGAAGCTGGAGGCACGCGACTCGGCTCAAATGACATCTCGTAATGCTTTTCCAGGCCGTATTTCCGCAGAACGATACTCGGCATTACTCTGCCAAGCTCGTACCACTTGCGAGGCGGGATACGGCTGCAATGTTCGCGGTGAATTTCAGTGTATTCCTGCTGGAATTTGTGAATGGCCCGAAGCAGCTGACACATCGGGCAGGTATTAAGGATGCCAGGGTCCTTGTAGCGGTATACTACAAGACGATATTTATCGTGTTTCTTGGTGGTCAGAACGACACCAAAATAGTTTTTTGCCATGATATCCTCCTCGTTTTAGTAGTTAGTACCATACTCCAGGGCGTAATCCGGACGCTGATATTCGACGACCGGCTTTTCCCAAGAGCAGATGGGTTCAGTATTGGCGCTCGGAAAATGAGAGCTGATTCCGTTGGTGGCAAGCAAAGCTGCCGTGCAATCCGCAATCTGTGCAAGAAGCTCAGGATTCCATCCAAAGGTGTCATCTCCGGTCAGCTGCTTGCACAGGACTTGTGCCGCTCGAAGAATTTCAGTGTCTTTGGATTCCTGCTGAATAGGTTTCGGTGCAGCAATTGTGACATTTCGTGCAATGACGTTTTTGGGCAATGGCTCATCGACCCATTTTCCCTCGTAAATCTCACGGGCATAGAAACCGTCTTTGTCGAATTCGTCAAGGCGAACCCAATGGTCGGCTTCCCAGGTCCTTTGAGCGATTCCGTCTGGATTGATAGTAACCATCACACGTTCATCGTGTGCGTTGTTTCCCCAATGGGTTTCAGAGTCATTGCCAAACTCCTGGATGAGAAGTTTCCTTGCAAGTTCTCCATCGGTCAGTGCAGCCAATTCTTTGATTCGTTTTGTGTTCATATTTTTCTCCTTTTTCTGTAAACAAAAAAGGCAGGCCCATCGTGGTGATGAGTCTGCCTAGTTGTATCAGTTTGTGAATTGTACGAGCGCTGAAATGCGCAGATGCTATCTATCGTACATTCACAATTTTACCGGCATCGCAAGCAGCGTCAAGCTGTAGCAGCGGCGTCAGCAGTTGCTCTTTTGGCTTCCGTGTATGCTTCGTAAGCCGCGTGATATTCACTCAGCTTAATCTGCGTAACGGTGTCTGGAACCTTGGTGCTGCGAGTTGCATATTCGCAGGAATAATATCCGTAGATATTTCCCTGCTCATCATCCCACAGCTCCGTAGTGATGCGGCCAGAACCGTTGAAGTCGGCCCACCAGAACTGGTTGGCAAGGAATTTCTTGCCGTTCACGTTCTTACAGACCTCATCTTCCCACAGGCAGTTCATGGGCGAACGCTGTTTGAAGATGACAAAACCGTGAGGGTCACGGCGTTTCATGACCTGAGATTCGTATTTGGCGAGCAGCTCTGGTGTCAATTCGACCGTCAACCGGTCATTCAAGACATACGAGAATTTCTCACCGGGAAAATATTTGTCGAAGAATCGCTTCGCAATTTCAACGAAGTGCGCTTTTTCCTCCTTTGTCGAAAAATAATTCTTGTAGAATTCGGAACCGGGATTTACTTTGAATGCCATTTCAACCATTGCCATTACTCCTTTTCCATTTGGATAGTCCAGCCGTTCACATCGGAATAAACCGCATAGAGCAGCGTTGCGAAATTGTAGCCTCCGTCATACAGCGTATAGCGAAGGGAGATGTTCAGCGCAAGAGTACGTTCCTTGACGATGCCATCGCAATCGAGATAGCTGAACGTCTTTGTCGGATTGGTAAACCATGCTTCACGTTCTTCATTGAACTTATCTTCATCGTATTCCACGATTTCCTTGAAATACGAATCGAACGTGACGAGCTTGACTGACGAGAAGACATCAGCCATCATTCCGCACTTTTCAATCAGTTCATCAGGCCATTCGACCTTGATGATTGCTGCGCCGTTGTCTTTCAGCTCTTTGTGAGGGCTGAGCGAAACGTTATAGCGCTCACTGAGAAAGCCAAACAGCCAGGACCAATCGATAGTTTTCAGGAAACTGGCAGCTTCCTTGGCGTCCATGAAAATTTTGATTTCTTTACGTGCCATGATATATCTCCTCACTATATTATTCGGTGCCGAATTTAGCCCACGCTTCTTCGACACTCATGTGATAAACCGCCTTAAACTGTTCTTTGAAATACGCATTGAACAATTCCCGGTGGTGAGGGCTCATGATGATTTCGAGATTGAAGTCGGGGTCATCGGTGGAATTGTTGCAGTAGGAAATGTATGTAAAAATGGTATCGTCCGGATGCCAGTCAATGTACATGTTAATCCAATCTGCATTTTCTTCTGAGTTCAAACCAAGGCCAAATGCTTTGTCTGCATCAAACCAGATAGGGACGTAGACGTTAATCCATCCGTCGTAGAAGACTTCTTTATTGGCATCGAGCGTGAATCGTATCAGTTCAGCAAAGTCCTGTACGGTAATAGTTTCCTGCGTGCAGAGACCATGAACCATTTCGTTGTGAGTCATAAAATATGCTCCTTGTTATTTTTTGAAGGTGTCAAAGAATCGAATCATCTCGCGGTTCACACCGACTGCAGATTCAGTCTCAGGATAGAGCGCTGCAAAAGCATGGACCGTTTCTCTCTTGGAAACAAACCCGTAGTCGTGGTGAACGCGCTCGTTTTCGAGGCATTTCTTAAACCCAAAAGTCTGTTTCTTGAGAAAGTCCTTTTTCCCGGTGCAGATATAGCACGGGGGGATGAGTTTGGAATAGGTCTCAGGCTTGATGAACTCAGCATAACTGTGATTCTTCCAGCCCTTAGACATATAGTAGTTCTGAAGCAAACCTACCTGGCCCTTGTAGATGTAATACATACCGCTCTGCAGGCCCATCGCGTTGATGACGAGCTTCTTGGCTGCCTCGGGTACGTTCTCTTCCAGCTCGTCCTCTACCGGCTGCATCTTGACAGGATAGCGGAGAATAGAGCTTGCCATGCAGGCAAGGAATGCGCCAGCGCTGTCGGCAACTACAAAGACCTGATTCAAGTCACCAACGAAATCTTCAGCACGTTCAGCTACAGTAGCAAACGCATTGATGACATCAGTGATTTGGCCAAAGATGTTGGTTTCAGGGACCAGACGGTAATCCGGCACAAAGGTGAGATAGCCTTCCTTAGCGAGCCAGGTTGCCAGGTTCTGATTCTGTTCTTTCCGGCCAGCAATCAAGCCGCCGCCATGGATATCGATGATAATCGGATGCTTTTCGGCATCGTTATCCGGGCGATAAACGTCCATGAAAAGATTCTGCTTGCCGCAAATACCAATCTCAGTGGCAGTTATGCCTTTATGAGGCATAACAGGCTGAGACTTGATAATTTCTTCTACATGGGTGCGTTCTTTCTTGGTGGCGGCATTGATGAAATTCATGATAAAAACTTCCTTTCAAATTGATAAAAAAATAGCGGCCGCCAATCTATAAAAAAATGAGATTAGTGGCCGCTTGGGTGTTATTGGAATTCAAATGTGTATTGGGTCCCTCTTTCGGTTTTGACAAAAATTCTGCTTCCTGCAAAGCCAATAGCTTTTACTGTGCTGGTACGCAGGACGTCTTGTTGCTTTGGTGTTGTTGTTTTGAATACGAGTGGCTGCCCACTTGACAGCTCAAGAGTTCCGACCCGTCCAATGAGCGGAAGAACTCTTGCGTTGAGACTCGTGGTGCTGTGAAGCACACAACTGCTGTTAATCCGCATCATTGTCCTCCTGATATGAACTGGTCAGATATCCACATCCGGGTACTGATTCAACACATGATTGAACCTGTTATCCAGATGTTCATCGTTTTCGTCCCGCTCGGGATAATCAAACTTTCCTTCCTCTTCTGCTGCATCCCCCAAACGTTCCATGAGTGCAATGACGCTTTCGAGCCAGGCGGAAGCCTTGCCAAACGTGTCATCCTCTTTTCTCTTGGCATAGAGCATGTCAGAGACTTCTTCGAGAGCCATTTTCTGCTGGTACAAAGTATTCCAGTTGATGTGCTCTACAGCGGAACGCAGGGGAGTTAAGTGTTCTGTTTCTGTTACAGTGTTCGTTACGGTCATCTTTTTATTTCTCCTTGTAGTGTTTAGTTACGATAAACGTCAGCAAAGCACCGCAAAATTCCAACAAAAAAAGCAGACCTCCAAACGGATAGTCTGCTTCTCAGAATTGTGAAATTATAGCGTATGTGTGCTGTTATCTATCATACAATTTTTATTGTATGCGTTTCGCACGAATACGCAATAACTATTTTTTAGAATTAAGAATCGGAATTTTCCGAACTGTTGCTGTTATCATCGGAACTGGACTCAGCGTTTTCGTCCGCCGTGGAATTGTCACCAGATTCAGCGTCGGTGTTTTCTTCTGCGCTTGTATCCTGTTCGACAGTCGAATCACTGTTGACTGATGCGTATGTACCAGTCAAGATGACGGGAACTTCACCATAACCCAGATAACCGCTAATCAGGCTGCCGGAATTTTCGACTAGGTACTTGGTTTCTGTCATGTTCGGGAACAAGTAAATATCCTGAATCGTAGTGCCCTTCACATTAGCGCTGTCAAAGGTATCGTTGCACGCCGCAACAACACTATACCCGTCATAGTTCCAAACCAGATAGAAGTTCTTGCCGCCAATTTCAACATCATAATCTGCATCTCGGAAATCTTCAAAGGTACGATACTGCTTGCTGGAATTGAAAGCGACAGAATCGTTGTTTGTCCAATAGAGACCGGACGGATTGCCAAACAAACCATACAGGAAGTTGAACTGTTCCTCTGGCTCTCCGTCGGTCGGATAGCCGTCGAATTTGTCCGGAGTGACAGACGAATAATAGAGGCCGTCAAGGAACGCATCGCCGATATTGATGCCATCATCATTGGCTGCACGACCGTCCAGCATCAAGGTCAGTGAACCGCCGTTATATCCAATCGGATAATAGTCACAGCCGTCATCCTTGCTGGCAGTGTGAATGGAAAAATCACTGATTTCCTTTTCTACGCCTTCGCCTGTGGATTCTGCATTGATTTCACCAATGACTGTATCACCGTTTTCAAGTTCGTTCAATTTCAGATATCCCTTTACAGGCAAATCCCGTACATCCTGTAATGCAACGTCCGTGATATCCAGTGTCTTGCCGGTATCAACGCTGCGCAGCGAATAGAACTTGCTGCCGTCATCGTAAGACAGAGGACTCTGCCCCATCGGAATACCGTCCGGCCAGGTAGTGTTAGGATTGTCCAGCGTGCCGGGCGTGAAATCCGGGAGATTCGACAACAAAGACCAGGCATTGATGGGTTCCGGGGTCGGTTCTGCTGTCGGTTCCGGTGTTGCTGTTGCGGCAGCCTGTGCTGCTTCTGCGCTTGCTACTGCGGCTGCCTGGTCTTTCCGTTCCTGAACCACAGCTGTGGCGCAGCCGGAAAGTGTCACGGCGAGTGCCATGGCAGCTGCGGTGATATTGATAATCTTTTTACTCATACGTGTTTTGCCTCCTCATGTTTGCGGTTTTGCGGCTATTGAAGATTTTTCGTGGTTTTATTACTTTTAATTCATACTACACAAACAATATGCCAGAATTTTTTGCAACAAATTTGCATTTACTCGCCGTTATTGAGTTTGCGTTAGAGTCTTTGTATGTTGTTGCTTTTCCGTCTTTAGAGCCAGCTATTCCTTGCATTATATGAACATGCTTTCCAACAAGAAATATGCTTCCTGGATAGTTACGGTTCATGTTTCTGTATGTTGGATGGTGCTCTTTAACTTTAAGCTTGCAAACATCATTCGGATGCTCTTTGCGAAATTCTTCTAGGCTGGCAGCTTCTTGTTCCGTTGCTTTATGCCGATTTATAGCAACTGCCTTATTATCGAGTGTGTACACGCGGTTCATATTTTCATTGTTTAACACTCTTCTATCATGACGGCGGAACTGTTTAAGCTCATACGGCATATGATTGTTGATGTTGCTATCACAGACATTGCTCGGCAAGACAGAACAAGCAATGCAGTAAGCGTCGAGCCAATGGTCTTTACTTACACCGTGCGCTGCACGATAGTCATGGGTGCTCTTTCCTGCTGTCACAAAAAAGTGCTTTGGAAATAGCACACTCAATTTATTCGTCAGTGCCGGAATGATTTGATTCAATACACTCAAAGCGCCGTACTTTTTGTTAAGTCCAACTTTTTCTTCGGCAAGTTTCTTTTGCCAGGCAGCATCTTTATGAACAAGGTTATGATGCTCCGCGCATAGACCAACGATATTGGCAATGGTGTTGCTGCCATTCTCGGATTGCGGCACTACATGGTGGTAATGGTCGATGGGTTTATCACAGAACAGGCAATGGTGTTCCTGCATTTCAGAAACAGCATTTTCAAGACTCCCTTTTTGGTAGAGTGGGCCTTGTTGGTACTGCCATTTCTGAATGTCAGGATTATCAAGCCACATGAACGCAAATTTGTTTACTTCAAGCACAACATCACTGATAGGAAGGAACTTTTGCATTTTTCTCACCAAATTGATGTGTGTTTGGAGCAACTGATTCGCGGTAGGCGTAAGCCATCCTTCCGGTCTTGTGCGATTGGTGTACTTTGCTTCTTTGTTTTTAATACCAATGCAGAGTACATCTTTCTTATAACCCGGAAGGCGACGTTTGATGATGCCAATTTCTTTTGCACGTTTGCTAGGATTCTTACTTTGAGCAGTATCTTGCTTCACGCACTTCTTAGAAATGGTGCCATTTGCCTTAGCTCTCCGCTGACGGCGACAACGTCTGCCGTTTGTGCGTCTTGCACGGCGGGCTTTTTTACGGTCTTGCATCAATTTTGGAACCTCTTTGTTGCGAGTTTCCAGATGTGCCGTAAAGACTGCCGTTCCATTTGCTTTAACAACGGCAACGCCGATATTGGTTCTACCAGGGTCAATGCCTAAATATAGGGGCTGCACTACATCATTGGTTTCATACAGCAGTTGGATGGTAAACGGTTTTGCTCTTACGACTCGTGCTTTCTGCTCTTTAAGCAGGTGGCGCACATGTCCGCCGCGAGTCGTAGGCATCAAAGGTTTACCGTCTTTGTTAAGTACATAAACAGTGGACATATTCGCCACCTCCTTTACGATAAATCTCTCCTGCCGAAGCAGGAGGTTGTGTTTCCCTTGGCTAGATGACGCCTTCGCATGGTTGCAAGCTGGGAAAACCGTACAAGTGCAGCTCGTCATCTTGATGTACAAAAGTACATCCGCCTGTGATATTGAAGGAACTTAGTGGGATGGGTCATTCCACTAAAATTCTTCAATACCCCTAATGCCGAGGAGTGAGAGACCCACCATGCCGATAAGCAAAGTGAGGAGTCCAAGTCCAAAAGCAAAGGCAATATATTGAATTACGTCGATGAGTTTAAGCCATTTTGCGACTGCAGCGCCTAAAACAATCAACAGGCCAAAGCAGCCGGTCAGATAAATGAGCAAGCCAAACTGTGCAGTTCTGCTAAAAAAGGATTCAAGTGTTTTCATGATAAACTCCTTTCATACTTTTTATGGTATACGATTCGCAAGAGCCTGCAACAGGAAAATAAAAAAAGCTGCCCAACCGAAGCTGGACAGCCTATGTATGATTATGTATTATCGTCTGTTATCTCGTTCTTGTCTTCTGTGCTCACGTTCCTCGTATTCTTTTTTCTGATACTTGAGTCGTTCATTCAGCAGGAAGGAGTTTTCATTGCGAGTCATTTGCAGTTTTACCTCGTACCAGCAGCCGTAAAGAAAGGCTGCCAGAATGCAGAAGCCAACGATTTTGACTAAGAGGTTGAAAAGAACGTTCACAATAACCGGGAAAATATAGCCGATGGCTTTGGCGATAAGCAGGATGAGCCCACCGAAGACAACGATTTTTGCGATTGTCTGAACAACGGGCGGGAAATCGCCCAGGACTTTGGAAATGGTATCGTTAATTTTGGTGATGATATTAGTGTTTTTGCCACCGTTGTTATTATTTTCTGCCATGTCGGTTCCTCCTTTTTGTGCCAATTATAGCATATATCGGTACAAAACGCTACACCCCACATGAGGAATCTTGATGTTTAAGCAATAGCTCAACAAAAAAATGCCGCCACCCTTTCGGATGACGGCAAGTGATGTTATTTCTTCACGGGGATATTCTGGTCAAGAATAACATCGAAGTTGTAGTGCGGCATCTTAGATGCATCACCACCAGCAGCTTCGAGGGTCATGTAGAAGTCCTCGTCATTCATAGCCTGCACGAGAGTGTTCATCTCGTCGCAGGTATGTTTGAGCATAGGACCGCGCTTATTGCAGAACATCACAGCCGAAAAAGGCTGAATGCCCTGTGCAACCATGCCATCCCAATGAGTCCGCAGCTCGGTTACAGACTTCAAAGTAGCAACGCCGCTCATAAAGTCGTAAATCCGGCAGTGGGACTCATCGATGTGTTCCAGAACGTCGATACGAGTCCGGTTTGCGTACAGGGGAAACTGGAGTTCAACTTCATTCCCAGTGTCAGCAACCAGACGATTGGCAAATTCCTGCGCATACTTTTCGAGGGTAAACGGCTCACTATCGAAAGGCTTTACGTTCTCGGCAATGGCGTCGAAAATCGTACGCCATCCCTTGTCACTCAAGTCGATATTGGACTTATTGGCAAGGGTGTTCAGGAATCCGCGCGGCAGGCCAGTGATATCGACAGCCACAACGCCGGTAAAGGCGTTAAAGGACGGGTGACGAGCCCTATCCCAGATGGTATCGAACTGAGCCGTAGAAATAACGCGGTCACCGAGCTGAATATCCAAGCCCTGAGTGGGCATGTTGCACTGGTAGAATCGCTTCAAATCGTAACCGCCAGTAACCATACCCCGAGTTGCTTCGCTGTCAAGCAGGCCACATTCGACCTTGATAGGGATTTCATATCCCTCGTACTCCACAACGAAACGCTTATCCTGCCGTTTCTCCTTGTACGGCTGGAAAATAGGCTTGACGAGCACATCGCGGGTTTTGCCGTCAAACATACGATAATCGGGAATCAGGATACGGGCGGGAGCGACGCCGGTGGCATCAGGTGCCAGGTAGTTGCGGTACATGACACCAAAGTGCTCAGCCAGGCAGGTACGCAGTACATTCAGGCTGGTGACCCTGCTCTCAGCGCAGCTGCCGTTCTTGGTCAGCATGGTGCTGGCGGTGGCCTTATCCATCTCCACATAAATGATGGTGGACGGTGCGCCAAGAGCCTTGAACTGCTCACGCATAACGATATCTTTCATAGGAATCTCTTCCTGCTCAGACATCGTCATGGTCGTGGCGAATGGGCCGTCAACGCGATGATAGATGCTCTCGCCAGGCTCCTTGGAAGCGATGAACCAGGGATACTTGTTGCGGGTAGCAACAAGGATGAAGTTGTTCAAGCCAACGCCGTGGATGCACAGCGGGCCTTCATTGGTATGGTCGTTACCGAACTGCAGGCATTCCGGCAGCTTCTCCTTGGACATTCCTTTACCCCAGTCGGCAATAACCATACCAATTAGGTTTTTGTCATGTCCTTTAACGATAGCGACCAGCATGCTGATGAGGCCGATAGCGTTGGAAAAGCCGTTGTCAATCGTTTCATCTGCAGCAGCGCACATGGGTAAGTTCTGGCGAGATACTGCGTCAAAGTACTTATCAGTGAGGCCAACATTGAACTTAACGTTATTCTTCTTAGCCATAATATAACCCCGTAACGTGGGGCTGCCGTGCTGCTCTCGAATTTATCTCCACAGCAATGTGAGCCCCATATATGGGGATGTTATTATTCTTTTTTGTTGTTTGTTTTGCAGGAGCCGCTGGCGATATCAGAAATCGCTTCTTTGACAGCTCCGAAAACGTCAGCTGATTTCAGAAAGTCTTCGGCCAATCCTTTGATGTGGCTGTAGTTTTTGAAGACTTTCTTGACAAGAAATGCGCCAGCGATTGATACTACTGCCAAAAGCAGCAGAAATTTCGCGGCATCGGTCAGTTTCACTTGCTCCAGCAGGAGCGCGAGTATCACACCATCTTTGCTCAGCTAGGTCTCAATTAGACCGTGAACGAATGAACCATAGTCAGCTGTATATTGTTTGGCTTTGGTTTCGTGGTTGCTGATAATGGTGTCTACTCGCTAAATTATGTTTCGAATCATGATAATGTCCTCCTTAAAGGTTTGTAATTGTTATACGGTATATAAATACGCTCTTAACGCGGCGTTCGCGTGCAGGAACATTTATATAAACACATTGACGCAGTGTATACGTGCCATGCTGATTAGCATGACAATTCTATGTAATCAGCCTTTTCTTCGGCTGTCAGAAGTCCACATTCCGTGGGATAAATCTATATAAAACGCAGAAAGTCTGCGGGAATCCTCAAAAAGAAAAAGGACAGAAACCCAATATGGGCATCTGTCCTTCTTCCAGGAGGTATATGAACTATGGCAAATCAATGATATCTCTGTTACATTATCTATTCTATGGGTATCGCACGTGCTGTCAACCCAAAATACCAAGTTTTTACGAAAATAATATATACGGCACATCGTACAATTTAGAAGACCGGATATTTAGTTTCCTGAAATGGTGCAGGCAAAAGACACCGTGCCGCTCCAATCACCGGAAGTGAGATTAGCTTTTACCGTATAGTTTGAGGTGATACTAGCCAAGGCATCGTCACGTTTCCATGTTGTTTTGGGTGTTTCCACTATTATCGGGAAATCGCAAAAAATGTCAAAAAGAAAAAGCCGTTCACCAAACGGTGAACGGCTTTCGTGACAATTTATACTGCGGCGAGAACTTCTTTCAAAGTCATTTTGTCAATGCCTGCAAATTCTACAGCGGCAGTAGCCCAAAAGAAATCGCTGGCGCGGCATTCGTCGTATATCGGGTCAAATTCGTTACATTCGGTTTTGATGTCGAAAAATTCTTCACGGGAGAATCGTTCACACGGAATCCCTGCATTCCTCTGTACGAAATCTTTAATTCCATCGGTCATAATGGAGCAGCCAATCTCAAGGGTGTCGTCCGAGAGACTATCCCCATATGTGTTATATGATAGACCATAGTGAGATACATAGGTTGCGCGGCTTGCACCAGTATATTCGCTCTCGAGAAATTCACTAACAGTCTGCTCCAAAGATACCTTTCCATCTTCGTACAATTCACCAGAATAATCATACGGGCAATCATTGCTGCGCCATTCATAATGAGTGGGAATGGGGTTCAGCATTGCTGCCAAACTCTCCAAAAGCTGCTCTCTAATTACATCCTTCTGAGCAAGAAAAAGCGAATTCACATATTCTGCGATTTCATCTTCATTCTGCTTGATATAGTCGATACATTGTTGCATGCTTTCGGTAACAGGAGCTTCATGTGATTTCATTATTGATACCTTCTTTCTATTATTTTAGTGTACGCGATTCGCACATATTAGCAAAAGCCGCCCACCCGGTAAAGGGCAAGCGGCAAGAGGTTAAGATTTGATGTAAAGCGACGTACCCTTGAACGGATTCAAGAGACCGGGCTTATACTTAGTGTGGACATACTCTGCGATTTCAGCGTCCGGCATGGCGCTCAAGACATCAAGCCAACATTCAGCATTGATTGCCATGAGGCCACCCATGCCAAGAGCATTTTCACAGCGTTTGATGTCAGAGGCAAATGCGTCGTGAAAGTCACAGGACTCCGCAGCTTTTACGATGCGGTCGAAGTCATACATACCACAAGACCTCCTTACTGGCACATGGCCTTGAGGTCGTCCTCACTCAGAACGGGCACGCCCAGCGAATTTGCCTTATCCAGCTTGGAACCGGCAGCTTCACCGGCAACGAGATAGCTCGTCTTCTTGGAGACACTTCCGGAGACTTTGCCGCCATGCGCTTCGATATAAGTCTTGGCTTCATCGCGGCTCATGGAAGGCAGTGTACCGGTAATAACGAATGTCTTACCAGCGAGCGGTGCAGACTCATCATTGGCACCTGCCGGAGTATGGTAGTCAAGATTGACACCGGCATCATGCAAGGTATTGACTTCCTGCGTAAATTCAGCGCTGGAAAGCATCGCATCGAGCGCAGCATAGATAGCATCAGAAAAGCCGGGAATGTTGTACTCCTTGATGGTATCTACATTGAGCGTGGACAGTGTCAGAAGGTTGCCATTCGTAGCCTTGCACTGAGTAAACAGCGCACGAGCAACATGACCGCCGATGAGACGGTAGCCAAGGCCCTTGAGGACGCGGTCGGCATTCTGCTCCTTGGACTTTTCGATGGCAGCAAGAACCTTCTTGGCAATCTTCGCGCCATACATGTTGGTCAGTTCACCTTCCTCCTCATAGAGCCAGTACAGGTCAACGGGGTTCTCAATGAACCGGCTGTCAACCAAGTCCTGAATCATCTGAGGGCCAAGTCCCTTGATGTCCATGCAGGACTTCGAGGCAAAGTGAATAACGCGATTCACAGTCTTTGCCGGGCAAGCGTCATTGGTGCAGTAGAGGTCCACAGAACCATTGACGGGCGCGATAGGCGCACCGCAAACGGGGCAGACCTGTTTTGCCATGTCATAAGGTACAGCGTCTGCAGGACGCTTTTCCAGCTCCACCATCGTAATTTTCGGGATGATGTCACCGGATTTGTGCAGGACAATCGTGTCACCGATACGGATATCCAAAGTCTTGATGAAGTTGGCGTTGTTGAGCGTTGCACGCTCCACACGGGTTCCGGCAAGCTGGATAGGGTCAAAGACAGCAACAGGAGTAACGCGGCCGGTACGACCCGTCTGCAGCTGGATGTTGCGCAAGACAGTTCCCTTTTCCTCTGCGGGATACTTGTATGCAATAGCCCATTTCGGGGTTTTGGTGCGCTCGCCCATCTTCTGGCGAATGCTCAGTTCATCGACTTTGATGACTGCGCCGTCAATCGGGTAATCGATATCATAGCGTTTTTCCTCAATGTCATGAATGGCTGCCAAGATGCTATCAATGTCATTGCAATGAGCGTAATAGGTGGTCTTAAAACCGCAGATGTCACGCAGATAGTTCAGCTGGTCACAATGATACGGGCTGAACTGTGCTGCATCACCATTGTTGACGCTCTGAACATTGAAAACGAACACCTGCAGATTGCGTTCTCGTGCAATAGACGGGTCAGCCTGACGCAGAGAGCCAGCAGCGCAGTTGCGGGGATTCGCAAAGAGCTTCTTCCCTGCTTCCGCCTGCTTTGCATTGGCTGCTTCAAAGTCCTTTTCCGACATATAGCACTCGCCACGGAGTTCGATTTTGCCGATACCCTTGGGCAGCTCGATGCTGCGAGGCAGGCAAGTGAGGGCTGCGACATTGGCGGTCACATCCTCACCGACATGGCCGTCACCACGCGTCGAAGCCTGGGTCAGATAGGCAAGACCATCGTCAGAACGTTCGTAGACAAGAGACAAGCTCAGACCGTCGATTTTGCGCTCCACAGAGAAGGTTACATCGGAGTATTCAGCTTTCACCGAATCCACAAAGCTGCGGGCCTCATCATCGGAAAACACATCAAGCAGAGAAAGCATCGGTACACGGTGTTCAACCGGAATACCGAGAACACGCTTGCCGCCAACAACCTGTGTAGGGCTGTCAGCGGTCACGAACTCAGGATGTGCCGCTTCGATATCACGAATCTCGTGCATCACGGAATCGTATTCCTCATCCGTTACAACCGGAGCATCCTGCTCATAGTAGGCGGCACTCCATTCTTTGGCTTTGCTGCAGAGATTATTATAATGTTCCTTGATGGAAGAAATAGACATGTTGTTAGACATAACATTTTACCTCACACATGTATTGTTTTGTTTTTTTGTGAATCTCCCCACCTAAGCCTTACGGCTATAGACGGGGCGTGCGCTCTTTATAGTTCATCAAAGGGTAATGGTTTGAGATTCCGTTGTGGCCTGGCTGACATCTTCAATACCATCCACGAAAATTGTTGTTCTGATAAGGATACGGAAAGGGACGCCCTTTTGCCAGGTGGTGTTTGCACGGAGTTCATCCACCAGGCCAATCAGTGCCTGCATCTTGAGCATTTCGATGGTATAGCGAGTCGGAATCATGGTTCGGGTCGTCTCGAGATAAAAATGCCGATTTTTCTCATTGTATCCGAGAGAATCGTTCGTAACATCCATTTTTGCAACAACGGTGTAGTCGCTCTGCGGGACATCGTTGAACGGCGTGAGAGAATCATTGAGAATCTGCATGCGAGCGTCGAACTCTTTGATGATGCGAGCCTTCTCTTTCTCATAAATCTCGTCTGCCTGTCGAACCTGCTCCCGATAGCACTTCACGCACTCTTCTTTCGTGTAGAAGATGTTGACGGAAGTGCCGGAGCAGCAGCGATACCCGGTGTTGTCCAATGGGGCAATGACGGTTGAAGAAATCTTACCCCGATTTACCGGCCGAAAATAGACCGGAGAATAATAGATGGTTTTGCTCGTTTCTTTTGCGTCCGTTACAACAACCGGGGTAGGTTTGATGTTACGAATCGGCTTTTTGGTCGGGTCCGCATTTGCGCGATAATCGCAAATCCAGACCATTTTGCCGAGGACGCTTTCAAGGTTCTCAACATAATCGTACATGCCGAGGTCATTGGTCTGGCGCGTAGGATTCTTTTCTCCAGAGCCCTTAATCATCAGCTTGACGGCATTTTTAGCGAGGTATTCATTCAGCTTCATGGTATTTTCCTTTCTTTCAACGAGCGTTTGTGAGTACGGCAACAACCAGCTCCTCGTAGTCTTCGATGGCACAGTAGATGTCAGCGAAACCATAGGCGTGGCCACGGTCGTAGGCTTTTTGCCAAAGAACAGTTGCAGCCTTTTTGGAAATGCTGCGTTTCGTTTCGGCTTTGATGTCTTCCTGAATTTGAAGTTCGATAGCTTCCGAGATGTGTTCGATTTCTGCATTCTGCGCCTTCTTCAGCCGAGAGCATTCCGCATCCCAGGCTTTCTGTCGGCGAACGACCTCTTCCCTGTTCCAGCGCACCGATTTCTCTTCGTCGATGATTTCACCGTCTTTCGGGCGTTTAGAGTTGGGCCTTGTTGGTCTTTTCCAAGCAGTTTCGAGTCGGTTGCCAAGATTTGTCCATACGTTATCCATAGTTAAACTCCTTTTTTTGTACGCAAAAAGGCGAACCTCCCGGTGTGGGAAGTCCGCCTAAAAGCGAAGTGTGAATTGTACGAGCACACAGTGTGCTTAGTAGATGGTATCTATCGTACAAGCTAAATTATACGGGTCTCGCACGAAAGCGCAAGATTATTCATCCATTGCTACAGTCACCAAACAGCAAATTATATGCTTTTTCGATTTCAGAATCAGACATGGCCTTCCCTTTTTCTTCAATACTGTGCAGAATTAGAGTCTTGTCGCTCTCCGCATCCGGCACGAAGCCAAGAATCACATCCAGTTTGTTGCGATTTTCGTCCTGCGCAAGATACTCTTTGATTTCGGACCACTGCGCATCACGCTGGTTCAGAGCGTCAACGTTCTGGACACAGAACGGGTACTCACTTTGCGGCATAGCACCGGAAAGGTATTTGGTATCGTCGCAATACATCTTGATAAGCCGGACAATGTAGTTCCTTTCTGCTTTGGTTCTTGCAGTCAGAATGTTGCTTGCGCTCTGGTACTTGTAGTTATCCCCAACAGCTTCCAACGACTCTGCAATCTGTCGAAAACTCAGCATTTCGTTTGTGGCCTTGTCATGCTGCGACACGGTGGAAGCATAGTATCCTTGTTCCGTTTCGTTTGCTTCTACCACGGCAGCGAGATTCGAGTCAATATGGATGAGCCGTTCACTGTTATCCCCTTGCGCACGAATTGTGTTGTTCACTTTCGCAATCCAACTGTCAGTTTCCGTAGCATCATCGCCCGCATAGAGGTAGGTTACAATATCCGGGTTAGTAGGGTTCGGAAGCTCCGCACAAGCCAAGGTCAGATTCCGTCCGTATTCTTTTGCCTGGAGATACATGTTCGGATAATCGTCTTGTATTGTCTGAGCGATTGCCTCAACCTCGGCCTCGTCTTTTTCAATGACAAGACCGACAGTGGCTACCTGCTCTTCAATGTTGAGCTGCTTCAAAATATCCTCGAGGTCGAATACAATAGCTTCTTTGTTGTTTGTATAGAATCGGATTTTCATAGATTTTCCTCCTGGCAACAATAAAAATGGCAGGCCCTCGGTTGGAAGGTCTGCCAAAAAACAGTTTGAGAATTGCAAAAAAGGTCATTATGCGGCTTTGATTGCTGCGTTAATCACCGTATACGCAATATCCAGAAGCCGAAACGCAAGGACTTCAAAAGATAATGCTACCAGCAAAAAGCAAAACACAAATTTTTGTTTGTTCTCACCCTGGAAATAGTACATTCCAAAGCAGGACGCGATGAGAACGCAGAGAAACACAACGACCCAAATAATATCAGCCATTGTCCTGATTTTGATTTTGCTGAGTTGGCGGGGTCTTGACTTCAGCAGGAGCATTCGGAGTCTGATACTGAACATTCTGGCTCGGCTCTTTGGGAGTTTCGGGGGCCTGGTACTGAACAGTACTGGGGTTGTTCTGCTGTTCGGCTTTCTTTTCCTCATATTTGGTCTTGAGCTGAGAATAGGAATAGCCATCCTGCGGGATACCGTGATACTCATAATGGCCGAAAGCAAGAATCATGTTGAACACCGGATTCAGAAGGCAAAGACCAATCGTGAACCCGATACCTTCACCGAACGCAACGGCTTTCTTGTAGTTGGTAATAGCACCGATGATGAGGGCAACAACCAGGAACAGATTGCCGAGCAGCGGGATGCCAGACAAAAGGCTCAGCAAGACCGGAATCAGAAACAACCAGCCGTTCCCCCAGTAAATGTTGAATTCGATGTAGTTGCTGTAGAACGGGACGATGGATGCCCAGCCAGGCTGCCCGGCCTTCTCAAAAATTTTCCAATTGGCGACGATTTTGAGCACAAAATACGCTATCACCAGAAGAATCATCGTATAGAGCATACCGCCCAAAAGATTCAATGCGCTGTAAGAATTATACATTTTATATCCTCCTCTTCCGGCATATGAAGCCGGATTATTCCTTCACTAAGTTCTTTGCCTGTCGCTGCCGCTCTGCAAGTTCTTTGCCGCGTCTGACCAGTTCCGCATATTGCTCTTCGGTCAGCTTGCGAGGCGGCTTGATTTTGACCCATTTCTTGGGCATATCTGCCTCCATACACCAGTCCTCATCCCGCGTGATTTTAACAGCATCAGGGTATTCTTTGGCAAGCTCTTTTAGCTGTTCCATACGAGCTTTGTTGCAGGTGTAGTAGGATGCTTTCTTCTCCGCGTCATTGAATGTGATGATGGTTTCGCGTTCCCAGGGTCCATCAGATGCCTGCGTGGCCACTTTTTTATCGGGCATGATTTTTTTTCACCTCAATCGAATAAAATTGCCGACATAGCAGGGCCTTCGCAGATATACCCGCTCGCCTCGGCCCATTTCGGCGTCATGAGCTTGCCATTTGTTTTCACAAGCACCATCTTCCGAGCAGAGGTATTCAGGAATTCCGCCGGAGCCCAGTTATTTTGCACAACGACGATAGCATTGTCGTCCGCGTTCTCAAGCATATGCTTCAGCTCTTTTACCGTCACCGTGTCACCTCCCGTTCAACACATCATCCAGTGCCTGCAAGAAAACTCTGGATTCCTCATTGATTCCGCCGCGACACAGAACTTTCGCAATATCATCAAATCTTACCAGGTATATATTTTCTTCACCCATATACCCTTGCGGCCAGGGAACCGCATAGTAGTTGTGCGGAAAAGAACTTGTGTCATAGCCGACCACAATATATTTCTGGTCTGCAACATTTTTCACCGTCAGGATAGTCCCAAGCGGTAACGCGTCTTTCATGGAATGAGTAGTTGCAGGCATGATTCTCTGAATTTTCAAAACAGCACCTCCCTAATTTTCATTTTATGAGAGTCGCACATTTGCGCAAGGAAACTGAAAACAAAAAAAGCGGCCGCTCCAAAAGGAACGACCGCAAAGATACGAGTCAGATATTATTCATGGGAATCAGCTCTCCTGAAATCAGAAAGTTGATTCTCAGTGGAACACTGCACGAAAGGAATTCCCTTGCGCGGATTCACAAAAACGTCTGTGGTCGCAAACGCATTGCCAAAATCCATAAATTTTGTGCGCAGGGTACACCGTCTATAGTCGCTTGCGACTTAGGCGGCGAGGAATGCGCTGACTAAGAGTATATTTGAGGTACACTCAGTAAATGCAAATACCCTATGTCTCCTTTCTTGAGTTTTTAAGATACTTTATCCCACGCAGAGCGCATGGGGCTTATCGTTTTAATAATTTTCAGCTTTTTAAGGCTTGTGGATTTTTTACCGCTTTTTGATGGCGTTTTGAATTCTACGTTTACAGAACCATTCTTTTTGGTATGAGTGCCATGGACAGTAAGAATTTCCCCGTTGAGAGAAACCAAATCACCGGGATTGAGGGCCACTTTCTTGCGACGTAGCGCACGATAGCCTTTACGAATCCTTTTTCCACGGTATTTGTGCAAATTTTCAGAATCCTTTTTATGGCTGCGGTTGATTCTACCGTTGAAGAGCTCTTTTCCAGTAGCTATTTCTCCTGTACGAATGTCAATGTAGCGAGAATCATAAAACTTTTCAAGGATGCGATTATTACGCCTTACCTTTTCATAATGTTCAAACGTACAGCGGCAGTTTGGATGAAACTCGCCCATTGCATACGCATCGTTGTTATGACTCTTTTCAAGATGAAGGGCAATTCGCTTTTCCTTGGTCATCGCGCCATAAGTGAATGTGACGAACGGCTTTCCAAAAGCAGCGTAAAGTTCATTAACGATTTGCCAGCGTACAGTGTTCATAAATGCTGCACCAGAAAGGTTGGCAAACTTTATATCTTCACCGAATCCATAGAGCTTGCCGCCTTTTTGATGGTTAGCTGGTGTATGGCACTTCTCGCATACTGTTATAAGCTCGCTGAGACTATTGTCATGGCGACCTTTCCAATAAAACATGTGATGCACGTGCAAAATTGCACCTTCACTGGCTTCGCGCCCACAAACTTGGCAGGTGTAGTTATCACGGTAGAATACTGCTTCCCGCAAGGTTGCTAAATTGTAGCGAGGGCCTTTTTGATAATCTGCGCCTTCTGGTGTGGCTTTGCCTTCCTCGATTGCTTTTACAAGCATTGTGTCGAAAGAACCAACTTCAACGGTTGCATGCGTAATAGGCACAACTTCGCAATACATTTTAATGACATTGACGTTGAGTTCTTTCTTATGTTTAAGAGAGGGTGCAAGCCAGCCTTTGTCACGTTTGCGGTTGTCAAAGCGCTTTTGGCGGTAACGTAGCCTGTTTCTGCGAGTTCGGCGCATTCTACGGCAAGCATCGTGACAGCTTTTCTCGTCTTGCAATGTATCATACTGTGCAGATACATACTCGTGAGATTGGCTTTTCACACTGATGCCGATGTAGTTGTAACCGACGTCCTCACAGATTTCAATGGGTTGAATATTCGTTTCGCTGTCATACAGTAACTGAATAGTAAATGGATGATGCTTAATGATTTTTGCTTTTCCGTCTTTCAGAAGATGGCGTACCTTGCCAAGACGGATAGTCGGCATCAGGCGTTCGCCATTCTTACTGAGAACACAAGCGCAAGTGCTCATGCAAGGTACTCCTTTCGTATAATAGTTGTAAATCGATAAGTCAGGGCTTGCGCCCTGTGGTCCACATCGCCAATGTTGTTATACCGTTTTAGCCTTTCGACATGACGTTCGCACTTCTCCTACCCTTAGAGATGTTTAACGAGCCGTCCGCAGTGCTTACCACTTGTGGAGCATGAGTAAGGTGCCTATATTATTAGTACACAACGTAGTTTCCTGCCGCTGGAGCAGCAGACTTAGGCTAATCAACCGGGCTTACGGGTTGCCCTGCAAGCCCCATCTATAACCAGCGGACTGGTTAAGGCGGGGTTGTTGACGCAAACCAATCCGATTCATCCTGGCCCTGCTCACCATAAAGATGAATAACAGGTGCCGGAATAATCAAAGCACGATACTCGTGCGTTTTGCACTGTTGTACAGCTTGTACTTGTAAGTTTTAACAACCATGCGCATAAATAGCGTCCTCCTTTCATTTGAGCTCTACTATTCATGATAGGCAATTCGCAAGCACAGGCAAACAAAAGCTGCCTATCCGAAGATAGACAGCAACTATTTTTTTACTTAGACACCTTTCACCCCACGACTAAAGTCGTAGAGCTTCTGGCTAACTTTTATAGCGATACAAATGCGTTAAGCACATATGAATCATTACAACATGAATGTGTCAATTCTGATTGTTACCCTCAGAATGTTTCTTTAGTGTTGGCCTTTCACCCCACGGTTGAAACCGTGGGCTTTCCCAGCCTTCATTTTGTAAAAGTCAGGAGCTTACCGTGTTCGCCTTGGATGTAGAGTTTCATGGCTTACTTTTCCTCCTTTTTCTTGTCGGCGTTCAGAATCTTTTCCAGAACGTCGTTGTAAGTGTCATCGAGGAATCGACCGGTTTCTTCATCTGCTTCCGGAGCAGTGAAAACACCGTCCCCTTCAGCTGAATCCTGTACAGCGTCGAAGACACCGATTGCGCCCCAAAGTTCATCGGCCAGAAGGTCATAGCCGAGGTCCTTCACTTTTGCCGACAAGTCAATCAGCAGCATTTTCTGCCGAAAGAACTCGTTCATATCCAAGCCGATGTAGGGTTCCGCTGCAGCATTGTTTTTCTGAGACTTTACTTTGAAAATGCCCCAGTCAAAGTTGCTGTCTACGCCGTACATATACCCGGACGCAAGGCAGAAACCGTCTGCTGCACTGTCCTCAACGTTGATACCGACTTCATAATCGCTGCCGGAATCCTCGTCAAGGTCAATCGCATAACCTGTTGCCTTTTCGTACTCTGCCTCAATGTCAGTTTTCATGGCTGCCAGTAGAGCGTTGAAATCGGTATTCTGGGAAAGCAAGTTCATGCTTTCGCCTTCCTGATTTTTGATAAGAATGAACATAGTATTTACCTCCTGATAATTAAATCATGCTATCAGACAATTTGTCGATAGTCGCTGTGATGGTTTCGTTTTCCATCTGAGCCATACGCTCAAACAGATGAGACCAGTCGATGGCATCATGGACACGCTTGACAAACGCATCATAGGTGCCACCGGCCTTCATCATTTCAATTTCAGACTCATAGCAGCCGGACTCCTCAAGCATGAACTTGATGTCGTCGGTTGGGTTGATTTGTATTGTTGCTTCGTATTCATTCATTTGGATTACGTCCTTTCTTTTATACGCAAAAAGGCGAACCGCCCAAATGGGAAGTCCGCCTAAAGCGCAATGTTAAGTGTGCGAAGGGCAGGATGCCTTTTCGATGTCTGTTATCTATCGTACAATTTATATCTTAACCCGTTCGCATAAATCCGCAACAAAAAACCGCCACCCAAATGGGCAGCGGTAATGAAAAATTAAATTTCAGCGCAGAACATCGCGAGCTTCTGCCACAGCAAATAGGTACTGTATTTCATGCGAACCTTTTCAGGAACGCCAGTGACGAGACACCATTTATGGGCAGTAGCTTTGATGCGGGGAATCTGCCGTTGTTCAGTTTCGGTGAACGTCTTGTTGTACATTCTGCGGCGACGTCCGGAATTCCAAAAGGCTCTTTCCATCGTTTCGCAAATCAGAGCGTACGCCAAATGGTTTTGGGCTTCATCGTGGGTTAATTCAACCATCGTTTTCATGGCTGTCACCCTGCCTTTCTCTCATTGCGAGCCATATGCAGCGCATAATCAAGCGCGTCAGGGTCATCGGCCAAGAATTTCGTTTTCTGAAGTGTACCAAGCTTGGGATGCTTCAGAATCGTATAGTTGCCATTGTTCTGGACAAGGGAACCTTTATCATAGACCAGCTCGACCTTTTCGGCAGGTACTGCGTAACGGCGAATGCGGTCACATTCATCCGCATAGTTGATGGGAGTGATATAGCCAACCGGCTTTTGTCCTTCCATCCCTGTCACAGTGACCAGAAAAGCCTTAATGGTCCGGGCTTCTTCCTCTTCCTGCTCATCATAGTATTTGAACGTGATGAACATGGGAGTATCTTTCTTGTACGCATCTTCCTCAGGGCAGAGATACGTTCCACAAGAGCGGCAGAACCAGAGCATCGATACCGGCTTTCCAGTTTCCTGCGCTTCTTTTGCATAACGCTTAAAAATCTTTATGTCCAGCTTGAAATCCTCGATGTAATGCTCAACGGTGCTTTTCACGATGAGTTTGAGGAAGTCACAGATGGAAATAGCGGTCATAGTCATATTGGAAGTCATAATAAAATCTCCTTTTTTAGTCAGCCATGACTTTAGAAATATTCATGTCATAGCGGTTGAATTTTGAAATGTAATCAAAAATGGTATCGATTTGTGCTTTGGTTGCGATTTTGGTTTCATCCATGTCGAGGAACGTATCGCCCATCGAAGGATTCCGAACCGCAATCCAGCCGCGCTTGTACAGAAAATCGAGACCCTTACCGCTCCAGTCATACGCCATATTGAGAACTTCGTGGTCAGAAAGACCGAAGCTCTTTTTATTCCGCATGATGATACGACCGGCAAGAGCCGCGTGCTCGCCAAACTCGCAGGCATACCAGGTGCCGTCAGGAGCAATCAGGCCATATTCGGTCAGCTGATGCTGAATCGGTTTATCGCTGATATAGCTGTTGTACAGATGTTGACGACGCTCAACGGATGTACCCTTCATGTTCTCATCAATCCAGTTCGAGAGTTTTGCCCAGAAACCGGTTTTGTAAAATTCCGGGTTGGATTCCTGTTCAGGAAGCGGCTCGCCGTTGAATTCTGCAACAAGCTCAGGATGCGTGAAAAGCCAGGCCCCGTTGCTAAAGGCATCGGGATAACCTGTTTTCCCGTAAAGAAAGCTTTTGATGCCGTGATGGCTGCAATCGATATAATGATGTTTTGCATTGGTGCAGAGCGTTTCATAGCTATCAGTCATAGCAAAGCGGTCAACATAATTGAGCGGATGTGCAATCATATCCTCACGAATTTGATTGACCAGCATCTTGTGTTGAAGCTCCTCAACCTTCTGCCCGAGGGAACGAACATGAACATTGTCATCGACAAGTTCAAACTCATTGATGCCAACGAGTTTTTTCCGGCCTTCGATAATGTCCTGGCAAACATGCCTTTTTTCTTCCTCGTTGCCACCCATCATGCAGGAGAGCAGCAGCTCCTCACACTTTTTATACGGCTTGTCCATATTCCAGAACCAGTCACGTGCAATGGCGGTGAGGAACTCACCATCCATGCTGAAATGTAGTTGTTCACCCATGATGGGTAACCTCCCTAATTGCTATGTGTTGTTCTCAACGAATTCTTCGCATTCCTCGCTGGTCAAAACCACGCCGAAATAGGCAACACGCTTGACGGTGGTTTCCCATACACGAATGGTGCGTGCCATCGGCTGAACGACCCAGGAGTGACAGCGCCAGAGCCCGTCTTCGGAAAGAGCATAGCCCGTTGCAATAAAGCACCGGTCTTTGTTTACGTACCAAAGCCGTGCTGAATTGTAATGGCACTGGCAATCCTGACCTTTTCTCATATAGCTGCTGCCATAAAAGAACTGGCCACGTTCGAGAATTTTCGGAGCATCTTCGTCGAACTGCGTCATGCAGACTTCGTCCCCACCAAAAGTGAGAATTTTGTCATGCAGCTTCCTCATGGCATCGAGCGTTTGAGCGTCGAAGTCGGAAGCAGTATTGTAAATCTGGCTTTTGGTAAGCCGCACTTTCCAATCCTCGTTCATTGGGTTCCAATGAACAGGGACCGGCATTTGGTCGGCTTCAAAAACCGGATGCTTGGCACTGTTCCAGCTCTTCATGCTGCATTCTCCTTCCGATGAGCGGCTGTGGCTTTTTGCTCTTGAGGTTTGATGACTTTGAGCAAAATACCGCAGCACTGATTCAGAGCAAAAATGCTCAAAACCAGAGTCACGATATTGGTCACGTTCAAGCTCTGTGCCAGGGCACAGACGTTCAAAAGGATTCCAAAGAGGAAAAAGACGGCGAGAAATGCAACAACGGCGTTAATTATCTTATTCATGTTCATGGTATTTTCCTTTCTGCTCACTCAATGGAGCATATCGATGATTTTTTCTACGAGTGCATCGTCTGTCACGAACTGGTTACGTCCCACAACGCCAAGGTCATTGGAGGAGAAATCCTTCATATCGGCGGCATAGCGAATCAGATTCTTGTCAGACAAAGGCTGATAGCAGCTCTTCTCTGTACAAATGTAGACACACTTGTCGTTGAGCACGTTCTGGATGTGCCCGGAACAACCAACACGTTTACCGTTGATGGTAATGTTGTGCAGATTGTGGGTCAGCAAAAGGTTGGTGCTTTCAGCTTCTTTTACCTTTAACTGGTTCAAGAGCTTGCGGGACAAATAGACGGTTGTTTTCATTGCGACTTTCTCCTTTTAGAAGTACTTGTAAGCGGCAGTTAAGCGTTTGCGGTACAGGTTCAACGTAGTCAGACCACCTGCATAGACTTTGCTGGAAGAGATTGCCACGTTGGTTCCAGCTTCCATGTGGGAGAAGAACATCGAGAGGCAATCTTCCAAGCTGTCGCTGGTCGTGAGAGTTTCATACACCGGATACGAGTATTTGGCGGCTTTGCTGTATGTGCTGTTAAGCTCATACGCGAAGAACATTACCTGTCCCGTAACGGTGTTGGGGTCATAGCCATTGCCATAACACCAGTTGAAAAGGTCTGTCTTGCGGCTGTAAGTCCATTGCAGGAGCCCATAGCCGCCATCCGAAGGGTTTTCGGCTGAAGCGTTAAGACCACTCTCCATTGTCATGCAGCCCATTACTGCAGCAGTACCGGCCTTAGAAAGACCAGCGGACCGCAGAGCTGTGTAGATTTCCAGCTCATTGTCGTCAAGATTATCTGGAATCGTTTCAGTTTCTGACTCGGGCTCTTCGATAGCTGCTTCTGCGGTCTCAATCTGTGGTTCCGGTTCTGCAGCATCGGAAGATTTGACCTCAGCAGTTGTGATTTCCTCCTGTGCTTCTTCGGAGGTCTCCATCATCGGGAACGCCTCATCGAGTTCATTCACTGTCTCAATGGGGGTGGAAAAAGCGACAGGTTCGGTTTTGGGAGCTATGTTTTCCTCTGCGTGTGCAGGAACAGAAAGCATAAAACCCATGCAGGCGATGATGGTAAAAATACACATCACCGCGACGACAATCAGGACATGCTTGTTCCGAAAAATGCTGTTATTATTCTTTTCGACTTTCATTTTGTGACTCCTTTTTTGTGTCGTTTCCTTGTAGCGGAAGATTGTGATTTGAGATTTGTGGTTTGTTTTGAATTCCTCCTTTTTCTGTAAACAAAAAAGGCAGGCCCATCGTGAAGATGAGTCTGCCTTGAATGAGAACAGAATTATGAATTGTACGAGCACGCAGTGTGCCAAGTAGATGTTATCTGTCGTACAACTTTTATATTATGGAATTCGCAAGGATACGCAAGAGCTTTTGATGTGCTTCTTTTTCAGGCTTCGTTAAGCCATTTCTGAGTGATATCCATGAGTTGATTCTGAAATTCCGGGTCCGGCAATGCTTTGCTTTCCGCCCAAATTGAGTTACGGACGATTGGGTAATCGTATACAACGCCGTCAACGATATAGGGCCAAAGCACCACTTCGCCGCCCACAAGCCAAAGTTTCTGGATTTTGACGGGTTTTTCGTATCTCGTGAGCCAGCATTCGCTGGTCACTACGGAATCCGCTACGTATTTCTGCGTTTCTTCTTCGGTCAAGAGATTCAGGTCATCGTCCTTGATGTTGTACATCCGTACAATGAACGGCAAGGGCATGTCCTTAGAATATTTCTTGTTCTCCCGCAGTTCAGCGAGCAGGAACTTCGATACAAAATGCGCAATGCCGATGCTGGTAAGGCAATCATCGAGGGTATGCCCAAGACAAATTCTTGGGATTTCCTGGTCCTCCCCTTTCATCCGATTCGTTGGTATCTGCGGGATGACATCGTCCGGCAGGTATCCGGTATCTGCCATGATGTGATAAAGAATCATTGATGTTTCCTCCTGAAATAAAAAAATAGCAGGCCCTCAAGAATCGAGAGTCTGCTTTGTTTGCACGATGAATCGTTCGAACTTGCTCCTATCGTGCGGTTGATATTTTGCTGAGTTTGCACATGCAGCCCCAACAGGCATCGTTCAGAACGTCTTGTCGTTGGGAACTTGCAGATACATCCAGGACTGTGGTGCTCGCTTAACGCAAAACTCTCGCAGGGATACATCCAGAGATTGGATGTCAGAGACGTTCCAACCATATAGAGTGCCAGACTTATTGCCGTATGCAATCAGCTCGTTTGCGGTAAGGCAGCTATCCTTGACGAATCGAGCGGTCTTTTCGGTCTCTTTTGTGCCGATAGCGTACGCCGGGAGTTCACGCAGACAGTCGAGCGTATCTATGTCCCGGCAAACAAATGCAGCAGTTACTTTTCCGGCACCACCATCAGCTTTCGTCTCGTAGCAGAACACCACAAAAGGATAGCTGATTTCCCACGGCATGGTTTTTCGGACCTCAATGGTCTTTTCTCCGCTCAGAATCTTTTCAAGCCATTGCTTTTTGATGCTGAGAAGAACCGCTTTGTTCGAGTTGATTTCAAGGGCTTTATTAGTATTTGAATTAAGCATTGTCATGCTCCTTTCACGCTTCTTACGATTGCCACATAGGCTTCGTTTTTGCTGTTGGCAAGAACCAAGGTCGGTTCAATCCAACGGGCTTCGAGTCTTGTGCGGCCTTCCCCGACCCAGTAATGATGCCAGTGAGCGCGGCGCACATGAGGGCGAACGCTGTGACTGCTGCCACAATGGGAAAAGCTTTCGGCACAGGTTGCGTTAACGGAACGCATCTGCTGTTCAAAGCTTTTCCCGATAACATAGCCGACATCAAAAACAAAAATAGCGGCAGAACAGCAATGCTGCCCTACCGCATGAGAAATGGGTTGTGATTCATTCGTTTTTTTTGGAACGTTACCATTTATGGAACGGGTTCAAAAGTCCGGGACGGTATTCGTTATCGACATACATCTTGATGTCGTTATCGTCCAGGGCATCCAAAATGTTCATCCAGCATTCCGCTTCGACGCGCATTTCACCGTCCATTTTCAAAGCCCTGTCGCACTGAACTAAGTCTGCTCGAAAAGAGTTCACATAGAAGCAATCTTTTGCGGCAGCTGCGAACCTGGTAAAGCTGTTTTTGGTATTCGTCATGGTATTCATCCTTTCTAAAATAATTTTGTTTCTAATCAATACATACAAAAAAAGAAGCAGGCCCTCAAAAGAGAGTCTGCTAATTTAACTGCAGAATATGAATTGTACGCAATGGACCAACAGTCTGTTATCTATCGTACAATTTTTATGATATGCCGTTCGCACAGTATTGCAAGAGAAAAGAAAAAACCGCTGCCCCCAGCATAGGCAACGGCTTATTGTTATTGTTATTGTTATAATTGAGAGCCAGAAAACCTGCAGATTTGCCTGCGGGATGAATGGCTTCATCTCCTTTTTTAATTTTTAATGAATCATAGGTTCGGTAGCTTGACCAGTAACATAGAATACATATATAATATATGTATGAGGTGATACAGTTGGCAAAGAAATCAAATGTACAAGTGAATATCACGATTCCTTTCGAATGGAAACAGTCTTTGGAAAATTTAGCGCGTATATACTCAGTAGAAGAAGGAAAGACAATCACTTTTCTTGATTTGATGCGTCGTGGCATCCAGGAAAAATATCAGCTTGAGGAGCCAAAAGATGAAACCCAAATATGATACAGCAGCTCATTGCAAATACAACTTACAGTATCATATTATTTGGTGCCCCAAATTTCGCTTTTCAGCGTTGGACGGGCCGGTTGCTGATGTGCTTAAAGACATATTGGTTTCTATATGTGAAACATATCATTATGAAATTAAAGCACTGGAGGTCACGCCCGACCATATACACATTTTTCTTTCAGCTCCACTGACAGTAGCGCCTTGCGACATCGCACGGACACTGAAAAGCCATTCTGCAATTCAATTGTTTGCAGCATTTCCAGAACTCAAATCCTTTTATGCAAAATGCGGCGTTTTATGGAGCCGTGGATATTACATTGCTTCTGTTGGTCACATTAGTGCTGAAACAGTGAAAAAATATATAGAAGAGCAAAAAAGCTAGGTGGTGAAAACATGACGGCTCGCAAAAAGCATATCAGAACTCCTTATGAGGACGAACGCAAAAGGCATCGCGCTGCGACAAGTCGGCATGTTTTGGTTCTGGAAGCACAAATCAAGGAAGATGATAAGCGCAAGCTGTTTCATATTGCGAATGATTTGAGAGTTTACGGAAACCACCTTACGAACATTGCACAAAAGCGTTTATCTCAATTGTTTCGTACAAAGGCGTATCGGGAAGCCTTGAAGCAGTATCATAGTGCAATGTTTGCGCTTTCTTCTTTGGATGAAGGCACAACAAAATACAATGATATCAAGAAAAAAGCAAATAGTGCTGCTGATGTGCTTGAAAAGCTTCAAGCCAAATACAAGCTGACAATGGAAGATTTGCGCCACGATATGACGGAAATTTCGAAGAACAGCAAAATCAACACAATATTTTTGCTATCTGAAACAGAAAACATTTGGGCAGCTGTTCAATCAGTTTTGTATCGAAGCGGTAAGCATCTCAACTACGCAAAACGCGGAGAGCTTCCCCTGATTCGAGCTAAACAAATTGAGCGTGGAATTACGCTATCATTTGTTGATGGCGTTCCACGATGCAAAATTGGCAGCATTGATGCTTTCGGGTTGATAGTAAAAAAGAACGATTCTTTTGCAAAGAATGAGTTAGCTTGCATTGAGGCGTTTGTTTCCGACCCTGAAACCGAGAAAAAGGCTGTTGCCATTTTTTCGAAGACCGGCATCCCGCAAAATACATATAGACCCTGTTTCATTGCTCTCAAATGCGTGACGATTCGCGGCAAATTGAGAGTTTACGCTCACATCACCGTTGAAGGGGACCCAGTTCCTAAATACACAAAGTTAGGTGGCTTAAAGCACCCTTGTGGTAAGGGACTTGTTGGCGTAGACCTTGGTTCCCAAAGCGTTGCAGCCGTATCGGAAACCTCTGTAATCCTGGAGAATCTTGCTGAGCGGAATGGGAAATCAACAAAAAGACATGAGCGCAAAGAGCGGCTTCTTCTAAGAGCGCTTGACCGCGGCAGAAGAGCAAACAACAAAGGCCGCTACAATGAAGACGGTACAGTCAAAAAGGGCATTCGCAAGCCCTGGAAAAAATCAAAGCAATATAGGATAAAAGAAGCTTACTTAAAAGAGCTTCGCCGAAAAAATGCCTTGAGCCGCAAGTATGCCAACAATGAATTGGCAAACCGGATTCGAGCCATGGGCGATGATGTGACCATTGAAAAAAGTAACGTAAAAGCACTTCAGAAGAAAGCTAAACCTTCTATTCCTGAACAAGGAAAGAAACAAAAGCGCAGAAAGCGTTTTGGGCATTCCATTCTTCATAGGTGTCCAGGGTATCTTTACGCACAACTCCATTCAAAGTTTGGCGACAGCCACTTTCATGTGGTTGATAATATGTACCGCGCAAGCCAATACGACCACAAAAGCAACACATACAACAAAAAGAAGCTGAGCCAGAGGTGGCACAGCTTTGATGACGGTACAAAAGTACAGCGCGATATTTATTCTGCCTTTTTGCTTCTTTGTCATAACGACGATTTCAAGACCATCAACCAAGATATTTGCATTTCAAAATACGAAACTTTCAAAAAAGCACATGATAAGTGCATTTCCGATATAAAAGCCAGCGGACATAAAGTCTGCAATTCTGGTATCTAAGATTTTTTTGGGGCCTGTTGACCACGGTCCCGTCTAAACAGACGAAGTGAATCGCTAATGTTCCCAATGGGGAGCTTGATTCACGGTTCTGGTTCTAGCGATGCCGATGCTTAAAGCCTGAAACGAGCAATCGAAGTAACGCTTTTTGTGCAGCCACTTCCAGAACCTCCCGGGCTTGCCCGGAGATAGGTCAGGCAATTATTATTTTAGTCGGTTCGCACATTCGTGCGAGTGAATTTTTAACTTCGTTTGTTTTTGGGCATGGTGCTAGTCCAACCCTTAGATTTGTGCTTTTCAGAGCTGTCGCCTTTGAACATTTCGGATACTTTGCTGCCATCATCTTCAGCGTGGGCGATGTATTCAGCGGCAAGAATCTCATACTGGGCGCGGGTAATCCCGGTTTGTTCTGCAAAATTTATGAATTCATGTTCAAACGCCAGGCTGAGTGTTATCAGAACCCGATTAGCCAGTTCTTGCCGGAATTCATCAACGGTGCCATCAAATTTTATTGTGCGGTCGTCATCATCATCTGTAAAATCATCGGCCGCAGTATTGACGGCATCGCTAAAAAATGTAGTCATATCGTATGCCATATCGGAAGGGCTGATGTTAGGGCTACCATTCGCGTCTTTTTCGTTCAGTTTAACCTGGAGTAGCCCTTGTATGATGCTGTAGCACATCAGAAGCACTGACATTGTTGATGTTGGCTCGAAATTTTCAATTTCTTTTTCAAGAATTTTCTGCTTGTTTGCGATTACTTTGTAGTTTGCTTTCATGCAATTCTCCTTTAAGCGCCAATAACGCGTCTTACTGTTGCAAGCTTTACCTCACGTTTTCCTTCCGGCAGCACAAAAGTTGGCTCAATCCAGCGGACCTCCAGGCGAGTCCGGCCTTCCCCAACCCAATAATGGTGCCAATGAGCACGGCGGACATGAGGTCTGACCGTACGGCCCGTACCAGTTGCCGTAGATTTCTGATATTCTGTACCGGAAGCCAGCTGCTTTTCAAAGCTCTTCCCGATTACAAAACCGACATTATAGGTCTTGACGTTGATTCTTTTAGGAGCTGCGCCAGATTTGGAAATGAGGATGGGCCGCTTCTCTTTCGGAATTTTAATTTCTTTGATTTCTGCGTTTTTAGATGCAAGGTAATAGGCTGCAGAAACCGCGACACGAAGATACGGTTCGATACCAGCATTAAATTCCCGCTGCTTTTCCAGCTCTTCCTCACTGAGAACGGCACCGGGCACATTTGAAACCGTGGCGTCATTGACGGTTGCAGAATCCGTTCCGTTCTGAAATGCCTGTTCCCGTGCGTCGTTGTTGCGCCGATAAGACTCAATCAGCTTCTTGCCGTTGAGGCACCACTGCATACATTGGCAAAGCTCGATGTTGTCAAAATTCGGGTTTGCCTTGAAAGGAACAATCAGGAAGAGGGTATCCACATCGTTCGGGCCGTGGGAAGCATCAAACTCGATGTGTACGAACATCGCATCATGATGAGAGCCATCAGGAAGATTCATGACAAAGTCCCTATATGGCAGCCGCATCATGATATCGGAATAAATCGGTGCGTCCTCAGTCTCAGACAAGGTTCTGAGAAATTCTGGAGCGAAATTATATACGGTTTTTGCTGCACGCCAATAGTTTGCGACGTATGCCATCGAAAATTGTGCGGCAAGTTCCCCATCCATTGCATCTGCTGCAATCTGACCATTTTGGATAAGGCGGTGCCCAAGCGGGATGAATTCATTTACGTAGTAATCGTAGCCCTTATCCAGCAGCTTGTTGGCCCCAGAATTCACAAGAAACTGACTGCTTTGCTCAGCGTACCAGAGAGCGCTGTTCACGATGATATTATCCACGATATTACCTCACTGCCAATACAGTTTTATTGTCCCGTCAACAAAGAGAATCTGGCTGTACTCCTCACCGTCAAGAACGATGCAGCGGTCCTCGCCGTGTTTGTGAGCGCCGGTACAATACACAGTTTTGTTATTGATAGCCGGGATGGACGGTGCCTTTGCCAAAACCAGCTGACCGCGCATGGCGCAGATGTCGAGAAAAGAAATAATGTGGTCGCCCACCCTGGAAAACCTCCAATCTTGTTCACAGTGCTTTGATTTGGAAAGAACCCTCGACATGCGGCAGCGGCTCGTTTGTCACTTTCAGAACGGAGCTATCTCGTTTCTCTGTCGCATATCGAATGGTTTTAAGAATCTCGTATGCCAGCTTGCTGTTGTAGGCAAGCCCCGTGTTGGAAATACCAAAGTTCCCATTCCAACCAAGCCTTATCTTTTTGAGCTGTGGAATCAGAAGGTCACGGGCTTCGAGGACCCCCACCCCATTCCAGCGTGCATCATGATACGCCTGGAAGTGCTGCTCATCGTTACCAGAAATATCAAGTGCTTCATAGATGACGCCAAATTGCCCCATCAAAATACGTGAGTATGTATCCAGTGCATCAGCAACTACTTTCCAGGAAAGAGTATCCAAGCCAATGCTGTACTTATACGGAGCATCCTTTTCCGGCAGTTCTCGTGCATGATGCAGTATATCTTCCAGAATGTCGCTGCACTTGTTAGATAAACTTTTGACAGGTGCCGTTACGTTCACAGCTGTCAGAGCAGCGCAAGCACTTGCAATGTCTGCCTCACTTACGCCATAAGCCTCTCCAACCTCTTTGCAGATAGAGGAAAAATCGTTGCTATAAAACGTTATCATGATGGCAAGAGCGTGCAGGATGAAAGAGTACTGCTTGCTCGTGAAATCAATGTACATACGGCAAAAATCCTTTCATTTTCTACACTTTAATTATACCGCGATTCGCAATTTCTCACAACGGAAAGCGCTAAATGGTAACAGTTTATACATATTTTTACAAGCAAAAAAGCCGCCTCCTTATGGAGGCGGCTGGGCCCTTATTTTACAGCTTTTCTGATTTCGAGCTCGTGCTCATAGCAGCTTTTGCAAATCAGATAACCAATGCCAATATCAAGAATATCCGACCATTAACGCCATTCGAGTCCGGAATTCAAAGCGAAAAGCAAAAGAAAAAGCCCTCACCTGCACGGATACCGCACAGAATGAGGGCAGTGGCGCTTGCTGAAGGATTCGAACCTTCGGACAGTCTCCCATCGTCGGTTTTCTGGACCGATTTCATCAACCACTCGAACAAGCAAGCAGATGGCGCAGAGGGTGAGATTCGAACTCACATGCCGCGATTTCCGCGACGGCAGCTTAGCAAGCTGCTGCCCTACCGTTAGGCGACCTCTGCATAATGCACCTTTTAACGTAGGTGCGACGTAGTGACCCCTGGCAGACTCGAACTGCCGACTCCAGCTTGAGAGGCTGGCGACTTGGACCAACTTGTCGAAGGGGCCTTATGGTGTGTCGGACTGGATTCGAACCAGCGAACCGTAACGGAGCGGTTTTACAGACCGTTTGCTTTAACCTCTTGCATACCGACACATATGGTGCTCCCGGCTGGAATCGAACCAGCGACACGCGGTTCTTCAGACCGCTGCTCTACCAACTGAGCTACAGAAGCATGGTGACCCGTGTGGGTTTCGAACCCACAATAACCTCCGCCGTGAAAGGGCGGCAACTCTACCAATTCGTCCAACGGGCCATATATAGCCGCAATCCTGCGGCGGGGATTATGCGATGACTAAGATGTCATCTATCTTGGTATCCAGCATCGCTGCCAATATCACAAGGTTGTCGATGGTTGGAAGCGCGGTTCCAGCTTGCCATTTGGCAACTGCCTGCGTGGATACGCCGAGTGTATCTGCCACATCTTTCACCTTGATACCTGCTGCTTTTCGCAGCGTCTTAATGTTGGCACCGGTTTTCTGAATATCGATAGTAGGAACGTTCATTTTCTTGCTGCCTTTCTGTATTGCAGGCAACAAAAAAGCTGCCTGCCGAAATCTCGACAAGCAGCTATGACATGCAGTTATCGCTTAGAAGACGCACCGCATCTGTACATGGTCTGTTTTTGCCTGTCGAGGAGTATGAGAAATAAAACTGCGTTCAAAGGACATGAACTCAGAATATTCGTAACTATACTCATACGACATGACATTAACAGTGTTGCACAGCATTTTGGGGTATCTCCTTTCGTTTCGTTCTGATATTATTATACCATGTTTTCGCAAGTTCGCAATCAACTTGTGGTTTAGTTTTTTGGTCTGTATACTCTCCAAAACAAAAAGCCGCCCTCAAAAGGACGGCCTTTTTCATTATGGCAGGGGTAACACGACTCGAACATGCAACACGCGGTTTTGGAGACCGCTGCTCTACCACTTGAGCTATACCCCTAAAATGGCAGTTATTGTACTGCCGGACATGGTACTCCCCGAGGGATTCGAACCCTCAAAACGGTGCGGTTTGAGCGCACTGTGTCTGCCAATTTCACCAGAGGAGCATGTGGCGGGCGTAGCAGGGCTCGAACCTGCGACAAACGGATTAACGGTCCGCTGCTCTGCCAACTGAGCTATACACCCACAAAAGTGGCAGATGATGCTCTGCCGGGCATGGTGCGCTCGCGGAAAGTCGAATCCCGAACTTATCGATTAAAAGTCGATTACTCTACCAGTTGAGTTACGAGCACTTGTTGCGCATCTGCCGTGCCTTGCTTATGGGAACGCGGTTTCGTGGAACCTCACTTCCGATGCGCATGAAAGTGAGTGCTGGCCGCACTATACAGATTGTATAATATGGAACACTATAATAAGCCTGGCCGGAGTTTACTCTAGCGGCATTAAAATGACCTGATTTTGATTTTCTGCAACAAAAAAGCACCCATCAGGCGTTGTGCGTCTGACAGGTGCTCATATCGTGCAGAGTATGGAAAACAACCGATACTTGGATGATTTTATTCAACCATCACTGCACTATGATTTGCACAAACAGACAACACAAAACAGCCGAAGAGATTCCAATTGCTCCACAGCTTTTGCAATTTGTTCTGTTTGTTCATCATGGCAGCAAACATCGTGCGGCTTTCCTTTCATCAAATTCAGTGTCTTAATTATACAATATGTAAAAGCCAAAGTCAAGGCTTTTCGTAAAAATAATGGCAGGCCCGCGCTCATTGTTTGACCGGTCTCCAAGCAGCAATCCGCGCTATTGCATTCGAGAACGGTATGCCCTCACACGAACACAACTCGCTTAAAGCCTCAGCCATCCTGGCTTCATAGTCATCCAAAGCCAGGTCGATAGGCACCATGATTTCAGCATAGCCGCCTGGTGCTTCCAGAACGGGTTTCCTTGTGCTTTTCCTTTTAACACTCCAATTTCTTGCCAGCAAGTAGTCGTACAGCGCATACGGATTGATAGCGTTTACACCATTCGCCGACGATAGAATCGTATATGCCCGCTTGTATTTTCTGGTTCTTTCCAAGTCCCTTTCAGTTGGAGTGTGAGGGAGCCTGGTTAAGTCCATATTGCTGCGCAGGTCCGAGAGCTTTACTTTGACAGCAATAGAATTTTGCTGAATATACCAAAGATATTCAGCATACGATACACCCTTGCTATGGGTCAACGTACTCACAGCGTCAGCAACCTCTTTTGGAAACCCCGTTCTGATGTCTTCTATTGTGACGGACGTATCTTCGACCGTATCATGCAGAAATGCCACAGCCTCGGCTATTGGGTCACCTTTTACGCCTTCTGCTACAACCGTAACGTGCGCTTTGAAGTAATCCTTCCCCGCCTTGTCTTTTTGCCCGGCATGAGCCTTAACAGCCCAAGCTCTGGCTTTGGCAGCCATCTCAATGTCAGACTTCTTCCACTCTAAAGGAATCGTAATGTTCACTTGTACGCTTGATTTTTTTGCCAACTATATCACCTCATATATATATTATGTATGTATTCTGTGCCGTCAGTCAAACTGCTCAACGAATATTTTACAAAAAATCAAAAAGAGCCATTCATCCCACAGGCAAGCCTGCAGGTTTTCTGGCTCTCAATTATAACTCTATTGGATATAGCAATCTGTTGCCTTGTGTTGCTCACAAAAACAAAAAGCCGGGAAACCCCGGCAAAAATTTGGCGGTCAGAGTGGGATTCGAACCCACGGACGTTTTTGGCGTCGCCGGTTTTCAAGACCAGTTCCTTAAACCACTCGGACATCTGACCATAAAAGGATGGGGCGGGACCGAAATCCCGCCCCACAGCAAGGAGAAAAAACTATCGATTACCGTTAGTTAGAGGATGGCAAATTAGTGGATGCCCAGGGAAGCGGCATAAGCAGCTTCACGAGCGGCAACCTGTGCCTGCAGAGCAGCGATGGAAGCGGCATAAGCGGCTTCACGCTTTTCAGCAGCAGCCTGAGCTTCAGAGGTAGAAGTGTACTGGGGTTCATTGCCAGCCAGAGTGCCAGCATAACCCTTGACGCCATCAGCGCCCTTGACAGTCAGGACTTCGTGACCACAATGGTCACAGACGTAAACGTTACCCTTGCGGGTCCAGTTGTGATAGCCACAGCTGGTGCAGACGGTGTACTCATTGCCCCAGGTGCCATTGGCAATAGCGGCGGCAATTTCACCGTGCTCAGAGACTTCAACGTTCTTGCGAGGAGCGGTCGGAGTAGTGGTGGTAGTACCGTTGCCCTTGTTGGAGCCGGTAGAAGTGTTGTCCTTACCGGTGTTGTCCTTATCGGGGGCCACTACGTCGCCCTTGTCATCGGGAGTGGTGGTGCCGCTGTCGCCGGTATTGTCGCCCTTGTTGTCGCCCTTATCGTCGGGGTTGGTGACATCGCCCTTGTCATCGCCCTTGTTGTCATCCTTGCCGTCATCGGGAGTGAATGCAGAAGTGGCTTTCAGGGTCAGGACGTTGTCGTGGATGTCGTCGCCCAGGTAGTAGAACAGGCGGTCATGGTTCAGGCTCTTGCTGGATGCGGTGTAAGTATCACCGGAATCCGTGGTCCAGGCTTCAACGCTCTGACCATCAACGCTGCCGGGGAAAGTGGCGGTGTCAGTTTCGGTCAGCACAGTGTTGCCGTCAATCTGATAGTTGATGGTGATGGAACGCGGATTACCTTCGGCCGCATAGCAGGAAGTGATGCCGTCAGCGGTGAACCACTGGTCAACTGCATCGTACGGCAGAGTGTCGCCGGGATAGTAGTTGTAGGTGTAGCCGCCGTGGCCCTGCAGGGTAATCCAGTAACCGTAGTCATACTGGCTTGCCGGGAACGTCATAGAGCCGCCCGGAGCCAGGTCCTGGGAAGAACCGTTGCTGAAAGAGAAATGATAGGTGTCGCCGGTGGCTGCGAATGCTGCGACAGGCAGACAAGTTGCCATCATACCGGCTGCTGCAATCCCTGCGATTGCTTTGATGATTTTCTGATTACTCATGCTGTGTACTCCTTTGCTTTTTTGATTTTTTCGTCTATTTATCTGCATTTATTCAGATACCGGTTTGAAAGAAATCAGCCGCAGCTTTGCTGCGTTGCCCACCATCTGCCACGTGGAGGCTTTCTCATGGATGGTTGACGAAGCAGATATGTGCTTCGCCAGTGTCGCAACCGTCTTCGCCACTCGACACAATTTCGGTTTGAATTTATCCCCGTAAAATCGCATGTCCATGCTGCGCGGAGAGGATAAAATTCTTCGTGGTATGGTTTCGGAGTTCCGCGCCTGATTGGCCGTACTACACGCAATGCAGTACAATACCCCAGATACCTTTGGCGAAAGGAAGCGAAAGGGTGTCTGGATGGAGAAGGGAGATGGCCTCGAACCATCGATACCCTGCTTTGCGGCAGGTGCTTTATCCAGCTAAGCTATCCCTCCATGATGGCGGGTCAAGCCCGCCAAATAGCGTTACGCAAACTGGAAGTCGCCGTACTGAGTCACGGCGCGTTCCAGGCGCAGAGGAATGGTTTTTGTGCTCTTCTGAGTGATGTCCTCGCGTGCTACCTGAGCTTCACTCACGCCAGCCGCCTGCAGGACTTCATACAGATTGGAAGGACCAGTACCAGCATAACCGCAAGTCAAGCCATTAACCTGAAGCGTGAAGCCGTGCAGATGCGGTGCCAAACCGGGAACGAAATCGAGTTCAACAATGACCTCGTCGCTCTTGTCGTTTACACGATTGACCGAGATGGCGCGGACGTTCTGATTGCCAAACATTTCAATCAGCTTTTTGGCTGCTGCAGCGGTTTCTATGGTAGTCGTACCTTCAACATTGATAATTGCCTGTTCCATAAGTTTCATCTCCTTTCTATTATCGCTTCATTGGGTAATGGGGCTTGATGGCAGGTTCGAACTGCCGACCTGCGCGTTACGAATGCGCTGCTCTACCAACTGAGCTAATCGAGCACGATAGGGTGTTTTATGCTGGTCACCCCTTGAGCGAGAAGCCAACTCGCATCCAGCACCATTCGATAGCTGCATCGATGGATTCTGCTTTATACCCTTTCCGCTGTTTTCCGGTCTTATTCGCGACTAATACCGGGACTATTGGATACTATCAGGCACAGCACCTGTTTGTCTATTATTTTTGAGGCTGTCTCATCGACATTCGGACAGCGGACCACAAGTGGACCATGCTCACCAAGTTTAACGTCGTGGGTACGGTGACTGCGACGTGTGGAGCAAGTAGCGGGGGTCGAACCCGCGTCTCCGCCTTGGAGGGGCGGAGTATTAGCCGTTATACGATACCTGCATAAGATTGCGGGTGAACCCTCACTTAGCCCCGCCATGACATCCGTTTAGTAGGTCGTCATCCCCGGATGTCATCTTCACACCACCTGACAATCTTGCGAACCTCATCGTTGACGATACGCGAGAATCCAAGAAAGCGCTTGGGTGTTGGTCAACTTCAAATTTTGAGCCCTGTCGTTGATTCCCTGTCAAATCGGGTTAACGGTTGTCGTTGGGCTGTGTGTGAGACTGCGGCGAAACTTACCAGTTGCCGTGCAGCAATCTCGCCTTTACGGCTGTGTCGCGTCTGGATGCGCCCCGACTTGACGGGGATGCTCGTACGTTTGCATGCTTCTAAGACATTCGTCAGCAGCCGCAAGAGCCGCTGTCCGCCACCCGCCACGAGGAGGCCGTCTTAATGGGTGGCATGCTGTCCGCCAGATGTTGTGTATAGCATCGTATCATGTGATTTCGATACATCCAACGGATAGCGTCTGGGCGTGTACAAAATCTGTAAAGGATTATCTGTAAACTATGGAACAATCTGTAGCTTTGTTGATTCTACGCGATTATTCTATCCTTTACAACCATACTTTACAATGTAAGTACACACTCCTATGGAGCTGGAAATCGGACTTGAACCGATGACCGACTGATTACAAATCAGCTGCTCTACCAGCTGAGCTAAACCAGCAAATACAAACATTAGCCAGATGCCCGGAACACGGAAACATCTGTTGCCCACCGTCCGCCGCGTGGAGGCTGTTTGCTTGGACGGCTGGCGCGGAGTTACCCGCGCCAAAGAAAGGAAGGATATTACTATGAAACGGATGATTTTCACGCTTCACCTGTGTCAGCTCAAATGAAGCCATGCGACCAAGATTGGGGAAAGGAAAACCTTGATGTCTCAGGAGCCGTTCCTCTTCCTGAGAACAATTGTATTATACCATATATGTGGTATCCGGTCAATGAAAAGACACAATATATAGTGTCTAAATTGTAAACAAACATTAAGATACCACTATATCTAGTGGTTGGGGCAAGCGCATCACAAATGCCTTGTGGTTCCGGCAGATTGCAGGAAATTCAGCAAATCTTTGGCCGAGCTGACCTGTGAAACCACTGCGCCGCTCTTTGCGTATAGGTCAGCAATGGAATCGCCCTGTCCCCATTCGTCCCGTGGTTCGGGGTTCAGAACGAAGAAGTTGGATGCTCGCTTAGAAAGCCATTCTACATCTTCCACACCGGAATAGTTCCTGTTGTTTCGACAGTCACCCAGCATAACGATAGTAGTATCCTTGTTGATGATTCCGGTATTATCGTAGCGCAGTTCTTTGAGAGGCACACCGTAGTTTGAGTAGATACCTCGGCTGGGGACATTCTTGTTGATACTTTCCACAGCAGCCGTTACATTCTCGTTTGAGAAATAACGGTCAACAGGAACTAAGTGATTCACAAAAACGAACAGGTGGCAGCCGCCGGGAAAAACTTCCCGCATCAAACCCATATATGTCAGAGCGAGAGAAGTCATAGCGCGGCAAGACCCGGATATATCTGCCAGCATCACGACATTTGCTTTGGACTTTATCGGCTTTTTGTAGTACAGTCGTGCAATCTCGCCATCACACTGGACGGATTTCTCAATCGTCTTTTTGACGTCGATTTGCTTCTTTTGCTGGGTTATGTACAGCTTACGAAGCTTTTGGCGGAAAGTCTTGGCGTTCGTGCGGATATAAGTGAGGACCTTCTCGATATCGACGCGGGACAACTGGGTGACATCCTCGTTAAGAAGTTTGTCGGTGGCGTTCTTGGTCCTGACAGCGTTGTGACCGCCCTTGAAGACATCCCGATGATTCACCGACTGGTTTTTGAGAATGCTTTGCCGCTGCTTCTCCTCTATCGCCTTTTGTGCATCCGATAAGATATCATCGTATGCCGAGACCTTTTTCTGACACTCGCGCAGTTCCCGCTCATACTGGGACACTTTATCGTGCATCTGGTTCAGCTTATTACTTTCCTTGTCGTATTCGCGGCACGCATCGCGGTATTGCTGCTTGGTTTTCTTGACGGCTTCCTTCGCCTTTCTGACCCGTTCATCGTCCTCAATGCCCGATTGTGTACGCTTGACAGACTTGCTCAATGCCTGAAATGCCTGTGCAAGGGAGATAAAAGCCTTGTACAAGTCGGGCTCTTTGGCTTTTCGCGCCAAGACAGCCGCAGACATGACAGATTTTTGCGCCACTGTGATAGATTGCGTTGTGGCTCCACGAACCAAATCATGCAGTTTCTGTTCGGAAATACCGTAACAGGCGATGTCGCCGTCTGCGAGGGCTTTGCATTGCTTGAGCAACTTTTCAAATTCCTGAATCAAATCCAGATTACCGGAAAGGACTGCTTCCGTAACAGCCGCCTGATACCGGATATCGGCATCCAGAGTCGCCAAACGCTTGCCCTGTACATCATCCACGATATCGGAAACAAGCTGTTCCTGCTTGCGAATTTCGTCACTGCTGGGCTTAGAATTGCGCTGCTTCTCAACTTCCTGTGCCGCCCGTTCACGGCTCGTGCGGGTCTTGCGAAGAAACTCATCCAGAGCGTCGTCCGTCATATTCAGAAACGAGGCAATGCTTTTGTTCGGCTTCTTAGGCGTTTTCGGTATAGCCGGTATACTCGTATAGTGCAGAAACCGCTTGCAGAATACTGCCTCAAAGACATCGCATTCCTCTTTCGTGTGGCATAAAGCCCCCTGCATCGTATACAGAACATCCTCGACATCCAAGGGGTCAGAGATATGCTTGATACCGTTCATGGCTTCTGCCATCGAGAAAGTGAATCCGTATTCCTTCAAAAGTTCATTAAAGAACGGCGTATACATCCCGACATACGAAGCTACGGGATTAGACATTGTATTGGACATACAGGTCTCCGTCAGATATTCTGCAATGCACGCATTGCGGTTTTCTCATCCGCGTGGTCCTTGACCAGCGAGCCGATGGAATACGGGATGGCATCCGTCACATCTTTTGCCGTCTTGCAGCCGAAGGTCTGAATCAGGCAGTTTGCCCATTCAATGCCCTCGCTGATAGAGATGGCGTGACGTAAATCGGTTTTCTGGAGCCGGTCGATGACAGACGCAACCGTATTCACGAACTCATCCGATGCCGAGACATTCGCGCAGATGATTTTCTTGATTTCCTCTAAGGTCTTGTGCTCGATGTACAAGTATGAACACCGGCGCAGCATGGGTTGAGAGAGTTCCCGATAATTGTTCGAGGTAAGGAATACAATAGGACGGTCTTCCTGCGCACACTGAATTGTGCCGTATTCCGGGATGGTGATAGCAAAATCCGAGAGCATTTCAAGGAGCGCATGCTCGATTTCGGGTTCTGTCTTATCGATTTCATCGATGAGGAGAACTTTCCGACCTTTCATCGTCAATGCTTCAATGACAGGGCGTTTCAGAAGAAAATCAGGACCATAGAACTCGGTGTTCTGTGCTACAGCCTTGATGCTCTCGTTCACAGACAGGTCTTTGAGGCTCTCGTTGAGTTTATCCCGAATCGCAGACACGACCAGAAGCTGACGCTGGTAGTCGTAGTCATACAGAATTTTATCTGCCGTAATGCCTTCATGGCAGGAAACGCGAATCAGAGGGATGTTCAGCATGGCGGAGACAGCTTTAGCAAGGCTCGTCTTACCCACACCAGGGTCACCCTCAATGAGCAGCGGGGACGAATCGTCACGCAATGCGTTCAGGATGGCATAGGCGATTTTCCGGTTCGGGAAATACCCGTTTTCGGAAAGCATTGTTTCTATATCGTTAGCAGTATAAGTATACATTACGCTTTCTCCTCAACTTCTTTTTGGAGCGACTTTAACAGTTTCACACAACCCGCACAGTCGCTGATAAGGATGTCGGCAAACATCCGGTCTGCGTCATTGAGCAGCATATAGACATCACGGAAATATTCTTTCGCGAACAGCAGTTTTCGCACAGTCTGCGGCTGGGTTTCGAGGCACGAGATGACTGCAAATGCGTCCTCTTCCGTTTTGGCGGTCTTGCATTTCTCGGTCAGTATCCGATACTGGGCATCTTTCGTCAGGTACTTAAAATCTTCCAAGGACGGCTGCATAGCATCTGCGGAGTCATTTTTGTACATTGCGGCGATGACTCTCATCAGATACGGGGATGACGGCCAGAACACCTCGAAATAACCATAGTAGTTCTTAACTGTGTCCGTTCTGAAAAGCGAAACGCAGGCATCGTCAGCGAGATTCAGCCGCATTTTGAGAAAGCTGTCGAGTTTTTCCTGTACTGCACCTTTCTTGTAATCGGTGCTGTAGGACTCTCCGAATTTTGTATACAAATCGGTGCGGGAATAACGGTAATCGGTGAGATTGCCGAAGAAGTTACAGAACTGATAGCCGAGAGCGCCAAACTGTGCCTTAATTTGCTCGTAGACGGCATGGATGTTATCGGCACCATTGACTGTCAAATAATACGCAATATCATCCGAGCCTGCGCTGTAAAGCATCGTGCTGCATGATAGAGGAATTCGCGTTTTGCTGGTCTCGATATCAGTCTTGAGCCTCTTATCGAGGCACCGATATACCTTTGCAATTTCAGCGCCGGTATTTGCATCGATGAGTTTCGCATCGCAACGCAGACTATCCTTGCCTCGGTTCTCGGAATCGAACACGATGCGGTAATCGATACTGCATTTTGCGCTGTTGTCGTGCCCGTAGAGTTTATCGAGCATCCATCCAGCGGAAATATCGAGAAATTCGGTTAACGGCGAATATGTAAGATAAACACACTCGGACAGTTTTCCGTCTGCATTGATGCAGATGGTCACAAGGTCAGCTACTTCAAAGTAGGCAATTTCCTTGTTCTCGCCAGTAAAAATCGGATTGGAGACGGTATATGCAAGTGCTTCATCCAACGCCTTATAGCTGGTCAAGATACTGCCGTTCAGCGTAATGCCGTCTTTCGTATAGGTCTTTGTTACCGGCTCTTTTGCCAAGCAGACATTGGATACGAAATCATGAATAGGCGACCCCGGTATGACAGCATAGCGCTTCTGTTCCGCGATAGCAGGGGTGACATTTTTCTGCATATCATCCCTGTATCGCTCCTGCAGCTCAGAATCCGTGAGACCAAAAGGAACTTCCAGTGCAAAGGTCCGTCTGCTGCCGTCATTGAAGGCAACGGCACTATAAAGCGTAGCCTTCTGTACTTTTGTCGGCTCCGTGCGAACCTTGATATCCGTGATGATGACAGAAGGTATCTGATACTTCCCTATCGTTAAAACCGACTCGTTTTGCGCATTGCCGAGAATCTCTTTTGCGATGTTCTCTAAAGCTGCCAAATCGTGGCTGTCAGCAAATGTTTTCGCATTGCGTCTTTGGAGGGTCGTGCTCTTCATATAAAGCGAATCGAACAATTGCTTGTTGACAGCGCCCTTATACGATACATGCGGCGAAATCTGCTCTCGGGTCGTAGCACCGTCAATGGTGAGAATGAGGTATGCGTTTCTTTCATCATTGCTGGAAGATACCGATACTTCGTCCTTTGTAATACCGGGAATCGCTGCTGCCGCATCATCCATTAGCTTGTCGTAAAACTCCTGCGTAAACCGAGGACGCAGCTTCTCTACCATGAAACCCACGATGTCGTTTTTACTGCTGATGTGTTTGCCGTTCGGCAGATACCATTGCCGGGCTTTCTTTTTCTTTGACACGCCCTTAATGGTCAAATGAAATCCGGCAGCATAAAAATCCGTCATCAATTCCTTGCCGAACAATGTGCAGACTTCCTCTGTCATGGTGGATACGATTTCCGGGACGGGAGACGGCGGCTTGATTTTGGATTTCTTGCCCCCGCTTACGCTATATCCCTCGAAATATACTCCCTGCTTTTGGAGAGGCTTCAGGAAATCCATGGCGGAGGTAACGCGCTTGCCGCTATCGAGATAAAACCGCGTATTGCCGGAAGGTACGATGCGCATGATGAGATAGTTATCTTTCTCAAAAAACGCCTTGAGGATTTCTTTGCTGTAGACATTTCTAAGCTGTTCCGGAACATCCTCCATGGAGCGAATAATAGTTTCTTGTAAAACCGGATTGGTCATAATCATTCCTCTTGGTCTGCGACATAATCTGCCTTAGCTTTTTCGAGTTCTGCCCGCATTCTCTCTATATTTACGAGTTCGAACGGACAACGCTGCCTGTGCTGCCAGACGGATGGTATCGGCAGGTAGCAATCCTCGCTCACATACTCGTCCGAGCCGGGGATTCTGAATCCAAACGAGAATACATATTTACGAGTGTTGTCGCCCCAGTCGCGGTAAGCTTTGTATACCTCCCTAAAGTCGTAGCCGAAAACTCTGAACACATCGGAAAATTCTTTCTCTCTTTGGAGATACACCTTGATGGATTCCGGATTATCGAAATCGTTAAAGTATTCGACGATAAGGTTTCGACCATGCTTGATAGACCATGCGGGGAAACTGCCTGTACCGCCTATATCCTCTACACAAACATCTTCCCCCGTTCGTTCTTTGACGGCTTTTTCGAAGTTACTGATTGCAGTTTCATAGTCGGGAAGGTTTTCAGCTTTCTTTTCGAAAATCTTTTCCTTAAACTTTTTCGCGGCATCGCTTTCATTATCAGATATTGAGAATTCGATGCTTTCGACATCCGCTTCCGCAGAGGTATAGTCGTCTCGGTCAAACAGCACCAGATATTTATTGCCGATTTTGGAGAAAATGACCGTATCACTGGTCATCATGTCGCTGTCAACATCTGCGTACGCTGCATTGATGTCCTCATAGCCAACATCTTCGATTTCCAGAGCGTTATCGTATATTTCGCTGAAAAGATTATCCTCCGTCAGTGAAGGTTCAATTTCCCGCATCGCGTCAAGAAACGTCTTTTTCGGCGTGTGATTTTTGTTTTTATGCTTGCTCATAACGATTCCTTTTCAAAAAAGTGCGCTATTTATCCGCTTCTGCCGGAAACACTTCGTACACGCTGACATACAGCATCCCCGGCTTGTAGTCAGCGTACTCAACCGAGCGCTTTTGGTCGTATACTTTCACGTCTGAGTCATCGTCCGCCGTGAGCCAAAGATACTTGACGTGCTCAGCATAGCGCGGGTCTTCGATACGATAGCTCTGCCCCTCTTTGATTTTCAAATGACGTGCATTTGCTTGGGCACGCGAAAACTCAACGAATGCGCCGTAGTCGCCAATCACGATTCGGTTATACCCGCTGGCAATGACCGTGCCGCTTCTGGTTTCGAGTTTGGTCGTATCGCCGGACATATTGCACCATTCCGGCAAAGTTTCTTCAAATTCTGCCCGCACATCCTTGAAAAAGGTACGCGGAATAGGCTTGTATTTGTATTCGCGGGCAAGCTGCTCTTGATATTTAAGCATTCGAATGCCGGTCTCTGAGATTTCATGCTTCATCATTAACTCATCCACTTCTTTTCCCACTGGTCGTATTCGGCAACTTCCCGTTTCACGGTTCTACCGTCTATCTTATATATCGTGATACGTTGTGCATAGTTTGCTGCGTGCTTTTGCAGCTGTTGCAGGGCCTCTTCCTCAGAGTCCGTTTGCTTCATCCAGAACAACTTTTCCCTGCTCACCGTAGTCACCCGTATAGCTGCTTCGGATGATTCGTGCGGCACGGTCGTTCTCCTGCTCTTCGTAGGCTTTTACAATAAAATCGACGTAAGTTTTGAACTTCTGCTCGTCACCTTCACGATGCGCTTCAATGAGTTTTCCAATCGTCACAACGTTGATTTGGTTCATGATTTTTTGTCCTCTCTTTCCATACTTTAATTATACTCTTCCGTCAGACTGAAGTGTGATTTTCTAACGATTGTTAGCGAAAAATTCATAATTTGAAAGGGCAAAAACTGAACGTTGGAACGTCTGAATCCGGGTTCTCAACCTGGTATTTAATGACTCTTTTTTGCGCTCCTAAAGCCTTGTATGTCTGCTCTGCATTCACGCATAAGCCGTTGGCAAAGAAGAGAGTGGAACCATTGCGTTCACTGATATTTTCGGCAGAATACATTTTTGGCTTTCTGATTCCGGGGTCGAGATGGATTCCACCGCGCATCAGCTTTTCAGCATAGAACCAGACATCAACGCGGGAGAAAATGTAAAGCAGCTGCGTGGTTCTGAAATAATAGAGAATCTGGTCCGCACCACTCCTGTATACCCAGCCCGGGGTGTGCCATAAAGGGTCGATGCCATCCCGATACCGCCGCGCCACCCGTTGTTCGTTCAGAGCGTCAGGCACCATGGAGAAGTAGTCCACCGAGGTTTCCAGGTAGAAATTTCCGGTATTGTGACTGTCCACTTTCGCTTCCAGGCCAAAGGTCTTACCATTCTTCTTCCAGACAATGAAATCGGTATCTTTGTCTTGATATGATTTATCCTGAGTCACGTCATCGTAATGGCTAATGCCATGATTCACTTTGATAATCGGGTCGTTAAGGAATTTGCGAGCCAAGTCTTCTCCGAATTTTCCCTCATCAAGCTGCTTTGACATCTTAAACTGACGAGGGCTTTCTTCCCAGGCTATCATACTTTTACACGGCATCTGCCGAATTTTTAGGCAGCTGCGATACGATATGTGCAACGATACGTTCTGTACAGGCATTGACAACGGCGCTGGCCGTCCGCTGTTCACGCAGCAAATGGCAGAGTTCGTCGAGTTCGGATTCCGTGAAGGGATAGTCTGCCGAAGCAAGGAACTTCTTGCACAGTTCTTTCATGTCATCGTCGCCTAAAGGCTTGACGCGGTGTTTGAAAGTGAATCGGCGAATGAGGGCTTCGTCAAGGTTATCGACGCGGTTTGTAGTGCCAATGAGAATGACGTCATTCGGGAGCCGGTCAAGTTCCTGCATCAATGCGATGGTGACGCGGCTCATTTCAGCGACGTCATCACGGCCGCCACGGCACATTCCGATAGCATCAATTTCATCAACACAAAGAACGCAGGGCGTGCGCTTTGCGTAATCGAACACTCTGCCGATGTTCTGCTGTGTCCGGCCAAGAGCAGAATTGACAAGGCCAGAAAATTTCAGGAAAACAAACGGTAAATTTGCCTTGTGTGCAATGTAGCGGGCCAATTCAGTCTTACCAACACCAGGAAGGCCCGTCAAAAGCAAAGAGCAAGTATAGTGGATGCCAAGCTCCTTGATGGCTAAAGCTGCTTTTCTGGTGGCCAAGAGCTTGTTGATGACTGTTTCTTCCTCCTCGCGGAGCAGGAACCGGCTCTCAGGGAAATTCGTGGCATCCTCCGCAATCAAGAGGTTTTCCAGGTTGGCGGGCAGCTGAATCAGTTCCGGTTTCAGAAGATTCAACTTTCTGAGTTCGTTTTCTTTGAACCTGGCGTCCTTTTCGGGTACATTCTTTTCAAGCATGATTCGGCACTGAGTCTGCGCGTTACGAATATCGCCATCCACCACAAATCGAATTAAATTACGTACGTCGTCTGTCATTTCATTTCCTCCTAAAAAAGAAATAGGCCGCCAAATGGCAGCCTGTTAATATGAGGTTATATTCTGATTTTTGTTTCTACTGCAAATAGTGTTTACCGTCGAAACAGAGAGATTATATTCAGTGGCAAGCGCCTGCACCTTCTCGCCTTCCCTGTGGCGTTTAGCAATCAGTGCATTACGTTCCGTGTTTTTTCGCGGACGGCCGCGTTTCTGTAAAATTCCAGCTCTGACATTTTCCTGATGAAACGTTTCATAAATCGCCGTTTTAGAGATTCCGTATTCCTTGGCAATAGTGCTGACCGAGACCCCTCTTTCGATTTTGCTTCGAATATCGGAATTCCTTTGATTGGTCTTGTCTTTCAGCGCCTTGTGATAGTATTCCTGACAGGTTTTTCCAATTTGGCGCATGTCCTTGTAAAGAGTGGATTTTGAAATACCGTATTTCTCACAGATGTCTTTTGAGGACGTTCCTGCCTCATAATCCGCAAGAATCGCCTTGCGCCTTTCATCCAACTTTTTGGAATTTGTATGTAAATGCCCTGCAAGGACGGTACGGACACTGCTTCGAGACAAAAAGTATTTTTTGGCGATTTCCTTATCAGTCATTCCGGCTTTCGCATCTTCCAACATAGCCGCATTGCGAACTTTCGTGGCAGCAGACTGCTTTTTCTTGTTCTTCTTAATCGTAGCTTGAGCGTATTCAGAAACAGTATAGTAGCACTGCTGATAGGTCACGCCATGCTTCTTTGCGATTTCAGCAACCGTCATCCCGGCTTTCGCATCTTGAATCATAGCTTCGTCGAGAGGTGCTCTTTTTGCTTTCTTTGCAAGATTCTTTTCTTTTGCTAGGTCTCTCACCATGGCATAGCAATAAGAGCTTGAAAAATACGTTTCCTTGGCGATTTCCTTGACAGTTTTGCCAGAAAGATACATTTCCCGGACTTTTTCTCGGTCTTCTTTGACCTGCTGCTTCGCAACATCTTTCTTTGATGCAGCCATGCAATTATTCCTCACTTTGACAACTTTTACTTTTCCCTGGGCCTGGACTATACCGCTTCATGGCGCGATATACGCTTCCCTTTTTGAGCCCGTATTCTTCCGCAAGCTCTTTGACAGAAACGCCGTTTTTGTATTTCCTGACCATCTCGGCGTTTCTTTTCTTGCCAGTCTCGATACGGTTTTGGCTGTGGATTTGTCGGCCATTCTTTCCGTGTGCATGAAGAATCCGATAAAAGAGCGTTCCACTGATGCCGTATTTTTCCTGAAGCTCCGGAGATTTTGCGCCCATCTCATATTCATGAATCATCTGGGTTTGCCAGGCTTTCTTCTTTGCTTTCCTCTGCCGGGCCTGTTCTTTGTAAAAGTCCTTCAGACTATATCGGACAGTAGAAACACAAATTTGATACTTTTCGGCCAGCTGTTTCTGGGACATACCGTTCTTGGCATCCTCCAGCATCTTTTCATTTCGCGCCCTGACTTTGTCATGAGTTAGACACACGTGGGTAATCTTGTTAATCGGCATTTTCGCTATTCTCCTTGGCTCTGGCTTTTACGTTATACTGGTAAATCCCATTTTGATGAAGGATAAGGTAACCTAGTGAAGGGCTGATATTTACCTCCCTGCTCAACTCGATAATCGATTTTCGAGGATTTTTCTTGTAAGCATCAAGAAAAGTTTGGTTCCGCATCTTTTTCTCTTTTTTGAGAGCCGTTTCAATATGATTGTATTTTTGGCTTTCGTACTCTCCGCTCGAATGCAAGATTGCATAAATACGCTGCATAGAAATGCCGTACATCTTGCCCAATTCTCTGGCCGTCATACCGCCTTTATACTGTTTAACAATTTGCTCATTTCGAGTGGTAAGTCTCTTCCTCTTTTTTTCAAAATAACGAGGCGGCTCCTGCGTACCTTTTAGAATCTTGTAGCACATCGTTTCTGAAAGATTATATTCCCTCGCGATTTCTAAAATCGGCTTTCCATTTTTGTAATCTTCGATGATGCTTTTATTGCGGTTCATGCGTTCTTCTTTGTTTGACATAAAGCCTCCGATAAAAAGAAAGAGCAGGTTCAAAACTGAGCCCGCCCTAGCCTTTCGGTCGGATTTTGCCCGACCAACGATGTTTTTTGATGCCTTTCGTTCTATATTTTGTATTATATGCAATTCGCACAGATGCACAATGTTTTTCTTTCTGGTAATTTATGGTAAGTGTTGTGCAAAAAAATAAGACCACCACCCTTTTTGGGGCAGTGGTCTTGATTGCTATTGCTTTTGAAAATCAATCCAGTAGTTTTCCGGCCTTGTATGAGTGGTACAAATAGCTCGGATTACAATAGTAAGTTGCAGTATTAAAATCTGAGATGTCATCGCTAATGAACGAGGAAAATACATCAATTACATCCTGGACACTAGGAGTGCTAGTACAGTCAAAGATGATGCGCTGGTACACTTTTCCGATATCTGTATAAGATGGAACCTTGTAATGGCAGTTAGACACCGTATCATACGTTCCTTCCGGCACAGGAAAAAGCTCACAAATTTCATCGGCAGATTGCTCAAAGCTCTGGCAGTGAAACACATCCGCTGAGTCGAGAATTGCCTTGACTCCGTTTGTGCCAAGAGCAGAAACCACATCCTTGCGATGATTCCTCGTAACGCGGCCGATATATTCAATCAGGCTGCAGGTATAAAAGACATCGTTTTTGCTGTAGGTTGCAGTTTCAGTCATACTTCAATCGCCTCCTTAAAAGAGAGACATTTCAAAGCGACTTCCGTGTGAAAGCTGATTTGATGCGTGGGATGCTTGAATTTTGCCAACGCCCAAAAAGCTTCACGGCTAATATCACCGCTTAGAAAGTCGTTGACGTAGTTCCAAATGGTGTCATCCGCCATGGGTCCTTCCACAATATCATAGTCATGATGTTTGCCCGAGCGACATATAGCAATAAAATCAAGCCACTCATCACTCATTTCGGGGAATTTCTTAATATTTAGCATAGGAGATTCTGTATATTCAAACACGTTGACAATACCACGAGACCTGCCTTTTTTTGACCAGCGAGCGGCTTGTTCGTAGTTGCTAGTGCAATAGAATCCCCATGAAAAATCTTTGGCGTACCTTGTTTTTCTGACCTCAGGGTTGCGGACTATTACATCGCTGCCATGATACAGAACCATTATTATCACTTCCTTGCATATATTATACTTGTTTTTATGTGTTAACACAATCATTTCGTATGATTTTGGTTCCTACGCTTTCTGCTGAAAGAATCCGAATCAAAGTTTCGTTCTAGGAGTATCAGCTGTTCGATTCACCCGGCAGCCACTGCTGCGGATAAGCACGAAGGCGGTTACTCGGCACGCAGTCATTCAGAGCAGAGTTCTCAGCAAGCGCCATATCAATGATGTAGTAATCATTGCCGTTGCGCATTACATCGACGCTCCACTGCCCTGTCAACTCAATGCGAGGAATAACCTTCTTCAGTTCAGCCAGAACAGTTTGAACGCTTTCGTGGTAACGCTGGTTCAGAATGTCTTCATGCATCTTGTAGACAACATAATCATGGCGTTCCTGTGGGCTGCTGACTTTTTTGAATTCGTTCTTCATAACATCGCTGCGCCAATAAGGACTTGCGCCAAGGATTTCCTTTGTATCAAAATCCACAAACACGCGATATTCAGTGTGCAGCGGCAAACCGTTGTAGATGGTGGGGTTATTTTCTTTGTCCTTGATGTATTCTCTGACGACCCACTCGTTCGTGGTGTTCGCGCCGTAGAAGCAGCGATTGTTCAGAGGGGATGCCATCGAGCATGTCAGATGATTCAAAAACAAGAAATACTCGCCCATCTCATTGATTTCCTTCGGGTTATGGATATGAGCGTTGCGGAATTCGTATTTGGAAGAATACGTGCCCGTTTTGATAAAATAGTCTTCGTATCCATCAAGATGGAAGACTTTCTGGCAATAACGGTTCACGATTTCCTTTGTAACGGGATTCAACGTCTCGAAACCAAGGCGGGTAAGCTGCAGCATGGTGATAGGTACGCGAAGAATTTTTGTGTCCGGAACCTTGAAAAATGCGCTGCCGTACAATCCCTCTACCAGAGGAGGAAACCAGAAGCCCATAGAGTTGGGGTTCATCTCAAGCATCTGATAAGTGAAGTCATCAAGGTCGAGGATGTCAAGACCTTGACGGAACATGTTGTAGTAGAACATTTTTGTGCTGTCGTTCTTTGCATTCTTGTAGCCTGCGTAGTTTTGAAGCAGTTCCTTGTACGACGGCTCAGAAATGTCAATCTTCATCAACTTTCCGGTGAGCTGCGGACGGAGTTCTTCGGGGTAGCGTTTCAACTCCTCGTTTGTAACCTCTGTCATAAAGTCGCGGTTGGCAGAGTATGTCACATAATAGCCACCGCGTTCCGCGTTGTAGATGTACAGACGCGTTTCAAGCACCAGTTCTGTGACGATGCGGTCAATGAGCGAATTGAGTTCCGGTGGGAAGTAGACCTTTTTGTCGAGAATTGCTTTGACTGTAGCTGTATCCCACTGGAGCATATTTTCATGCAGCTCTCCGCTTTCAAGAACCTGTGTCTTATAGACCTCATCAAAGGTTTTGAGGGCATCAGGGTTAGTTTTGAGCATTGCTGCAAGCTCCTCATAGGAAAACGGCTTATCTTTCTTATCGGTTAAGATGGCGCTGATTTGTTCAAACATGTCTTTTGTTTCAGTCATTTGTGGTCTCCTTTTCTAAAAAAGCCACCGTTTCTGTAGGAAAACAGTGGCAATATATAAGTGATATGGTTTAGCTTGCAATGTACAACTCGCTGTTGGAAATGTTCTCCAGCCAGTTTTTGTTCATTACATTACCAAAACGATATTTCTTCTGCGACTTGTAGGACCAATCGCAGCCGGAAACGACATCACCGATGGCGTTCAAGTACAGCTCGCCGCTGTAAAAGTCGATATCGCCGTGCTTGGCCAGAACCGCGTCTACGGTTTCTACGGGCACATACCCGTAGACCGTAGCCAGCGGTGCCTCGTCGTCTTCAGCAAACGGCAGAAACTCTTCGACCTCCTCAGACAAGTAGCTGAGTTCGACCTTAGAGTAATTGCCGTCCGACAGGTCTTCGTTCGGTATGCAGTAGTGCATGCCACTTGCCTGAATCGACAGGGTGAAGCCGTCTGCACAAACTGCTTCCGGACGAAGTGCAGCAGTACCAAAGATGGTCTTGCTGAAGGTTTTGCGGAGAAATTCGTTGGTATTGAAAATAGCCATAGTAATATGCTCCCTTTCTGTGTGTGAGATGTTTCTTAGATGTACTTTTCCCAGAAGCGCTCGAACTCTTCGTCCGGCATCTGGGCTTCGGTTTCATCCATCACGCGGTCGTAAGTATCGCTGGAAATGTCGGTCCCGACAAAATCAGCAACAGCCTCATGTCCGCGCTTCTGGATGGCGTCCTTCAGGATAGCCCAACGACATTCGTGAATGGCATCATCCAGCGTTTTGTTGCCATCAGGCTGCCAATACTCGCCTGTCTGCTGAATTCTATAAAGCTCATCCAGCGCATCATCAACATTGTTTTCGAGAAGAATATCGTCAATAAAATTGATAGGATAATCCTTGCCGTTGATTTTCACTTCTGCATAACTGAACGAGTCATCATTATCGGGGCTTGCGCAGCATTCGACAGCAAAAACTTCATGGGTTTTGCGGTTGGCTTTGCATGGCAGATTGAACATTGCACCGGAATCAAAGCAGGACTCAATGCAGGCATTGACCACATCGCTTACGGGAGACTCTGCAGCCTCCTGATATTCCGGCATGTGCCAGATGTCGATGCTTGCCTTGTTGGTATCCTCAATGTTGCGGACCTTCAAGACACGGACACCCTTCTTCTCCATGTGAATGACGGCACGGCACAGGTCCACACGGATTTCGTGTGAATCCATAATGGTGCCACGGTCATCCTTAGGTAGGAAGATTTCGATAACTTTGTTGATATCGGGGGTTTCGGCGACGAAATAGACTTTGTCATCGTGAATTTTGAACATTGCATTACGCTCCTTCTTGTTCATACAAAAAGGGCGGGCTCCCTAAAAACAGGAAGTCCGCCCTTTAAGCGAAATTGTGAATGTACGAAAGGCATAAAACCCTTTCGATATAGAATGTTATCTATCGTACAATTTTTATTGTAGTCGGTTCGCACAGCTTGTCGAGTAAATCAGGTGCAATTTTTATGGTTTGCAAATCCCACACGCCGAATACCCTTCCTGGATGAGCTCATCGCGGGGCCCCATATAGTCGATTCGATTCTTTTGACTCATCGATTCGACTGCAGAGCAATCGGGTTTGTGAAACTTCATAGTGCTCGTGTTCAGAACGTATGTCTCGTCTATGACAAGTGAAGCTTTGTCCTGTTCATCCTTGGAATCTGCAGCACTACCGGCTTCAATCCGATTTTCATCATGATATTCACCGGAAGTGAAACTTACCTCTTTGCCATCCGAGGTGCAGTAAATATCACCCAGCAGGTCTGTGCGATAAACCTCGACACCTTTGTTTTGCAGCTTGTCGAGTGTTTCCTGATGTGGATGACCGTAACTGTTCCCTGTGCCACAAGAAATCACAGCATATGTTGGATTTACCGCATCCAGAAAAGTCTCTGAGGTAGATGTACTTGAGCCATGATGCCCTACTTTCAGAACTGTTGACTGAATGTCTTGTCCCGATGCAAGTATCACGTTTTCCGCTTCCTGTTCTGCATCTCCGGTAAAGAGGAACGAGGTGTCTCCATAGACAATACGCAAAACAATCGAAGTATTGTTCGTGTCATCGGGAACAGAATTAACACCAACTATCGTGAATTCTGCTTTCCCTAGAGTATAAGTGTCTCCCACATCCGGTATCGTGATGCCTCCGCCTTTCTGTTCCGCGTGGCTTGCAAAGTCCCGAAATGCTTTGCTGTCGTATTCTGTCACAGGGCATAGAGTCATGTCCGCAGTGACGGCCTCAAAGGCACCGGACAAGCCGCCGATGTGGTCTTCGTGCGCGTGAGTCCCAACGACATAATCCAGGTGCCCATCGGTTTCACGCTGCATAACAGAATATAAGAGGTTAGAATCATCGACATTACCGCCATCAATAAGCATTGAGTGGCCGTCGCAGGTGATAAGGGCGGAATCCGCCTGCCCTACGTCTATAAAGTGAATGGTAAAGCTGCCGTCCACCGAACCGCCAGCCGTCTGTTCACTGCTTGCAGTGCTTTCTGAGACGACCCCGGTGCTGGATGGACTTTCCGATATTATCGGATTCTGACCGCAGCCGGTGAAGCTGAGTGCAAGGAGCGTAGCGATGATTGCCGCCGTGCTCCGGAATAGATTGTTTTTGAGTTTCATACTTTTTCTCCTTTCAACAAAAAAAGCGGACCTACCCCGCTATGGGATAAGTCCGCTTAAAATACAGATTGTGAATCCTACTGATTTTTAGTATCTGTTCACATTTTATATTGTACGGCGTTCGTATATTTTGGCAAGCGCTATTTTTCCCCAAACTTGATGTCGATATATACAATCTCAAAGCACAGTGCAGCGCTCAAGGCAAATCCGAGAACGATATACGACGGGTGAGTTAAGGACCAGCCAGGATTCGCTAGATACCCATGCCAATATCTAATGTTAAGTACAAAATTAAACACCGGCAGAATTAGATACCAGATGCTTTCCAGCACAATTTTGATGTCTTTTCGCATTTCACTCGCCTCGAAATTCGAGCGGAATCATGGTCCGGCGCTTTTGGCTTTCTGAATACCAGATAACGCCAAATCCGACCAGGATAGCGAAAATGATGATTTTCAAAAGCTTCTTCATTTATTTCTCCTTTTATGCTGCGGATGCAAAGATGTCACCGCAAGGGCAGTTATAAAACATTTTATACCGACTTGTCACGGCCGATATATCCCAATTCTTAATATCTCTCTCCTTTTTTAGAAATTTTTTATCGCTGCGAATATCTTTATGGCATCGTGATATTCGCAGAATAATTGTTTATGCTTTGCTCATTTTTGTCAGTCGCTTAGCAACTGACATGATGAGCCATTTCTGGGTTTTCTCCGAGAGTTGGCGGGGCTTGCATTCGATTTTCTTGCGAATCCCGCAGGTATTTTCGCCGTTGTAATATAGCAGAACTCCTATACCATCAGGAATCTCATCTTTGACCTTCTTGTATAGCGCTAACGGCATCGCATAGTAGTTACAGTGCCCCACAAAGTTGTGGCCATGGTCAGAGTGAAAGTCACTCACGGAAACCTTAATTTCCACGCAGGTGACGACGGTGTCGATGGTGTATGTATGTTTCGTCTTATATAGCCTGCAGAACCGTTCCGTACACGGTTCATTACGAAAACTCCAGTTGGCGATATCTTTAGGGCATGATACTTCCTGCGTCCACTGCCGGACGGACGGCATAACTAAGTCTCTGTCCTCATCCCTGTACATTGAGAGTTTGCAGGTCCCACATTTTGTTTCTGATGTGAAGCACTCTTGGACCCGAACGAAGTCAACAAGGCCGGATTTTATCGAACCGCACTCGACAGGTACTTCCAGAGCGTCGAAGCCTTGACGGAACGAATCAACCCGGTATCCACCATAGCTAGTAGGATGCCAAACCTTTAGCGCTGATTCGATTTTTTGAGTCAGAAGAGTTTTTGCCATGGCTGCTCCAATCCTCATCGAATGATTTCGTGCGCAATAACGTCGGATTCCGTACAAAAGATATCGCTGTAATCGGCCTCATCATTGCCCGCACAGACCTCATGCTGATATGGTGCCGTGCCCTTGCGTTCAATTTCAATGCGCCAAATGCCATCGATATAGCGCACGACAATAATGGTATCGTCGTCCAGGAATAACCGAACTCCCTTGATATCGAAGCAACCAATTTCATCGACTCCATAGTTGGAATTTTCCAGGCAGACAAGGTCGTCACTGGACCCATAAATTTTGACCACGTTGCACCTCACACCGTTTTCTGTTCGCTGGTGACAATGCGCGGGATGAATAGAAATTCAGTTTTTCTTGTTTCAGCGTTGGTTCTCCGAATGACCGTGCCATCCCGAACGATTTTCACGCCATCCTTATTGATGACAGGCTTTTCTTTGCCGACGAAGTTCATCAGTTCCAGCTCTTCAACAGTGTAGTTATCCCGGTGCAGCCATTCCGTGAGCTCACCGTCATCGTCGAAAACCGGGATAGCCTCGCTTCCCAGCGTGCTCCTTGCTTCAAACTTATTCATAGTTTTTGTCTCCTTGCAACAATTTTTTATGCGATTTATCGGAATTTTTGGGGCTATATCTTAGTTTTGCAACATCCATATAGCTGCAAAGACTCAAGTTGATGGCATTACCCAGCTTTCTTGGTTTTCTTGGTTTCGGGCTTTACGATACCGCCGTTGGCATCGTAGACATTGTATGGGAAGTCACCGTTATTGACGCGCTTAGCAACGCGCTGCCCGGTGGCAGTCTTATAATACTGGTTCAGTCGGTTTGCAGTACGGAAAAAGGCAAACCTTGCATACTGTGTGCCGCGCTTGACACGGTTTTCGCGCAGCAGTTCGTCCCGCAGCGTGATAGCATAATGTTCGGCTTCATTGTTGGTGAACCCCGAATAGAACACGTCCATGAACTTCTCGATATAAATAGCGGGAACATCGTTCATGGCAGCCACAATGATGGCCGCTGTTGTACCTGCGGAATTGAGTCCCGGCAGCGTAGCCTTCTTGATGCACTTGGTGGCGGATTCGATTTGCGTGCGGTATTTCATCAGCCATTCGCTCAAAGCTTCCTCGTGACTGAGGTTCGAGCCTGCGAACACGCGGCCGATGAGGTTTGCTGCGGAGAGAATCGTATTGTTCGTCCAGCTCATATCGTACTCGGACATCTGCACACGGTTCGCCATGGAGCGGATGTTCCCGGAATCGATGTGCTGAGACTTGGCGGCATTAAAGGTCACGTTCATACGCACGGTCACACCGGACTCGACGATAGCGAGCAGTCGATGCTGACCATCGACCAGCGTGCCATCGGAGGCAATGGCGATACCCTGATGCGTTGTATCCCAATGCCATTCTCTCATGTCTTTCGCCATCTTTTTGACTTTGGCGACGTTCACGTTCCGATTGTTATCGTTCCTCTCAAGCCATTTTGCCGCCTGTTCGGGCGAGATTTCGTAGCCGTCCCGAGTCCTCTGATTAAAATTATAGCGTCCCATCTGTAATTCCTTTCTGCCTATGTGGGCATATGTCTGATATTTGTTATGTGATATTCAGAAGGATTTTCCGATTTGTGATTATATTCGTGTTGGTCGAGTTGGCGTGGCTGCATCGAAACAGTGCGCAACGTTCTGAGTCTGTGCATAACACCTCCTCTCACCAGCGGCGATAAGGTATCCCTGCCGCTGAGGTTATGAGTCCTAGCTCTGTCGTCTGAATCAGCCAGAATCGCCAGCAGCTCATCGAGGATGCCGATATAGTTGTCGTCATTGATATACTGGATGGTGTTAATCATGGCTGTTTTCAGTGCATTGAGAGGCTCTCCGCGCATTGAACCGGAAGTATCGACAACGAACAAAGCTATTTCTTAGTCTGTGCGGGTGTATCCGTGGTCAGCTAACCATTTATGTACTTCATTCGTGACGTTCAATGTATCGATGGAATAGCTGTTAACTCCTAGTTTGCCATTGGAAAGATTCATGCCGATATTATAAATGAGCTTGTGGCCTTTCATTTTGCCGATGGTCGTTGTGCTTCCTGCGGCGAATGTTTTGACTCCGACGCCGAGTTCCGAGTTATTCTCGTAGTCCAGCTCCTTGTAAGTAAAATTGTCTTGTACAAGAATCAGTTTTTTGAAAATCTGATGACTCTGCAAGATGCCATTATGAATGGAAAGGCAGTTTTGCCAATCGGCTTCAAAATCAATCCAGTTCCCGAATGTGGAAGCTGTCAATGGAGCATTAGGACTCTGGTTGATAGCCGCTGCCTCTTGAAGCAGCAGTTTCTTAGGTGTTTTGTATTCCGCTACCGGATAGTTAATTTCGCCCTTGCACAGTATTTTCGCAAATGCTTTGACGGCAAGCTTACCAAAGATAACGCAGAAGCATCCGCAGAAACCAAAAAATGCGCCAAGCAGATAGAATACAAGTGTTGCTGTATGGATGCTTTCGGGGTCGTATCTCTGCGCTGATGCCTCCGAAATAACAAGGCCAATTGGAATCAGCAGCAAGATAATGCCGAAAATTATAAAGGCGATTCCCATTGTTACCCACATCCGACCCGTACCTGCCGGGGTCGCATATTTCAGTGCTCTTTTCCGTTCTTTCTCAGACGGAATCATCTTATCCTTTTTGGCTGCCATGATTTCCTCCTCCTTTTAATCGTGAAATCTGTTGTTGATTTTCTGAATCAGCCAAAGCTGAGCTGCTCCGAGTCAGTTGAAAAGAAAGCCGCCTTTTTCTTTGCCTGCTCTTTTGCGCTCTTACTTATCGGTTTCTTCGTGCCGTCCAGATGATGCTTGCTCTTGTACGAATAGCCTTTCCAGGCAGCCTGATAGGAAAGGTAGCCATATCCGTTAGCATTGTCCAGGACCTTATCAGTTGCGGCCTCGACCACAACATAACGGGGCTGGTTGGGCTTTGAGAGTTCATCGCTTTTCACGACACGATAGCTCTTCTTCTCATCTGCGCCGTACTTGGAAAACGGTAATGCGGATTCCTTTTTGGGCTTGGATTTTGCCTTGGCGCTTTCGATGCTTCCCTCAACGGAATCCACCAGTTCAGAGTCAAAGAACGCCTCATCAAGAGGTACGTTGGGGCTGTTCTGCTTCTTTGCTTCTTCGATTTTCTGATACATGGCATCTTCGGCGCGGCGCATCTTCCAAACCTTGATGAGGGCTTTTTCCGGGAACGTGATGGTCAGTCCCTTTTCCGCCAGCATCTTTCGGACAGCAGGCGTAGCGAAAGACTTGTATTTTGCATACGGTCCTTCTTTGTGCTGCTCGATTTCATGGCTTACCTGAGTCATATATTCCTCAAACGCCTTGTTCTGGTCGAGCCAGAACTCGACTTCGGAATAAGGAGAATCATGGTCCACGGTTTTTTGAAGTTCGCAACTCTTCGCATAAGCAAGACAAGCGTCTTTCACATCGGCAAAACCAAGCCCAAAATTATCGTTCAGAGTGTTTCGGCGTGCTCCATCCATCACGAAATAACGGCTTCCTTGCTTGATGATGGCGATACCATCTCCGGAAGTGATAGTGGTGGACTCTTCCGCATATCCGTCGTCAGTCCAGCGGTCGATAATCGATGCCGTATCCTGTACAAAGCCTTTTCGGCAGGTGTAATAATCCGCGCCGTTGTAAGCTCGTTTCGTGATGCACTTGGTAATTGCGTCAATCAGAGCGTCTATATCCTTGATTTTTACGCTGTACATCAGGTTACTTTTGACGTTCCAGACAACGCCATACGGCAACCCCAATGCCATCATGGAACACGCACACTGCAGAAAATGCTTATGTGCCAGGCTGCTGATGAACTTGATGCAGTAGACGGTATTATTCTTTACGACATCCGCAAGGCCCGAGGTATAAATTACTTTATGGTCCTTAGTATGAATGTCGATATCGCCACGTGCCTGAACATATTCATCGGGAGTGAACACGGTTCCAAGCCGCATGCTGAGCGACATTTTGGCTTTTGCGTTCACAAAAGGAGGCTTGACCTGTTTTACATACCTGCACTGATTCGTTTCGAGTGCTGTGAGCAGTAGAACCTTATCCTCGACCGTTGCACCCTTCTTGATTTTCAAATACTGCATGTCTTTATGCAGGTCCATGTAATACGCAAGTGCGTCATCTATATCGTAGGAATTAAAGAATCCTGCCTGCATGTAGATGCTGATGCAGGGAGACAAATCAATCATTGCATCTGCCGTCTGGATATCAATGGTCGTGGTATCATTACGTTCAATCGGTGTGACTTCCAACAGCTTATAGCAGGCATCTACATCCTCGATGAATTTATGGTCAAACATCTCAGAAAATGCGAACGGATGCGGAAATCCGCGAAGAGTTTCAGTTGGGGTCATCAGAGATTTATCGCTCAACGGATGGTCTGAGTTTACGAAAATGATTCGCTGCTTTCCTCGGCTTGCTGCGACACAAAACAGATTCCGAAGAATCTCATATCGTGCCATCGGTTTGCTTGTGCGAGACGACCAGTATTCTTCCGTGAAATCAAACACAACGCAGATAGGCCGCTCCATACCTTTGCTGCCGTCAAAAGTCGTGAAGATACCAACATCCGAGGAGGGTGCTACTGCCTTATTCCCATCATTGTCTGCGATACTTGCATAGACATGATGCTTGTCATAGAGGTTCCCCGGTCGATTCTCCAAGTCGTTGAGCACCTTCGTCATGGCTCCAATTCGAGCACCCAGGCAAAGGACATTTTTGGGGTTCTGCTTATTCAGGAACTCTGTCACTTCATCGACCGACATCTGTTCCACGATACAGGAGCTATTTACGCCGTTGATGGTCTTGCCCCAGATATTGCCGAGTCGTTCTGCCAAGTCATGAGAAATACGGAAGCATTTCGTGAAAACCACCTGTTCATGGCGGCCGAGAAAATCCTGCATGAACTCCCAGACATCCAGCGCTGTATCATCGTAGATTTTCTGCTTCATATCGCCCACTGCAACGATTTGAAGGCTCGGATTCTGAGAACGGATATATTTGAGTAGTTCCGCAATCTCGTCATTGATATCCTGATACTCGTCAATGATAAGAGTATCAATCGGCGGAATCGGAATTTTCTTTTCCAATACCATAGCGAGCTGTTCACCCTGCCCGCAATTTCGGATTCCCTTTTTGTTCAGCAGCAGGCTTGCAAATCCGTGATAGTTCTGGACCAAGACATTATGATTTTTGATTTTGTCTTTGGCGTCAAGTTTGAGTAATCGGTTATAGGTCAAGTACAGGATACGCCGTTCTGGAGGGTACGCATCACAGAGCACGTTGATGGTCGATGTCTTTCCGCTGCCAATGCAGGCGTCACACAATACGTTTTTTCCCGACAATGCCAAATGTACGAATTCCTGTTGTTCGCTTGACAAGTCGTTCAGCGTCATAGCTATATCTCCTAACAACAAAAATGCCCCGATAGCATCCAATCCAGATGCCGTCAGGGCACAATTTTTATCTTATTAGGGTTATTATATCTGATTCGCACAGATGTGCAAGCGTTTTCCTCCCCCCCCAAAAAAAGGAAAGACCCCTACCGATTTTCGGTAAGGGTCTTTCTGCTATTACTGCTGGAGTTCCCAAATTTCAATATTCAGATTCCAGGCTTTTGCTGCATCGCTGATGATTTCCAGAACCGTGTCCCAGTCGCCTCCGGCAAGGCCGCAGCCTAAACCATATGGCAGCCGGACGATTGCGCTCTGATTCTTTTGAGTACAGTCTCGGAAAAATGAGAACAGTGCAGTCGCTAGTGCAGCGTAATTTGTTTGTCTTTCGCCCCGGCCATAGCCATTTTGGCCGAACAGGTTCACGATGTACAGCTTCGGCTCTACCAGAACTTCTTGATAAGTCCCAAGCTTGTTGCCATCACTGCCATAGCAAAGTCCCAGATAGTGCCGATATACTACCGGCCATTGGCTGCGAATTTGCATCGCGAGTCCGGCTCCCATCACGCCTTTGCAATTTACTTGCTGGCAAATGTAAGTTGGCTTACTCGCAGAAAGTCGTGAAAAAATATTGCCGTCGATAAATTTAATGCCCATCTTACTTACCACCCTTTCCAAATTTCGAAGCATTCCCTGGATAGATGGTGTAGTCCGTGCCATAATCAACGTTATTGTCTCGGTATACGAGCTCTACATTCGACATGCTGGTATAGAAAACCTTGTCTCGGTAACGGCTATCGCCGATTTCAAATTTGATGTTTTGCCCGTTGTCCACGATTTCGTAGCTTACGAGAGCGGATACGGTCCAAATGTTGTCGTAGCGAAAATGAATGTAATTGTATTCCGGTTTCATCTCAGCACTTTCCGGTGTAGACAATATCTGACCCGGAATATCTTCGAGTTCAGACATTGTGGTACTTGTCACAGTGCTGATTGCGTCCTCACAGCCAGCCAAAGGTAGAGCCAGGCAGCACAGCACCAAAGCAGTCCCAATAAATTTTTTCATAGTTATTCCTCCGTCTGATTTTTATTGTACGCAGTTCGCACAAAAGAAAAAGCTACCCAATAGCCATAAGGCCACTGAGCAGCTCAATGTAAATCCTATTTTGTGTTTGATATCTGTCGTACAAATCTGATTGTGCGAGCCTCGCACATCAGGTCAAGCCATGTCGGCAGCTACGCATCCTGGCACCTACGGTTTCTGTGGACAAAAGGATGCAGCTACACAAACAAAAAAGCCCTACCCGCATTTTACTGCAGGCTTGGTTTGCTTTTTGCTCTGTGGCGTTTAGCCCTCAACAACAAAGGTGTAGCTGTCTTCTTTCATCGCGACAAGGCCCTTGAACGTCTGGCACTCAGCTTCGTCCAGGAATGCCTTGATGGTCAGGCTAGTATCCTCATTATCCAGCCATTCGGGACGCATTCGGACAACGAGGTCGTGTAGCTCTCCGAGAACATAGGCCATCAGGTCATGGTCGCCCAGAGCCTCGCCAATTGCTTCATCATCGCATTCGACGGGAAAGCTGATGGATGCGGCAAGGCCGTCAAGTTCATCATCGTCTTTGGGGCGGATTACAGTGGCTTCGAGTTTCAAAATACTGGTGTTCATAGTGAAATTTCCTTTTTTGTGTGTTGTGCTTTATCTTTCGACATCTTTAATTGTATTTAATTCGCACGGATGCACAAGGCAAAACTGTGGCAAAATTGTGGTAAAGACAAGGCGCATAGAGCTTGTTCCGTCACCAAGCCGGAAAGCTCAAGAATCAATTGCTTTGCTCAAATATGTCATCTTGTGTGTTTTATTGCCATTTGTTGTAAATTAGCGCTTGCTTTTTAGTACGAGATGTGCTATTATAATTACAGAAGATGACATTATTATACAGCAAATGACACATTTGAAAGGAGCACACCATGATTTCTGTTAACCTCGCCACGCCCGTGATTTTCTATAAGCAGCTGCCCGGCATCGCTAAGAAGCTGGATGTGGATGCTGATTTTTTGAAAGGCTTTCTCACCAACGCCAGGTGTTATGTCGAGGATGCCGGAAAAGGTGAAGTGCTTGAGCTGGACAACTCGGCCGACACGATAACGAAAGTTGTCGCAACCCATGAGAAGCGCTTTTACGGTGCGGAGGCCATGGTGGAATTCGCCAAGAGCAAAGGCGTGGATATTCCTGCACTGAACCATTTTGAACTTGGTGCAGATATCTCTGCCCATGCAACGGAAGACCAAGTTGCCAACATCACTGCATTGGCCGCACGAGTCGAGCGCCTCAATAGTCGGTACAAGAGTCTTGCCCGGCTTGAAGCCCCGGACGTCATCCTGATGAACGAAGCAAGGATGGTGCGTGAGGCAGTAGAGCAGCTGGAAGATAACAGCGGTACTTACTTCCCGGCTCTTAACCAGAATGGGGTTGCCTATCAATCCTTGAAGGATATTGGGTATTCCCTTGTCACCGGTTGGGACAAGTCGGTGCTTGAAAAGAACAGCAATAAGGATACGGAGGCCACCTTTCCCAAAGAGCCCGACTTTCAAAGGCTGGCATCGCTGGTCAAAAAAGCCATCGGAACCCGCACACAGGGTAAGTTTGCGTTTCAAGCGGGGCTGACTCGTGGATATATCAGTAACCTTGCGAACGGCAACGCGAAAGCTCAGCCGACCGAGAATACCATCAAGAAAATTGCAAGCGCAACGGATGCTGTCACGGAGAACGAGCTTCGTATCGCCTGTGGGTATGAGCCCTTGCCTGACGACGGGAAAGACAAGCTCTCTATGCAGCGTGCAAGCATGTCTGATGACGCATGGCAGAAAGACAACGTGGATGCATTCCTCTCTTTTCTGAATGAAACGATTCCAATGTCCACTCCTCTTTCGTCCACTGAAATTCTTCAAGCTCTTTTCAAGGAAAAATACGGTGACAAGAACGACCAGATTCTGCTGGAAAAGGTCTCTGCCCCCGGCACCTATCGTGCGGAAGGTACGGCTGCTAATGTCATTCTACCCATTCGTCTATGTTGGTTCAGCTTCAAGCGGATGCTGATGCAGACCCTCTATGTGGGACTTATCGGGCATTACAGCAAAAATGATGAGCTGTACATTACCGGATACATTTCTTCTGTGAAAGAGCTGCATGACGCGGTTCCGGCGCTGCGAGGCGGCATTGATGCGGCCTATGACGCGAGTCTGCCGGAGGGAATCGACATCATGAAGTTCCCGGTATTTTACACGGCTTCCAATGTTCAGGAAGCATACAAGCGGGTCCAGCAGAAAATCGTCTCCAAAATTGACGATTACTTTGCCAGCGAAGTGAAGGTTCGCGTTTCCGGCATCGGCTTTTATACTGATACCCTCTCGGATGAAAAGTTTGTGGAATTCATGCGCCTTCATAAAGCAGCGCTGACTGCTCCTTCTGCTCCTATCGAACTCCGGGACATCTATGAAAACGTTGTTGAACGTCACGGCCGCCCTGAGGATTTCCTTGTGGAAGACAGCGACTTTGACTGTAAGGCTTCCGTTATCACCTATGCGATGAACAATGAGACGGTTCTCTGTGCAGGACAGGACATCTTTGACGGGATGCTGGGCAGCAAAGAAACCGATGCAGAAAATTGCTCTTGCGTTTCTGTCTCTGACAAAGAGTTTGCCCGTCTGCATTCCAAGTTTGGCCTCAAGAAAGAGGACGTTCTGGAAGCTATCAAGGCATACGCGCAGGAGCTCGGTCTGGAGTACGGCCCCGTCAACTATTTCATGATGTGTGACCCGAAATATGCAAACGACCTTGGCGAGATTGTGCAGTGAATCGTTCTGAACGCGGTAAGATGATTTGCTGCCCTATCGGTTGATACAAACAAAAAAAATAAGGCTGCTACCCATTACTGGGCGGCAGCCTTTTGCGTTTGAACAAAAGAAAACGAGAACACCGTCGGCAACGGAGTCCTCGCAAAAGATAGTTCTTTTTGATTACGGTTTTAATTATATGGAACCCGCAATGCATTGCAAGCATTATTTGCCCGCTTGCTTTTTCAGCTTATCTCTCGTTTCCATGAGAATGATTCCGAGCCGATTCTGACCCGGGATGTTCCGGCATTTCTGGCAGTGGCAGTTGCCCCAGTAATTGTCATGCCAGCTGGTAGTATCCTCCTCAATAAGCTGTGTACCCGTTTCGAGGAGACGCTGCTTGAGGTCTTTATTCTGTTCGAATTTAGCCATCACCACGCGGCGCATTACATCGTCCCGGGTTTCGTCCCAGTTGGCAGGGAAAGCCACATGACGGCCAAAATGCTTAGCCGTTGCCGGAGGCATGTCTGAAAATTGTTTGCGCTCTTCCAGCGGAACCTTGTGGCTCTGAAACGCTGCTTCGGCATTCTTGTAACGAATCCCATTCATCACAAATTCGCAAGAATAATAGTTACTCATAAACCAGTAGCGAGGGGTATCTTTTCTGAATCGAATCATACGAATCTCCTATTCTCTATCTCATGCGGCGGTTTTATTGCCGCTGTTCTTTTTCTCTACTGCTGTACTCAAAAGACCATCAAACAACTCAACTGCCGTAGACACAAACAGCTGGCTCTGAACCGAGATTTTTCCCGGCTCCGGAGTCCGCTCTTTCATGTGCGCAGCAGCATTATAAATTGCCGCCAAAACCCCATGCTTCATCAAAACCACTTCTCTGATATCGGGACTTTCAGCGGCAAGGAAGCTGGCGAGGTTGTAGGCCCGCCCAAGCATCAGCTCATCGTACAGCGGAGCATTGTGCTGGACCATGGTAGTGTAAACAGCAGGTTGTTCTCCGAAAGTGCTGAATCGGATGCCTCGGAATCCAGAATTCAGCTCATACAAAAGCGCGAGGCGTTCGGTCAGAAATACTGCCGTCTCAGCAGTCTTCTTTGCCGTTTTATCAGATAATGGAGCGGCATTGTTCTGCTGTGCCGCGTGCAGAATTTTTTTGGCTAAAAGCCGTTTCGCATATTCCTGCACATCGTGGTCAAGCTCATAGTAAATGTGGCTTGCCGTCTTGTTTGTACGCATCTTGTTACCTCCTGGTTCTTGCCGCCTTCTGTTGTTCGACCCACGCTTCGGCTTCCTCTACTGTGGCATACACTGCCGTCTCACCGCGCCGGGCAATCTGTTTTCGGGCATTCTGAGCTGCCTGCTCACTCTTGTAAGTTTCATAGCCAATGTAGGACCCATCCCATCGGGCAAGGCAGCAATAATATTCGTGGCTCTTAGCGGGAGCTGTCGGGACAAAGGGAGGTGGTACTGCGGGTGTTGCCTGAGTCGGCTGTGCGGCAGGAATCGGTGTTCCAGTCTTTCTGGCAATTAGATTCTGCTTTTCTGCCATCCAGGCATCAGCTTCCTTCGTACAATAGAAGTACTTTGCTTCGCAAGTATTGAACAGTGAATAATACAGATTCAACATTTCTTTTTCACTGTTGCAGACCTTCTTGCGAGCCAAATTGTAGCTTGCATCGTAGTAGCAGCAGATGAAAGCATCCCCACGCGGTGCTTTCTTCGTCTCGTTTTCCTTGTAGTCTGGATACAGCTTGGCGAGGTCTTCTGCCGTATTCTTTTCCGGGTCCAGCGTGGATGCGTCGAACCCATTCGGAAGTTTCCAGTCATGAGAACTGATGATGTCCAAAAAGCTGCTTGCATAGCGCAATGTCCAGCGCCCAACATGGACGAACCCAAAACTTTCAAGACACCGAATCTGTTTCGGGGTAGCCATTCCGCTGGCTCTGCGAGCAATGAGTCGTTTGAGAATTGCAGCGGCAAGGCCCTGAGATTTGATGGCATCCCCTTTTACGCCGTAGCACGAAATACTATCGATGATGTCATCGGAAGGCTCCTGCCTCTCACTCTCAAACATCGGCTGATAATCGTTGAGTTCCGGCGCTTCGATGCTGAAAATGTACTGCAGCGGGTCAACCAATCCTCTCGGCTTTTGACGCTGTGCCTTGAGCTTGCGCTGAATCGTATCCTGCTTTTCGAGTTCACACAGTGCTTTCCGCTTTTCCTCGTCCAGCTCAGTCTGTGCTTCCTCGATTGCCTCAATCAGCCCCAATTCGGGACTCCCGAAATTTTCCTGGCTATTCGAACCGGTGAGTGCCGCATCCGCCAGCATATCGGTGGTCTTTTGTGCCACTTCCGGGTCTTCACAGAAAATATCAGCAGGATGGCAAAGACTATGTTTCTTTGTCAGCCACAGGAAATCCAGCACGAGAAGATTCTTTTTCCCTTCACATAGGCGTGTTCCGCGTCCCACAATCTGCGCATACAGGCTACGGCTCTTGGTAGGACGCAAGCAGATGATACAGTCAACGGTCGGGCAATCCCAGCCTTCCGTCAGGAGCATCGCGTTCGTCAGCGCCTTGTACTCGCCATTGTCAAACCCTTTCAGAACGTCCTTCCGGTCCGCAGACGCGCCATTGACTTCTGCGGTCTTGAAGTTTCGCTTATTGAGAATATTACACAGTCTTTTGCTGATTCGTACCAGAGGCGTAAAGATGACAGTCTTTCGGTTCTGGCATTCTCGCACAATGGCATCCGCAATCGTGTCCAGATACAGGTCAAGAACATTGCCGAGGTCCTGAGCACTGAAATCACCGGCATTGATATGAACCTTGCTGATGTCTACCTCGACCGGAATTGTCTTCGTGTTAATTTTGCAGAGATATCCTTCCCGAATTGCATCCGGGAGCTTATATTCAAATGCAAGACTATCAAAGATATCAGATAGGGATTTCATGTCGCTTCGGTCGGGTGTTGCGGTCACGCCCAACACTTTGGCATCGATGAAATGCTCGAGAATTCCCTTGTAAGTTTTGGCTGCCGTGTGATGCGCTTCATCAATGATGATAGTCCCGAAATAATCACGCGGATACTTCATTAACCGATTCTGCTTAGAGAGAGTCTGAACACTGGCAACCACGACCATCTTATCGGAATCGAGCGCCGAGCTTTGCGCTTTCTCTAACGCGGTCTCTAGCCCCGTCACCATCTTGAGCTTGTCGCTTGCCTGCTGTAAAAGCTCTTCCCGGTGCGCAAGAATCAAAACGTGTTCGCCCTTTGCCACCTGGTCGTTCACGATGCTTGCAAACACAATAGTTTTGCCGGTTCCGGTCGGCATCACAACCAGCGTTTTCTTATTCCCGGCATCCCACTCTCTATGAATCGCCGCAGCAGCTTTCTGCTGATATGGCCGTGGGTCAATCTTCTTTGTTGTAATCATATTTCACCCAAAAAACAAGCAGGCCCGAAATGAGCCTGCCTTACTTTTTCTCAATTTAGTTCATTGCCCGCTGCATCACAAATATAATGCCGGTTGCCAAAACCATAACGCCAATGTCTCTGACAACGGTTCCGACCTGTTTATCATTGGTAATGTCCTGATTCCATTCAAATCCCCAACCAATCATAGCGACACCAACCACAATCAAAATAATACCAACAATCGTTAAGCTTTCTTCTGATAAACCGTACATAGTGCATTTCCTTTCCGCAAACAAAAAAGTCCCGCACAAACAACTCATGCGGGACAACGATAAGATATATTTTTGGTTTATATTTTTCATTGTACGTAATTCGCACAGATTGACAATAGAAAATTACAAAAAAAATCCCGCATGAGCGTCGCTGCTCACACAGGAAAAAATTTCTTAATATTCAGTGCAGAGAACCGTCAAAAGGCTGGAGAAGTAGTACATTGCGATGGTCGTGATTTTCACAGCATCGCTTCCCTGCCCGTTTGCAAGGCGTGTAAAGGTTCCGCCGTTCTTGAGTCGGGTCATGGTCAGGTACATGAGCATATAGGTGTTCACATAGACGTCTGTATATCGCTGACCGTCGTCCTCGTAGCGCTGCGGGATACATTCCTGACTCAACATTTCAATGAGCTGATACCAGGATTTCAGATACAGAGGGCTCTTCGGTTCATTCAGAGCATTCTGAGCCTGCTTCTGGTATTCTTTCAGAGTTTCATCAGTCAGGGGCATAAACTCGACGTTTGCAAATTTGTCACGGTTGTAGTAGAGCCACAGCGTGGCATTGGACAGGTCCATGCAAATACCGGCAAGCTTCTCTGCTTTTTCGTCCTCCATTTGAGTCACCGGAACGCTCGGGTCATCGATTTCGGCATCTTCGGAAGTCATGTCCACAATCCTGTAGCTGTTCTCTTCTGCCCGAATTTCAGAACTGACGAAGCGCTTGAAATCTTCAACGAGCTTCCGATAAGCTTCGAGCTGAGCATTTTCTTTCTGTTCACTCATAATGTGTATCTCCCTTTTGGATTTCTTATTATATGGATATTGCACTTTTTTGCAAGGGCTTTTAACCCAAGCACCTTTTGCGCCGTTTGTCAATGGCCACAAAATATCAAAGTACTGGTAAAATTAAGGTGGGAAGACGTTCTGGAACCATGAAACACAGAGCCCTGCCTCTTGCTTATGGCTGCTGACTTTTTTCAGCCTGCGTTCTGGCTGTTCTTCTTGACATCGGCTGCAACCTTCAAGCGGCGTATGTACTCTTCGAGCTCTTCCAGCGTATAGGTTTCTTCCGTCTCAATCGGCTCTTTGGCATCTTTGGGCAGATAGCTTTTCGTACAGACAAACTCAGGGCTCGTTACAGGGCAGTCCAGGACAGTTTCATCGTACAACTCTTTCTCGATGTTGTGGTAGAGAAAGAACGGGATATGCCGCCCGCAATCGTCATCCGATTCTGTCCAATCCGGGAGTTCCTGGATTTCGCGGCCGTATGTTTCATACAATACCGTGTTTGCCCGAGCATTGCCAAGAAGAGTGTTGAACAGCTTAAAGTTTTCTCTCACTTCGCGGCGGAAGAATTTCGGGAGCGAGAACTCCTCGTATTCCAGCTTCGTATCAGAACGTAGATAGTAGCGGTACTGCGCCTCGACCGGCATGAATTCAGTCGTGTTGTTCAGCTCTTTCAAAGCGTTGAGTCGTTCACTCGTTTTTTTGACATTATGTCTTGCAAAGCCCAGATACGCTGAAACCAGAATCATCAGAAGAAGAGCTGCAAGGATAATGACAATGAGCCATTCCTCGCCTTCGATATGCGGCAGGTGTTTCAGAATACTATCCTGGATAGCATAAGGAAGGTCATCGAACCATTCATAGAACCCAATCGGGTCCTGATAAGTATGGGGAGCCATGATTCACCCTCACCGCCATCAGTAAATAAACTTGCATTCCCGGCGTTCCCGGCCATTGCCGCACCAGTAATGCCGCCAGCGGGGGGTTTTGCCTTCCCCATTCTTTTTGTATTCTTTGGCCGCATTCTCACCAACGGTATACGGTTTAATGTTGATTCGCTGTGCCTTTCCCTGAAACACGAATACCGGGCGGTCACGCTTTTTGGAAGTTTCCAAGCGGACATCAGGGTTCTTGCTGGCAAGATAGTTGGCGCACAGGATTGCCAGCCGGACATAAGGCGTTCCGTCGTCAAAGACCGAAGGCACTTCTTCCATTACGGCCGGAACACTGATACCGTTCACTTGCCGCTGTCCTGCTGCCTTTTCCAGATATTCTTTCGTACTCCGGGTTGCTTCCGTCAAACTCTGATTTTCCTTGGCCCAGGCAGGCAGAGTCAGGAACGTGAAATCATCGTGGCTACCCTTAGTGGGGCCGACAAGAACGATACCGAAAGCTGTGGTTTTCTCTTTTTCGTCGAATTCCACATGCACGAACATACCGTTGTAGTCGTAGCTGTCATACACCGGGATAAAGAAATCACGAACCGGGAGTCGCTGCAGGATATCCTGATGAATTGCCACGTCATCCGTATCCATCAGCATTTTCTGAAACTCGTAGTCAAAATCATAGACCGTCTTCGTCTGATTCCAGCAGCCAATGGTAAAGCAGGGAAAAATCTGCGCAGCCAAAACACGCTCAAAACCCGGCGTGTTCATTCTCTGCGCCGCTGTCATGCAGCACAGCATCGCGGACTTGTTGTATTCTTCCAGCGTTTTTCCACACGGGTCACTGAATCCAAAATGGTTTCGGGTTTGTTTGGTAACGGCATTCGCCGTCAATGCGATTCTCAGCTGTTCATTGGTCATTTGTTATCCTCCAAATTATTTTTGATTTTTGCCATATGCAAACAGCGCTGGACCATCCCAATGGTGAATTTGCGAGTCGTCAGTACTGTCATGAGCTTGCCTTCATTACCCTTGATAGTTCGTTCCAAAATGTTCCAGGATTCGGTTTCAGGCTTGACATTGGTATATAAGTCCAGCGGAACATACAGCCACGCGATTTCACTGTCCCGCATCACGGCATAGGATTGCAGGATTTTATCAATTGCCTCTACGCCGACCTTCCAGCTGGTGATTATGGTCCGGCTGATATCGTATACAATCAGGTGCGGTGCTTCATTTGCTTCCGTATCAACTTCAATGACATGAGCAATATACGGTTTCCCGTCCACCAGCTTATACCGATAAATGATGGACGGGATTTTCTCTCGAATCAATCTGTCATGTTCAAGCGCCAAGTCCGCGTACTCGCCCGTTGCATCAATGATGATGACTCGTCCCTGACAGGTCCTCAGTGTCGCTCTAATTTGCTTGCGGCACCAGGCAGAGCAACTCTCTTTGTACTCCGTCGAGACAAGAAAGAAATTCCTGCCCGGTGTGATAATGGGTTCATAGCTCATTGTTTATCCTCTGTAGCTTTTGTAATTCATTCACTTTTAATTGTCTGCGATTCGCACAGTTTCGCAACATGATATTGTCTGTGAATATCAGTTATCGGAGTCATAGTCCCTTGACAAAATTCGGGTCGTAGTGGGACAGGACTTCCTCGTTCAAGCTGTATTCGCAGTTGATAGTCGTTGCGTCATCCACATACATGCCTCGGTTTGCGTAGTATATCCCATCGATATAAATGGCGAACATGACGGACGGCATCAGTGCCTTTTCATTCACTGCGTAAATCAGGTATTCATCCAGATTATCCTTGACCACCGCGCTCTTATTGATTTGGGCGATTTGCTGTTCGCAAAGGAATACAGGGCAGCATACTCCTTCTTTTCCAAAACCAATTTTGTAGCTCTGGTATTCCTCGCCATACAGCTGCATGGCGATAGAATTGTATCCTTGGAGAAATCCGGTTTTTGTATGGATGACGGAAATCTCGCCTACCGTGCAGTTGTTCTCACGGATAGCAAAAGGGTGTCTCAGAATATCTTTCGTGTTGATGCCGCGCATGTACGCCCTTGCGTCAGCAGCTGGCATGTATTGCAGCAGGAACTTGGAATCATTCAGCCGGATGCCATAACCTTGCCGCAGCACTTTCGGAATATAGTGTGCCTGCCCGATAACGGCCTTGCCTTTCACGATATCGAAGGTGAACTCATATCCTTTCGATTTGGTTTGCTTAACAATCCATTGCAAAACTCCATCGCCTCCTTTTGCCTTCTCACTCGCTGGATAACCTTGTAAATACCAGGAACCGAGAGCTGATACTTTTCGGATAGTTTCTGCACCGGCACGCCACTCTCGTATTCTCGAAAGATATTCTCGTTGCGCGGTCTTTGTCTAATTTTGATGCGCTCGTTTTTGCGGTTTTCAGTCAGACCCGCATCATTGGCAACCATGCCGCAATATCCTTCTGTCACGTTGAATTTCGCAATCATTTCCTTGAGAGGGACACTGTTCTTGTATGCCGCAATTATTTCAGCTTTTCTGGCATCCTCAACCTGTGCCAGCTGAATTCTGGCTTTCTGCTTTGCGTCGTCTAACGCTCGATAGCATGTACGGACGCTCAACCTGTATTTTGTGGCAAGCTCCTCAATGGAATAGCCGTTGCCGTAGTCTTTCATGATATTGCGATTTCGCTCAATCAGCTTTTTGCTTGCAAACCTTGAGATGGTACTCAGCTCCTTTGCTTTATGCTTTACTTCTGATTGTCTGCAATTCGCACAAATGGGCAACTATTTTTGCGAAATAAGAAGGCAGGCTCCGAAAAGAACCTGCCATGCATATTAGAGGTTAAAGATGCCCAGCCAGCGCCGAAACTTGATGCCGAACAATTCCTGTGCCTGCTCGTAGTTCATGATAAGCTGGTTGCCGCCAGAAATCTCTGCTTCGAGGGAGTTCGGCAGCTCATCTGCAATGTATTTCAGTTCGTACCACGGTCCATCCGGCGGATAGGAGTAAATGAGCCTGTTCTGCTTCTTATCAACCCGGAACTTGCTCGGGTCAGCCTGCCATGCCAGTTCGATTTTCTCAATTGCAGCACGACCAATGCTCTCATCACCCATATAGTCGTTATAGTACAGGATACGCACATAGTCCGGCAAATCGATTCCGCATGCCTCGAAGATATCTGCAATGACACTAGACGAAGCGTGGAAGATATCCGGGAAGTATTCCTTGCCATTCGCATTTTCACGCATTTCCGTCGTCATCTCATCGATGCAAACAAGCATTCGGCGGACATATTCGCCATAGAACGCGGTTGTCAGCTCCGACATACTCTCATTCACACGCTTTGAGTTCTTGGCACCGCGCTCGTTGTCGATTTTAGCACCAATTCGACAGATGATAGCACGTTTCGAGAGGTCTTTTGTCAGCGAGGTAATTTTATTCGATGTGATAGATACAGCAGGATAGTTCACGAGCCTGTCCGAGATACCCCATTCATCGTTCTTGATTACCCGTTCTGAATGGTTCTGAAACTGGGTCTTGGCGAGGTCGTCGATGTTCAGCGGCAGTCCCTCACAAACTCGTTTGAGGCCGTCGATTCTTGTGGCTGTGAAATCCTCCGTCGTGTTCATCTTAACGGTCTCACCGCACATGAGTTTGACAAGAAATTTTATAAAGGTCGTCTTGCCGCCGTTTGAGTCGCCGTATATAACGCCGTACATCGGGAACAGCTTCGTATCGTAGTTGTTCCTCGATGCGAAATACCGCAGATACGCCATGAACGGAGTAGCCAGATACCAGGTCATGTACTTGAAGTAGTCCTTCTTGGCCTGTTCGACATCGCCGTAAAAGTAGTCCATGCCTGAGAAGAACTTCTGGATGCTCTTGATGTTCTTTGCCACCTCGCTGAGATTCGGATTGAGGTCGATATTCTCGTCGTTGAAGGTCATGGTCCCGGCATCATAGTCGATATGTAATTTCGGGAGCTGCTTAACTGCCTCAGCTGCCACACGCCGCACCTCGGTATATCGTTTCCCGAAAACGCGCATCGGTTCCGCTGCCACTACAATACGATTCGCCTGTACCGGCATCTTAGGCATGATTGGCTTGACGAGTTCCTGCATTTTCTTGACATCGGCAACTATCTCGTATTCGACCTCATCCTCAGGCTGTGCCTGTTCCAGAAAGACAAGCTTCTGCTTTTCAATAGACTGAAAGACGGGCACTTCTTTGATGTTCTCTTTCAGATAATCTTCCTGGTTCATGGTGTTCACGACTGCCTTATAGGAGACATTGTCGGAGCAGGTCTCCTTGAAGGTCTCGAACAGAACCTTGTAATGCGAAAATGCCGCCTCGTCATCGAAGCAGACGATATTCTCTCGCTGAATGCCGCAAAACGCCGATGCCGACATATTCGCACTGCCGGTGATGACTCGGACACGCTTATGGTCAGCGCTCTCCAAGATAAAGATTTTCTCGTGCGATTTCGTGTCCCGCGATACATACAGCTGCAAGGACCCGTCATAGAGCCTGTTCGCGAGGTTCCCTGCCGACTTAGCGAGCCGCTGCACGCTGTCGATTTGCACCGACATGATGGCAGCGATGTCGGTGGCGATGATTTTCTCGCATCCGAACACGACTTCCGCATACGAGAACTTGTTGATGACCTTATTTACGAACTCGATTCCGGACGAAAAAGTGATAGCATAGAGTCTGTCGAACCCGTCAAACAGCTCCTCCCAATTCGTTTCGACCGTATCAGCATATATCGCCTTCACAACACTCAGCGCCTGCGTGGAGATGCTCGCCTTTGCCTTCGTGGTTTTGTTCGCCACTGGTTTGAAGGGCTTATCCGTCTGCCCATCACTGTCCCCCGTATCCTCGCCGGGGTCTAAGAGTTCTTCCGGGCCTTCCTCGGTGTATTCGGGGCTTTCCGACACCATCATGTCCATGAGCGACATCTGATTTTCCAAGTCGTTTGCTTTTCTCCTTGCCATTTTGTGTCTATCCTTTCTAAACAGATTTGTGTCTTTTCTTTTGGTCGGGTATATATGCGAGCAGTTACGTTTTTAGCAACTAATCATTCATGTTTTTTTGCTTTTTCGGTTAAATCTGATTTTAGGTATTCCTAGTTTCATTCTACCACTTTAGCTGTCCCATTGTCCGGACTTCAAACCACTCGGTGCAAGTTTTATCCGCCTCAGCCGGATTTTATTCGTTTTTTCTTGTATCCTCTTCGCGTTTCGTTTAATTTCGTGTTGTTTCGTGAATACCAAAAACAGCAGCCATATTTATTGCAAATACATCATTGCATCGCTCTTTTTGTTCTCCAATTCCCATTGTATTCAATTCGCACGGCTGTGCAACTGACCGTAGAATATCAAACTGCTGGAAATCATGCCTTATAATATCAAAGTGCTGGTAAAATCAGCTTGCTTTGCTTCCGAATCGCTATATACACAAAGCAAAAAGCCGTCCACCCGAAAAGGTGAACGGCGTATACTTTTACAGAGGATTATGCCTGCGTTGCTTCTGCTTTCTTTCCGTTGTACAAGGCGGCGACCATATCGACCGCCTCATCCATCGACCGGCACTGGTAGCTGACGACCGTGCCGTTTCCGACCAGCATGTTACCGCTGCGCCAGAATGCTTTCGAGTCGGTTGTGTAAATGATGCTGCTCTCTACACGAAGCTCCACACCGCTGTTCGTCATGACCGTTTGCATAGTGTACCTCCTAAAATCGTCTTCCGCCGTACAGCCCCACGACCGTACCCAGTGCTTCTTCTTTCGACTGACAGTTGTAGCTGATGATTTTCCCGCTGCAGGTCAGCATCCTGCCGCAGAGGTTGTAGGTCTTGCCGTCCGATGCAATGAAGAGATTGCCGCAGCAATTTACCGTCACACCGGATTTTGTATACACTACCATGCTCTCACCGCCTTTACTGGTTTTGTTTGTTTCGTACTGTTGCCCTTTAACCCGCCGTACTTTGCCAAGACGAGACACAGGGCGTCTCGAATAGTCTCAGCATGCCCATAGACATGCCCATCGTCACCAATGACTTTTGCCCCCTGCATCCAGTAGGATGTATCGTCAGAGGCAAAGACCGTGTTGCCATTGAGGACCAGCGTTACGCCTGATGCAGTTTCGATTTTTGCTATGCTCATATTCGTTTTGCCGCTTTCCTGCGCTGTTTTTCTTCGATTTTGTATATTTCACGGTTTGTTTTCTGAACTTCAGTCGTATCTGATTTTTCGCTTTCATGCCGCCTATTGTGTTCTAAAACCGCTCTCGCAAAATCCATCTGTTCTTTTTTCGTTTGTCATTGCCCCTTTTTTTGTTCGGCTCAGCCAAAATCAACACTATGCCGTCCGGCGTATAAGCCGTTTCCGTAAGCTTTATTGACGGCCTTTTTGAGCTCCTCCTGAAACTCCTGCTCTTCCATCTCGTTTTCGCGGAATGCTTCCGCGAACGCCTTGTACAAGTCGTATGTCTCTTTTGCAGGATTGAACGGTGCAGTCCTGTAATATTCTGTTATAAACCATTTCTTACCGTCGAAGCTTGACAGATAAAATCTGGTGTTTGGAATTGGAATGCTTCCTATCATGCTGCTCACCATCCTCCACGACTAAGGCGAACCCACTCAGTTTTCGTGGTGTGATTAGTATGAGCATATACTTCATACTGCAGCTTGCGCTCATACTCTGCTCTTGACGCTTGCTCTTCCTTCAGCTCCTTGACTGTGGCGAGCAGCTTATCTTCTCGACCTTCCGCTTCACCCTTGGCAAAAGCTGCTTTTTCGGCTTCATCAATACGCCGGTATCTGTTCTTTCGCTCATTCTCGATGTAGAGCAATCCATTGGCAACTGCATTGAGGAACGCTTGCGTCTCGGACTCCGGAATTGGCTCTTTGCCCTCTTCATCTTTGGATACACAGAAAAAGCCATCTTCGTTATAGCAAATGAAATAGGGAGAGTTCGGGACCTGTTGTGTTTTCATAGTTCCCTCTCCTTTCATTTTTGTTCTGAAAGACTATCTGCCGGGAACACTTCCCGTTGCCCGCTGCTCGCCAGCGTGGAGGCTGTCTCTTCTGAGCAGCTACAGCCCTCGAAAGGGCTGCATTTTTTATTCCTTGTCTTTGGCCTTCTTATCCTTCATGAGAGCCTTCTCTTCCTCGGTCATATCCGGCCGAAAATGAGTGACTTCCTCACCGTTGAGAGTCTTCTCATGAATCAGATAGCCGCCTTCTACGCGTTCCATTGCTTTGTCGCCTCCTTCCTTTTGGCTATTCTCAGGCTGTTCGCCTTGAGTCATAATGTTGATGTTGCGGTCGGTCTTTGCCTGGATGCTGTTGGCACGGACGATTTCGCCCATATCGATTCCGGTCGCTTCTTTCACCGTCTGCATGGTTTGAGCCATCAGGATAGGAACGTTCCCGGAAACGCCGGATACGCCGGAGGCATCACCGCCAATGATAGACACCTTATCGATGCTGGACAGCGGCTGAGCCACACTCTTGGCGATGTCAGGCAGAACCTTGATAAGCATTTCGGCAACGGCCGCATCATTGTACTGTTTGTAGGCTTCAGCTTTCTGTTTCATAGCCTCTGCCTCAGCCAGACCTTTCTGGCGAATGGCTTCCGCCTCTGCTTTACCTACAAGTTCAATACCTTCAGCTTCCTGCTGCTTGGCAAACTTCTGCGCTTCGGCGGAACGCTCCGCCTCATATTTCTTGGCTTCTGCCTCTTTCTGGCGGCGGTACAGGTCAGCATCTGCCTGTTTGCGGACTTCCGCATCCAGTTTGCGTTGCTGGACCTCGGCTTCCTGTGCGGCAAGGTCTACCATTTTCTTCTGCTTGGCGATTTCAGCATCCGCTTCCGCTTCTTTGATTTCTTTGGCGCGGAGATTCATCTGAATCTGACCGGCAGCATCTGCGTCAGCCGCAGCTTTATCAGCTTCAGCTTTCAGCTTTGCCTTGGCGAGCTGCAATTCATTGTTGCGCTTGGCAATCGCAGTCTGAGCTTCCACTTCCTTGGCATTTGCAGCCATCTCAGCATCGGCTTTCGCGCAGGCTACATCACGGGCAGCCTGAGCACGGGCAATTTCAGCCTGTTTCTTTACGAGCTCTTCCTGTTCGATACCAATGGCTTCGATAACACCATGATTGTGGCCTTGAACATCCACTGCATCCCTGATGTCCTGGACATTAAAAGTCACGACCTCAAGTCCCATCTTAGCAAGGTCGGGGCGAGCATTCTCGATAACGCTCACAGCCATCTGCTTGCGGTTCGTCAGAATTTGGTCAACGGTCATGTCAGAGACAATCTCACGTAAATTGCCCTGCAGAACGTCATTAACTTTCTCATTGATGCCCTGCTCGTTCATGCCGAGAAAGTTCGAGATGGCTGCCTGCTGGCGGGACATGATGTATGCCTTGGCGTCTTTCAGACCGGATGCCTTCACTTCTTCATCCAGAACGGTAGAGTTTTCGCTGTAGACTTGAATCGTGACAACAGAGTCAATCCAGAGACTTACGCCGTTCTTCGTCTTAACACCTGTTTCAGGAGTCTTGACATCGATTTTCAAAAGGCGCATATTCAGTCGGTCAGCCCGTTGGAGAACGGGCAGAACAAATGTACCCTTTCCGCAAACCACTTTAGGCTTAGACAGGCCAAAGCCAGTTACAACGATAGCCTCCGTGGGCGGAGCTTTCTTGTAGCAGAGAAATCCAAAGAGAATAATCAGGGCTGCTACAATTCCAATCACGTATACCATAATTTTTATTTCTCCACATTCAATCTTTTAGTTGCTAAGATTCTCATCCCTACTGCATCGGTATCACCCCATCTCACAATCGCTCTGTCTTTAATTGTCTGCAATTCGCACGATTCCGCAATAAACAAAACCCACAGGTGAGAGAATGACCTGTGGGCTTCGAAAAGAGGTAATTATGCGCAAGCAGACACGGCATCGATTCGTGGCGACCAACTACAATCGCTACAAATGTCTCTTGCCGTTTCTCTTGTACAATTCTTATTGTACGGGATTCGCACAACGGCGCAAGAGCAAATTCGCTGAACCCCAGATATTTTGAGTTTGACTTTTCGAGCATGTTTTCTTTCACTCGTTTCAAAAAGGTGCGGTAGAACACCCCCCAGCGCAAAATGAGATGCATCTTCAACTACAATATCCCCTGCAAATTGCATTGGAATATAAAAGTAAAGCGTCCGTGAACAATTTTGCAATTAACTCCTGTAAGCCTGTAAAATATGGTATAATACTATCAGAATGAATTTGCAGAAGGGGAAAAAGCTATGACAATCGGAGACATTCTGATACAGACAAATCAGGCAAATCTCGATACAATGCTTCCCCTTACCGCAGTGCAGACGAGCGCAGATATTGAACGGTACTACAAAGAAGGCTACAGCGTCGGCATGACGGCCAGTGACTTCGCAAAGAAGTACCCGAGGCTTCCCATCGAAAGGATTTATGCCGCGCACAATATGCTGGCCTCGTTCTATTATTGCGAGCTAGATAATCCGATTGTTCCCATCGTTCTTTCCTTGAACATTTACGGCGGCAAGCGCCTGGCCATGAACGGTGAGTTGGACGAAAAATTTCAGCAGAGGGTTCTCGACACAGCTGAAAAGATTTCATCGGAAACATTTCCTTTATCCGCAGCTATCTTTTTTCCCTGGAAGACAGTCTTCGTGTATCGGTTCTTTCCAAATACATTGAGTTGTCCAATCCCGGTGAGGACTTATATGTTCTCTTTCTTGACCTGTATCGCACCAGTGATTTTGGCTTTTCTTCCCTCAGTGAGAATGGCCTGCAAAAGGTTTTTGCTGGAAAATCTCAAAAGCAAAAGCAAGATACTGAAAAAAAGCTGTCCAGCCTGCCGGATGTTGTGACCATCTATCGCGGGGAAGGGAGCAAGTCAACTCCATACGAGAAATCTTTCTCCTGGACCACAAGCTACAAGGCAGCCTGTTTCTTTGCCTGCCGCATCCCGAGTCTCGAGAACAGCAGAATCATCACTGCCCATGTCAGCAAATGTGACATCATCGAGTATTTTCCGAATGATGAAGAAAAAGAGGTCCTTGTCCCACCGGCTGCCGTAAAAGATAGAAAGGTCGATACACTATACGGCATTAACGCTCTGACAGATGAAATTCAGGCGTTCTACCCTCTCTACCAGCGCTACCGGAGCCGCATTTCCACTCTGTATGATGCTTATGGCCGGGCTAATGATGAGGAGCACGACGCCGAGCATACGCTGCGAGTTCTCCTTGATGCGCTGCTTTTGGTTCAGGTTCAAGGCATTGCCTTAACAAAAAAAGAATCCCACCAGCTATGTGATGCGATTCTTTATCATGATATTGGGCGGACAAACGATGATGTCGATGACAGCCACGGAGCAAAGTCCAGGGACATTTATTATGACGCAGCCTCCGACCGCAATCCGGCAACTGCTTTCCTCATCGAATATCATTGCTTGGATGACCGCAAGGCTCTTGCAGACCTCAAAGCATCCAATATCCGGGACAAAGAACGGGTGTGGCTGCTGTATACGATTCTGAAAGACGCAGATGCCCTGGACCGTGTGCGGTTCGGAATGCGGGCCGTGGACCCTAAGTATTTCCGCAACGAGATAACCCACAAACTACTGCCCACTGCGCAGAGCTGTGTAGGGCAGCTGAAACTATGGGGAGGATACTGTGCAGAACGAAAATGGTGTTTTGGCAGTGCAGGAAGATTTCGGTAATGCCTTAGTCGATAAATACGCACCGGTATGGGATAAGAAGTATCGGAGCAAAGGCGAGTCTATCTGGGTATTTCAGAGAAGAACCCTGTCCAGCGCTTGCCAGGTTGCGACGACATTGCATGACATGGATTTTGGGAAAGCATCTACTTTCCTCTTTCACCTGGTCCGTGAAGCTAAGGAGTGCAAACCCATCATTGAGGCCGTCAGCTCTCAGGTAGAGCTTGCCATGGCAAACCCCGACAAGTTCATTAAAGGCTATCATCAGTTTTTGCAGGGGCTCACAAAGCCCATCAAGAAGAATAAGGACTATGCTCTGTATTTCAAGGCTATTGCTTATGCGCAGGAATGTGTTCATTCAGGATTATCCATTGACGGAAATGTGGAACGTAATGATTCTGTCCTGTACGCGGTAATCGATATGCTGATGCAGGGGAGCGAATACCTCAAGCCTCAGGAATTTGACATTGTGAATAACATTGTTGGCATTTCGACTGAGAATGAGCCTATCATCATTCGGGACCCCTATCCCCTTGCGGATGTTCCTGTCTATTATAGTGATGCTCTTTTCAACAATCGGCCATACGATAAATGTGAATCTCAGATTTCTGAAGACAGACGCTTGGATATGGTCTTTTCGTACTACAAGCGTTATGGCTATGAGAATGTTGCAGATTTCGATAGCATCAACGACCTCGCTTTGCTCTCGCATTTGTATACAAACACGGTTCTTTCGATGGCCACCTATGTGAACGAGTATACCGTGGATATGCTGCCGGACAAGCCGCTGATTGAGAATACTCCGAACATGTGGTCCTGGTGGCCAAAGCCCATCTCACCCAAATATACGACAGAGTTTCTGAAAGATACGCTGCACCATCGCCGCAGAACTCTTCCCACCAACGGTGCATTGTTTCAGTTTGATGCCTGCCAGCTGATACAGGAAATTAAGCTGAAAGAGACTTGCCGCGACAACGAGATTGTGTGTCTGTATAAAATCGTAACCAAGTTCGGTGACCTGGCCGGATACTATAACACAAGCACCGAGTGGTTTTATATTTTGACTGACCGAGCTCAATTTCCAGAGCTGGTTGACAGCGTCACGAATCTGATTCTCTGGCTGTACACTTCTCTCGCCTGTGATTTGCCGGATGTCCTGCCCACTGATGCGTCGTTCCGGTCTTCGTTTGTGACACACGCGGATGCTCCATTCGGGATTCGTTGTCTGATGATTGGCGGAAAGCCCCGCGATTATCGCAAGAAAGGCAATGGTGACGACGAGCCGCTGCGGGTGTTCGACAAGTCCAAATATGATGCTTCGTCCAAGAACATCAATGGTTTCATTCGCCACCTGCCTGCCGGACAGAAAGCAAGCGAACGTGCCATCCTGATAGCTGAAAGCTATGGCTATGAGCTGAAGAGTGATGAAACTTATGTCACGCCGTTTGTGAGAAGACAATGGCTGAAAAAGAAAACTGAAGAGTCAATAACCCACGACTAAAGTCGCGGGTCTCCTTGCCCTGATTTATGAAGAAAAGCGCCCACCGAAAAATGGTGAGCGCTTTTATTTTTTCATTCCAAAAAGCCGGAGAGTTTTCCCATTCCAGAAAACTTTTTCCAAAAATGCCAAAAGTTTTTTGACCTCAGAAAAGTTTTGCTGCTATTCCAGAAGTTTTTGGTTTCGGAAAATCATGCGACTATCATTGGGGGTTCACTATCGGCGTTGCAGTTCTTGCCTGCGGGTCAATGGAATAAGTGGCGTCAATGTATACCGTATTGCTCCCTGTGTCTTTTCTCACAAAAACTGGCATTACAATTTTTGTGATGGATGTTGGGTCATTGCCATTTTCTGCGTAGGTTTCGGCATATTCCTGCCAACGAATGTCAACATAGGCATTGGAATGTGGTTCCAGTAGTGCCGCTCCTTCCGGGGTACATTCAAAGCCGTTGATAGAGCCTTTGTCCAGAATGACATCGATACGGTCATCCGTCTTGTTCTGACAGTAGGCTTTCGCCGTATAGCCCATGAAGCTGTCGGAATAGAATCCGCAAATGACCATGCTGCAGGCATTATTGTCGAACAGCACAATATCCGTGGGCTGAATCTCGTGTTTTGGTTCTGTCGCGTTCTCTTCACCTTTTGGATAAATCACAAAGTCATCATCGACAGGGTCATCACGATTCGACACATCCCATTCTGCTTCATCATAGACATCGATGTGAAGTTTGACGAGTCAGCCGCCGCAAGCTTGTGACTTCAGTCATGAGTTAGGCGGCTTTTCTCTTGATTTGTAATCTCACATATGGTATAATAATTATGGTGATATTATGCAAATGGTCGTCAATAATAACCTGTCATATGGTAGAGGTTATGTCTACAATATTCAATATCATATTGTGTGGTGTACAAAGTACAGAAAACCAGTTTTGATAAACGAAACAGAACAATCGCTAAAAGAGTCTCTGCAGCAGACCGCCGAAACCATAAAAATCAATATTGTAGAAATGGAATGCATGCCTGACTATATTCACCTGTTGGTGGAGTGTTCACCACAACACTTTATCCCGGATATGATAAAAGTGCTTAAAGGCAACAGTGCAAGAGCTATTTTTATCGCCAATCCGGACTTGAAGAAGCAACTTTGGGGCGGGCATCTTTGGAACCCAAGCTACTTTATTGCAACCGTCAGTGATAACACGCGCAAACAAGTACAAGAATACATTGCATCTCAAAAAACAAGAAACTGATGAAAGGGGGCTTCGCAGTGAAAATCACTTCCAGCTATGCTGTGGAAATCAAAAAGCAGAAAATGTTCGACAATACTATAAAGATTTATCGCGAAGCCGTTTCTTTCTTGATTGATTGTTTTAACAAAGAATGGGATTCTATTCAAAAAGTAGAGGGTGCCAAATCTCGAAAGAGTTTTGCCGAGAAGTTAATTCATACTACAAAATACAGCACTGCTAAATATGATTTCGATGCCAAGTTTTATAAGTTCCCCAGTTACCTGCGCAGAGCAGCTATTCAAGCAGCACTCGGCTCTGTAAGCAGCTACTACAGTAGCCATAAGAACTGGGAAGCTAACGGCAAATTTGGCAATGAGCCAAAACTCCAATGCGATAGATTCTGTTTCCCAACTTTCTATAAAACCGTTATGTTTTCTGAAAGCAACGAGCCCAACCAGTGCTACTTAAAGCTGTACAGTAAAAACGATTGGGTTTGGGTTCCTATCGCAATGCGTGCCACCGATGTCAAATACATCACGAAATACTGGTCACATTGCGAAAAGAGTGCTCCCTCCCTCGAAAAGAAGTACGGGAAGTATTTCCTACGCTTTGCCTTCGAGGAAGAGGTAAAACTCTCCGATACTGAAATTCAGGATAGGCGTATCTGCGCTGTAGACCTTGGTCTCAATACTGACGCTGTGTGTAGCATCATGACTGCCGATGGAACTGTCCTTGCAAGAAAATTTATCAATTTTGCAAGTGAAAAAGACCATCTGTATCATGTGCTCAACCGTATTAAGCGTAAGCAAAGAGAACATGGGCCTAAGAGTGCTGCTGCTATGTGGCGTTACGTCAAAGCCTTGAATGATGATGTAGCGAAAAAAGTTGCCGCCGCCATTACTGAATTCGCAGTGCTTTATTCTGTAGATGTGATTGTTTTTGAACATTTGTCATTTACAGGCAAAAAGCACGGCGGCAGTAAAGCACAAAAGCTGACAATGTGGAAACGTAATTCCATACAGGATTATGTGACACAGAAGGCACACCGCTGCGGTATCCGGATTTCGCGTATCTGCGCTTGGGGCACAAGCAAACTCGCCTTTGATGGCAGTGGTGCTCTTGAGCGTGATGAAACCAATCGTGCCCTTGCAACGTTTGCAAGCGGCAAACAATACAACTGTGACCTAAGTGCGAGCTACAATATTGGCGCTCGCTACTTTGTCAGAGAGTTGCTAAAACCCTTGCCAGCGATGGTAAGGTCTCAGCTTTCGGCTAATGTTCCGGATGTTGAGCGTAGAATCCAAGTTACACTTGCCACGCTTAAAGTTCTGTATCCTGAGCTTAAAAAACTCAGTACACAGGCAGCGTAAGATGTACAGATGCTAACTGAGTTATTAGTTTTCTTGCGGTGATGGCTTCCGTCTGGACGCCTGAGCTGAGGGATTACCGTATCTTTCGTTAGAACGCCGCCACCCATAAAAGGAGCGGGAAGCCCGCGACTTTAGTCGTGGGAGGATTCACGGTATCGATGTCTTGCGGTTTCACTCCATAGATTTCCAGTCCTGCTTTATCCCACGAAACGACCTCGGTGGTTTTCACTCCTGGTCCAATTTCCGGGAACCAACTGGTATCTGCCGGGATTCCATTCAAGGACGAGCTGCTTGTGATAGCGCAAAGAGTTTTGTCATCCGTTTTATTTTGGAAATCAACGGTCCAGTAGTAGCCATAGCTGTCATCATAACCCACGTTCTGCAAGATGATGGTACAGGTATCGTTGTCGGCAATCGTCTGTGGCTGGAAACTCTCATCGAACTGGATGTCGGGTTCAGCCGTTGCATTATCGGCAGCACTACTTGCAGTACTCGTTGAAGAGTCGCTGGTGCTTTCCTCGGAGGATGCAGCATCAGATGTAGCTGCACTGCTGGCAGCAGCACTGGTAGTGTTAGAGCTGCTACAGGCGGCCAGGGAAAGTACAAGCAAAGCCGAAAGTGCTAATGATACAACCTTTTTCATGATTTTCTCCTTTTTTCTTTGTATAAGGCTATTATACATCAAAAGCGCTTCGGCATTTTACTTTTCCAGAACGAAACCTTTACTTACAAAGTTGCAAACGAAGCCCGGGAAAGTTAATAATTTTAATCGCAGGAGGGCGTCAAATTATTCCGATGTTGTCACGGAATTTGTCTGAGGGTTAATAGTGAAAGTCTCATCTACATAGATGTCCCGAGTATTGAAATTGTTTATAACGATTGGCATCACCATTTCGGTGATAGAGGTGGGGTCTTTACCGTTGGCCTCATAAGTATCCAAATAATCGCGATAGTAGATGTCCATATAGACATTAGTATGTGCATCGATTCCCATTGTATCTGTTTCAGGGAAGCACTCAAAACCATTTATAGAGCCTCCGCTTCTAAAGGCAAACATGATTTCTTTATCTGTTTTGTTTTCGATGTAAGCTTTAGCCGTGTAACCGTCCAGGCCATCGGGGTCAAATCCACAAATCATCAGAGTGCAAGCGTCATTGTCGGCCAGTACGAGGTCTGTGGGTTGGGTTTCATGCTTTGGCTCGGTTGCGTTTTCTTCCCCTTTTGGATAAACCACGAAATCGTCATCAACAAAGTCATGCCGTGGGATAACATCATAATCTAATTCGTTATAGACATCGAGATAAAAACTTACCGTATTGATATCCTGCGGATTGATGTTATAAATTTTAAGCCCGGAACTTTCCCAATGATGAATCTCCGTTTCCTCTTGACCAGGTTCAACACTCGTAAGCCAAAGGCTCGCACCCACGCCATTCAATGTGCAGTCGCCAAACGAGTAACCGAGTTTTTTATCTGATGTCTTATTCTTGAAGTAAAGCTTCCAATAATAGCCGTAATCATCATCGTAGCCTACGCTCTGCAAGATAATGGTGCATTCTTCATTATCAACAAGTGTTTGTGCCTGGAAATCATTATCGTATGTAATTTTGGGTTCGGGGGACGGCGTAGGTAAATCGCTGCCTGTGCCGTTCCACACCCTTTCATATGTTTTGCCGTCTTCTGTAGTATATGTCTCTCCTACTTTAATCCCGTCAGGGCTGTAATTTTGCGTGCTATTGGAAGTGCTATTTGACGAAGCACTTGACGACGAAGCACTTGACTTGGATTCACTTGAGGCTGCAGCAGAACTATCTGCCTTGCCACAGGCAGCCAAAGACAGCATGAGTGCAGCGGATACTGCAATCGAAACGAGTTTTCTCATTGTTTTATCTCTCCTAACAACAGGTGCTGTTTTTTAAGGCAACACTATTCTGGATTAGTCGCTGCTCGCATCCTCTTCCGTCACGCTATCCCCCAGTAAGTCCTGATAATCGTCTGGATAGGTAGAAGTGCTGATGGTTTCTCCGGTATCGGCATCGATATAGTTGACCACAACACGCGGGTCCGATACGCCACTGTAATACTGGTATGCCGCGCCGCAAAAAGCGTAGGTGAGTGCTGACAAGCCGTCCCAGCTTCCCTCAAACGCCTCGCGGTCAACCTTTACTGTGAATTCGGTGGCATCGTCATTATATGGCAGCCTTTCTCTTTAAGCTGCATTTCTGTTATTTGATATTTGCTTTTTATTGCTGTGCAGCTTCCAACAAGAATCTGGCCTTTTCCTGAACTGCATGTTCCAGCATCTTGAGCCGCTCATCACCGAGATTATACCGACTATGCTTTTTGAACTTGAAAGTCAGCAAATGCCGCAGCTCCTGTTTCTGTTTTGGTCCCATAACATGACAAGCGACTTCATCGAAGTTCGCATACAGAGCTGGAGCCAATGTCTTTTCCTGCTCGGAGAGATTGTTCAAGTCATCATCCATAACATAACAGTACAAAGACAACCCATTATCGAAGATGGGCGCAGGCTTTAGCAATTGATTTGTGTGGTTATCTACCAGGAAGCCGAAGTTACCAAGATGTCGGTCCGTATTTCGAATCACAGCATCCAGAACCAGCATATCTGCTAGGTCATCTTTCCAACCGTGAGCGTCATACCAGGCAACAATTTGGGAAATCTTGGAGGTTTCAATAAGCGTGGATGCCGGAACGAAGGAAATATCTTTGCTCGTGAACAGCTCACAGGTGGAGCAAAGCATTCCTTTCCACTTGGAAAGTCCATAAGAGATATGGTCAATTCCCATTGCCTCAGCTACCTGTGCGGCATAGAACTCAGAGTAGGGTTCTTTGCCAGTATTGGCAAAACCGCTTGTCCCGCCCTTGTAAAGCAGAACTTTACCGTCTTTTCTACGCCATGCTTTTGGTAGCATACCATTCGTTGTGAATTCAGGAGAAGACCGGAATCTCGATGCAGGAGAACTGCCGTAACCTGTAAAAGCAATTTGCGATAGCACTTGACTGAATCGATTGTCGAAAAGGTTTACCTGCGCGAAAGTTTTTGGGTCATCCGGATAAGTGACCCAATAGCAATCGGTTAGGGAGAGTCCTTTGCAGATTTGTAGGATACCGATGAAATCATTCTCGCTCAAGCCATTTTTTGATAGGAAATTCTGAGCATAAGCTCTGTTTGCGGGAATCGTCCGGTGCCGCAGCCAACGGGTCAATGATTCGTTGGTGGGCTTCATACCAAGGGGGAGGTACGTCGCTTTATCTTTGTTTGTTGAGGTAATGGCAACGTCAATACCGTCAATGGTTCGTTCGGCTGTAAAATGGAGCAGGATATCATCGAATTGTTTCAGCACCAAATCCATAAAGCGCCCTCCTTTCACAAATAATTTATAGAAATATTATAGCATATAGCGCTGTTCCTCTCAATGTTTGTTTTAGCAGCATTTATGCAACTTTGACCGTCTCAAATTCCCAGGTAACGGTATCCACGATACAAAAAGCCTGTGACCCGTATGGGGTTCCGTCACGATAGGTCGAGAAAGTATCACAGGAAAGAACTCCGTCTTCCAAGTGTACTTCTTTGACTGGCGTATGCCCCACCACTTGCAGATATTTGCCGCCGCGATACAAACGTTTTGCGTTTTGATTCGGAGACAGCTGCGGGCGATACCAAATGGGAGAGTCCGCTGCCCACATTGTCTCACAGCCCATCTGGTTGATAGCTTTGATAACCGCGAGAACATTTTTGCGGTTCTGTGGTGCTACCCGGAGTTGAACAAAGAGATTTGCAAGGCCGCCGTGCATGAAAAGTGTTTTGTCAATTTTGTGGATATATGCAAGCTGACTTTTCTTTGGCAAGGTATTTGTCAACTTTTTAATTTCTTGACACACCAGCCCTCTTTTTTCCGGATGGTATCCGGTTTCCGGTTTTCCCCAGATGTAGCTCAGGTCATGGTTCCCGTAGCACCAGAGAGTATCTGGATGTTCCTTGGCAAACGCGATTGCGGTTTCATAGGTCTCCAGATACTGCGCATCATCATGTACCCCGAAATCATCTGCCAAGTCCATAAGGCAGACGGCCTTGTCCGCAATGCCCTTCTTCACGATGGCATCTGCCTGCGCAAACATCCAGGGTTTCAAATGGCAATCTGGAATGACTAAGACCTTCATGGCTCTTCACCTCTCTTTTTTGTGTTTACTATTTAGATTATATACGATTCGCACCGAACGTCGAGAATTCCGTTCTGGAGAATCATTGTGTTCGGCCGCCATGGCATCGTGCTGCCGGGCCAAGCTGAGCCACGCCAAATAATGCTGAATCGGAATTCAGTGAAATTAAATTCAACGTTTTTGAGAATACAAGAAGAGCCCCCGCCAAAGAGCGGAGGCTTGTTTTTGTGCAGCAAAGCTCAAAGTCATAGGGGTATTTCTCCAAACGCCAGGAAATCTCCCTCATAGTTTGCATCGTGCCAGAAATTATTGAAATTATAGAGAATTTTTGCAAGCCCTAGTGTTTACAAGTGCAGTGTTTTAGCGTATAATGTAAACAGCAGAAAGGAGGAAAGGCGATGGATATCAGCAAAAACATCACCTATTATCGTTCTCAAAAAGGCGTTACTCAGCAATGGTTGGCTGACGCAATCGATGTCAGTAAAATGAGCATTTCCCATTTTGAGAATGGTAAACGCCGTCCGGACATTGCAACCATCAAGAAAATTTGTAAAGCGCTGGATGTTACTCTTGGTAAATTCATGGCGTACAATGAGGGAGTTACTGTTTTTAATGGCTCTTTCCGTAAGTCGGACAATCTAGCCGCATCTCAGCAGGATGCTATCGTTGCTCAGATTCGCTACGCTGCACAGCGCTATTACGATGCCTGTTTGTGCGCCAATACCGTTTGTGACGCCAACACTCTACCCAAAGAGAAAATTCCTGTTTTTGAGGACGCAAACCGGTCCGCTTCCTATATGCGCAGCGTTCTTGGCCTGGCTCCGACCGGGCCCGTTGGCAATCTTACCAGCGTACTCGAAAACAAGGGCATCTATGTCGTTCTGGTCGAACAGCGTGACATGGGTGTATCTACCAAGAACTTCTCGGGGTATAATGGACTCTCCAATAAGGGCTTCCCTATCATCGCTGTAAATGAAAGTATGGTCTATGGCCGTCAGCGCTTTACCCTTGCACATGAATTCGCACATTTGCTCTTTACCAATGCTACTGAGCGGCAGATTGACGATATTGCAGGACGGTTTTTATTGCCCAGCGAAGATTTGAAACGAGAAGTTGGTAGCAAACGACCGTTTATCAGTTTTAAGGAAATCGTGTATGTCCAGAATGAATATGGAGTTTCTGAGCAGTGCATTGTTTTTCGTGCAAGGCAGGAGGAAATCATTAGTCAGCGCACTTATGATATTATCCTTAATGCCAAGGAATACCCACAAGATACTACCGATATCAGAGAACATCCTATTCGGTTGGAGCAAATTGTCTGTCGCGCTTATACTGATAATGAAATTAGCGTATCGAAGGCTGCTGAGCTGTTAAATGTCGATACCGTTAAAGCTGCAGCTGTTTGTGGGGCAGAAGGAGAAAGCGCATGACTCTGTTTGCCGACACAAATAAAATAGAATGGCCTCTGCCGTATTTGGCAGGGGCCTTTTCATCCGTATTTCCCAAGCGGTCGGGCCTGAAGCAAGGCACTCACATCGAAACTCGAAGCGTTGTACACCGTCACACCATGTTCCAGAGCGTATTTCACCGTATATGCCGTGCCGCCGGTAGTCCTTGTACAGTAGGAGATACAATAGGCAGAGCAATCTATTAAATGCCTGTCTCTTAGAAGGTATACTCCCCTGCTTGGCTCTTTTGCTATGTAGACTATCTTGTCCACCTGCTTATCTATCTTCTCTGCGTGCCGCTGCTGTTCCAAGCTCCATTTAGAACGGTATCCCTCAAAAGGCAAAACCTCAATAACGCGAATTCGGGGATGTGCTGCTTTCAACGAAACCAGCATATCCGCCATAAGAGTATCAAAACCTAAAGAACCGCCGATACCAAAGTAAGTGACTCCCTGCTGGATAAGTGGAATAAGCCGGTGTTCCACCCTGGCCAATATTTTGAGCTGCTCGCCCGGTGGGATATCCTTGTGCCCAACAAAGCAGCAGGTTTGCTCTCGGTATTTGCTATTCACCTTGTTTCTTCTCCTTTCGTTGCAAAATCACTTCGTCTGCTTGACACTGTTTGTGGTATAATTTTTACAACCAAAAAATGATGGAGGCTTTAGGTATGCTTGAGCTTACGAAAGAGCAAATACAACAACTTGTAGATACTATCGAGAGCAAGCAAGACTGTCATTGCAGTGTTTCCAACAGTATGCGTACTATTTGGATTACTTCTAGCGACGGGGAAAATGAGCTGCGTGTTGCTTTCCTTGGAAATTTTGCATTGGTTCTTTCTCGCGTTGAGTTTGCTCACAAACGTTGTGGTACGATAACAGCGATACTTTTTGCCTTAAAGAAAATCTGCGAAGAAAACGGCGTACACCGCATTATTATCCAATCTGTGTTGACGCCCGAAATGGAGTCATTCTGCTGCAAATCTGGTTGCAAGCCCGACCCAAACTCGACCATGGAAGTTGGTGGAGTCTTGACGGGCGATTATTTCTTCGATTTTTAGCAGGGGTCTCCGGCTGCAGCATTTTCCTTTGCTTCCACGAACCACCTGTCCTCCTCAAAGAACAGATATGTTTTGGCTCTTCCTATCTGGCAGGTATAGCGAACTCCTACTCCGCCAGTTTTCGAGTATTTCCGGGGCAACACTTCCGAGATGCAGGTGATATCGAATCTCTGGCCCGTGTCCCAGATGACTGTCTGAGGCGTTAATATGCCTTCAGGAGAGAAATCGGCAATGACCTCGACATATTTCTTAATTCTTGGTTCTGACATAGATTAGATGCTCCCCTGTGCTTCCCTGCAAATACCCGTGTGGGTGTATGGTGTGGTCTCCCTTGGCGTCACAATGAGAGAGAAACCGGTCTTTGTACATGACGGCTCGTTGTACGGAATAGTATCCGAACCGGTTCCGTATCCCGTCAATCGCGGATTCAAGCCGCTCGGTCTCTTCCTGCTTTTCGGCGCTGTACTCAAAAGATATCTGGTTTGGTTCCGTATCTGGCCGCAGGTCAATGGCACGCACGCCAACTGAGCGTAGGTGCTCACTCCACCGGTAGTTCTTCTTATACAGCTGGTAAGCTGCCTCCGCAATATCCTTTTCCTGCATCGTTGGCTGGCCGAGCTTGCACTGTCTCTCAAAAGAGAAAAGGCTGGAATCCCGGAGACTCACCTCTACGCCTCGGCATCGGAAATGGTTCTCTCTGAGCCGCGCAGCGACACTTTCCGCGAGCAGATAAATAACAATCCAGACATCCCGGTTAGTCTTCAAGTCCCGTGGCGTTGTCCAGCTGTTTCCGATGCTCTTGATAGGTGCCTGAGCTTCCCTTCCCTCGTATTTCGCCACTGCTCCCGTGTCAAGGCCATTGGCGAATCCCCAAAGCATCGGGCCGATTTTCCCGAATTTTTCTTTCAGAAAGTTTGGATTGGCGGTCGCCAAATCACCGATTGTATGGATACAGTAGCTTGATAACTTTTTCCCCGTTCTGGACCCAACATACAGAAGGTCCGTGGCAGGCAGCGGGAACACGATATCTTTCCAGTTTGACCTTGATATAACGGTGGTGGCATCTGGCTTCTTGTAATCAGACCCCAACTTGGCAAAGACTTTATTCCAGCTCACTCCGATGGAACAGGTAATGCCCAGTTCATTCTTCACGGTATCAGATACTTTCTTGGCTATCTCTTCCCCGCTTCCAAAGAGAGACCGGCTTGCGGTACAATCGAGCCATGCTTCATCCAAGCCAAACGGTTCGACCATGTCAGAGTATCTGAGGAATATCTCTCTGGTATACCCACTGTACCTGGTATATAGGTCATAATGAGCCGGAACAAAGATGATGTCACGGCAATGCTGCTGCGCTTCCCAGAGTGCCATCCCGGTTTTCACGCCCATCCGTTTGGCCGGATACGAGGCAGTCAACACAATGCCGTTTCGCCTTTCCGGGTCACCACATACTGCAATCGGCTTCCCCTGCAGCTTTGGGTTATAGGCCATCTCCACGCTTGCATAAAAGCAATTCATGTCACAATGAAGAATGATTCGTTCACTCGCCACGATTGGCCTCCTCCGTCCGCTGCAACACCTGTTGGTTGTTATTTATGTTCTGCTGGTTGTTATTGGTTGTTAATAGTATAGCAAATACAACCGTAAGTTGCAATATGTGCGGATAAAATAGAATTTGGAAGTCCAATCAAATACACTACAACCGGAAGTTATCGCCAGCGGTTGTATGGAACGGTTACTATTTTGTAATTCATGCATGACATTGACGTATGGCAAGTAGTTGGCAAAAGAAAAAGCCGCCCACCCGGTTATGGGTGAACGGCAGGAAACGCTATCTATGTAAAAAGACGACTGAGTTCGTCAGAGGTCTTGTAATCTATCAGGCAGCTTTCTTTGCTGCGGTTTTATGGCTCTTCATGTGCTTCAGAGCGTTGGCTTCAAGTTCCTTCTTGTTGGCATCATACCAAACCTCGAATTCCTTGAAGTTGTTCAGTGCCCAAATTTCAGGAGAAGCCTTACGGCCGTAAATCTCTTCCAACAGATTGATGACTTTACGACCAACTTCTTCCATGATTTCGGCATCGTATTTACCGTTACGGTAAAACCCTTCAGGCATAACGATGTCGTATTTCGGGTCAAGGACTTCAAGTCCCGGCTCCAAAACGCGAATCATTGCATATCCTGCTTTGCGAGCTGCTTCGAACTTGAAACGGTCTTTTTGGGCTTTGTCTTTATGTGGATAGCTGCCGTTGTATTCGGCGCAGAATTTCTGAATATGGTCCACAAAGTCCAATCCCAAGTGGCCGTCTCCCAAGATGTTTTGTACATCAGAGAAAGGATTAGCAATTCCGTTTTCACCTGCAAACGACAGCATAAAACGCACCACGAAACATTCCGGTTTGGAAATGGCGTTAATTCTCCTCCTGTTGCAGTCGTAGCAGCCAGTGAAACCGTTGTTTACAGAATCGACAACACTTCCGATTTGGGCTTTGAATTCCTTGCCGCAATCAGGACACTTGAAGATTGCCTTTTTATCGGTCTTGGCAGTAACTTCCAAGGCAGATTTTTCGTTTTTGTTACTCCACATGGCGGCAACTTTTGGGTATCTCGAAGCAAGGTCGTTGATACCGGGAACAACCTTGCGCCCGTTGCAAACAGGGCAACCAGTGGTTCCGTTTTCTACAGCATAGACAACATGTTCGATTTTGGTTTCGAATTCTTTTCCGCAATCACGGCATTTGAAGAAGACCTTTTTGTTGCTCTTGACGGCAACTTCTGACGCGGATAACTTGTTTTTACCGCTCCACATAGCAGCAATTTCCGGGTACTTCGACGCAAGGTCATTGACGCCGGGAACAATTTTTTTACCTGCGCAAACAGGGCAGCCCGTGAGGTTGTGGTTTACAGAACGAACAACATTCTGAATCGTAGCTTCGAATTCCTGCCCACAGTCAGGGCAAACAAATGTGAGCTTCCTTTTACTCCCAGCAGTAACTTCAAAAGCAAAGTGCTTGTCTTTTTCACTCAGCATTGCAGCAACCTTAGGAGCAACAGTCGCCAAATCGTTTTCTCCCACAATCAGTTTTCTACTTTTTTTAGGGGGCTTAGCAGTTTTCTTTTCCTCTTCCTCGTACGGCATCTTAATACCAAGAGTCGGAACAGGAGCGCAAGCAGCGCAATTGCAGGTGTTGGCATGCATAACCTTCACAAAAGTATTCATAATTATCCTCTTTTCTCCTCGTAACATTCGAGGCTTGCAATAAAAAGCAGCCACCATCCCCCCTTGCAGGAAGATGATAGCTGCTACATTCATAAGCCAACTTCGTATCAGATGGCTTTTTTATTATTCTTCAGTAGCTTTCTGACCGTGATGAAGGGCGCCCCGGACAAACTGGTTCCAGCGAGCATGGTACAAAACGAACCCGTCTTCAAACTCCACCGTGATGTTGTTGACACCATGATAAGCGGTGCAGGTGGCTTTGCTGCCATCCTTCATCGTCATCGTAGTGCCGACAGATTTCGGAGAACCGTACTCGTCCTTGCGAGCTGCGTTGATGGCACGCTCCCGCAGTCTGCAATTGGGGCAGCAAGTAACACCGGACGCAATAGCCCGCGTCATGTTGTGGATGCTTGTCACAAACTCTTGTTTGCAATCGGGGCACACAAAAATGGCGCGTCTGGACGAACGGGCAGGAATTTCGCTGGGGGCGTAATCATTCTTGCTGCTCCACATAGCAGCAGCTTTTGGATACATGGTCGCCAAATCGTTGACGCCGGAAATAGCCTTGCGACCTGCACAAACAGGGCAACCGGTATTGTCATGCAACAAAGAATTGACGACGTTGCAAACGGGAGCCTTAAACTCCTGTTTGCAGTCGGGGCAGACAAACCATGCCATTTTGTTGTTGCCTGCAGATATCTTACTGGGAGAGCAAGCGTTTTTGTCGCTCCACATGTTGGCTGCCGCAGGGCACTTTGTAGCTAAGTCATTGATTCCGGAAACCACTTTCAAACCACGACAAACGGGACAACCGGTGCGATAACGCATCAAAGAGTTGACAACATTGCAAATGGAAGACTCAAACTCTTGTCCGCAATCAGGGCATACAAAGATGGCCTTTTTGTGGCTGCCTGCAGCTACTTCGCTGGGAGAGCAAGCGTTCTTGTCACTCCACATGGTAGCAGCCATAGGGCATTTGGTAGCCAAATCGTTGATGCCGGAAACAATCTTTTTACCTGCACAAACAGGGCAACCAGTGTTACCGTTCATTACCGAACGAACAACACTAAAGATTTTGCTTTCAAATTCCTGCCCACAGTCTGGGCAAACAAATGTGAACTTTCTTCTGCTTCCCGCAGCCACTTTACTGGGAGAGAAGGTGTTCTTGTCACTCCACATGGTAGCAGCCATAGGGCATTTTGTAGCCACGTCATTGATGCCGGGGATAACGGGGATAACTTCCTTGGAATTGGTAGTGTTGGTGTTGATGTTGGTATTCATAGCGGTTTTCATAACAGACTCTCTTTCTCCTCGTATTTTCGAGGCTTGTAGAATAAAAATAGCAGCTATCATTTTTACGATAACTGCTTCATATATGAGCATACGGCGTGCAGCCGAATGTCATGCTGGAATTGGATAGAGTGGCTTACTGCTCATCGAGCAGGATTCCACCGTGCTTGGCGATGATGGCATCGACAACAGTGAGCGGCACATAGCCGTACACTCCGTCATCACCATATTCGTCGAGTAATGGCTCGGACGGAGACGGGAACCCGACTTCTACGCTCACGTAGCTCCCCTCGTCGTCCTTCTGGCAGTAGTGCTCATCGGATGCCTGAATGGACATCTTGAAGCCATCTGCGCAGATTGCTTCGGGGCGGTTCTCGCGCATCGCCATCATAGCAGCAAATATGTTGCCGCTGCTCTTGGCAATCTTTTCCTTCTTCAGAAGGTCGGTAACGCGGATGAATTCGGCGGTGTTCATAATGGTGTTCATAGCTTTCCTCGACTTTCTCCGCATTACGCGGTCTTGCAACAAAAAAGACAGGTCACCCGATTGGTGCCTGTCTGAATTTGTCAGATTATGAATGGTTGATGTCGGTTTATTATCTGTCGTACAACACTTATTGTATGCCGTTCGCAAGTTTCGTCAAACATTTTTTCAAAAGAAAAAAGCCGCCCACCCGAAGGCAGACGGCTTGTAATTACTATTTTGTAATCCTTGTTTGCTTGCCGGGATATGCGAGCCAGATACAATAGGAGTTGTACAACAAATACTACATTGAAGTATTTGTGCAAAAACTATCCAAACGAAGGAGAACGAAAGAACATGAGAAACAAAAACCTGACCGCTGCCGCTGCTGTGGCAACCGCTGCAGCCCTGATGCTTGCCGGATGCGCTACTCAGAAGCCTGCCGCTTCCTCTTCCGAAGCAGCTTCTACCGCCCCGGCTGAAAGTTCTGTGGTTGAGGAGACTACGCCGGAGGAAGCGCCTTCCGAGGTTACTGATGTAGACGAAGCTGCTGCAGAGGACCTGCTGTTGAGCACCGAGACGATGCACTACAGTGCTGATGATGAAGATGGCGTTGTTACCGTCCATAAGTACGATGAGAACGGCAATGAGGTTTTCATGCGTGAAATCGACAAAGCAAGTGATATGGACACCGTTATCATCAAAGAGCTGGACGAGAACGGCAATGTCCTGAAAATGACCTCCTACCTCAATGGCGAGCAAAACTATCTGTACACTCAGGTTTTTAACGACCACGGGGACCTGATTGAACGCGATGATGAGGATGGCAATCCTTCCATCGTGTGCCAGTATACCTATGATGACAACGGCCGGAAACTGAGCGAAGAGTCCTACACCTTGACACCTCCCACGATTGAAATCGTGGGATTCCTGGGCGGCGCGGCAAGGTTCATCACCAAACCGTATCTGAAACAGCGAGTTATGCGGTTTCCCATCATACGCTACGGGTGTAGCGCATGACGAGCATCCAGCCAAAATGGTTGACCAACATACTTGTCTGCATTCCCAGTTCTTTTAAGTGCATCCTCCGAAGGGAGTTTCACCTCTTGCGAGGCAGCTCTCTAACGAGGAATGTGTCGAATTCCCCGAAAAACTATTATTTTAGAACCCTACGCTTGCAGGAAGATAGCTTTCAGCTTCCTGCAGGCGCTTTTTTGTATTTTCATGCATCTTCAAAAATGCAGGAAAAGCAGCTTTAAGAGCTTCGGTATCGTATTTTAGAGTTTCAGTATTTATATGGGCGAGCAGAAAAGCGGAATACAGGTCACGCTGGACTACTTCTCCGCTGCTGAGGTGTGCCATTCGCTCGGATAGTTTCTTTTTGGTATAACTTTCATCTGTACGGTCAAATTGCGAGGCTTTCGTTTCAAAAGTATTTACCTTGATAACGCTGCCGCCATAACGATTGGCTTTTTTGTTCAGGATGGAAATAAACATTGCGGGGGCGCAGCGGCTTAGAGACTTTCCGAACCGTTTTTTCGTATGTGCTCTGCCAGTTTTAGCGTTGATTTTTGTTTCTTTGCTGCGCTTCTGCAATGCTTTATAGTTCATGTCTTCAACCACAAACTCGTTGCCATGCTGCAGCAATTCGTTAGCAAGGATGTTGTGCTCCATCTTACGGATATCAGCTAAGCGGCGGTTCATGTCCCGCAATTTTGCACGCAGACGATAATACCTTTTGCTGTATTTCCACTTGCGCTTTTGTTTTTGTCCATGCTGTCGCTTCAACCTTTTGATTGTACCATCCGGATTATAATATTTCGGATTTGTAACGCGGCGGGAGCGGTCCATTGCACGCTGTGTGCGAGCAATCTCATTTACGAGGCTTTTGGCCTGCGCTCTTGCCGATGGCGCGAGCACCATTAAATCGCAGATATCATTGCCGCTGACAGCAAGCGTCTGTGTGCCGATATCAAGACCTATGCGTCCTTGATTTACAGAATGCTTCATCACGCCGTTACCGTCGCACTTTGTGGGAGGATAGCCTTCTAAGATGAATTGTGCATAATACTTCCACTTGGTCTTAACCCATTTACGAGTGATGCGGCAGTATTTTACTCCACATTTGAGAGCTTCCTGCTGATATTTTCCTGTCTGAGCTTTAGGATTACGCAACACAACAGGAAATTCATGCTTTCCGTACACAATGCGCAGGTTGCCTTTTCCGATAGTGGGCTTAATTTTTGCGATAGCGGCAGCAATTTCAGCTTCCATTTGTGGTTTTACCTCATCAGGAAGAACGACTTTCTTATCGTCTTTAGGGTCAGACCGCCCGTACATATCATCGTATCGCTTCTCAACGGCTTTTTGCGCCTTGCGCTTAGCCGACTCTATATTGCTTGTAGTGAGGTTTGCCGGGCGAAGCACGATACCGGTAGCATTATTCTTACCGGAAATCGAAGCTACATCTTCCAGCTTTTTATAATGGACAGCCTTCCCTTTGCTGAAGAAAAAGCCTTCCCAAGCCGTCCAGACGGCGGATGCAACATTCTGTGCTACATGAGAATTGATGGCAAAGTGCTTCGCGTACGGCACAACCATTTTATGAAAAGCGCCTTCCGAAAAGCCGGTCTCTTGAATCTTTTTCTGCCGCTGCTTGAGAAGGGCTTTCTGCTCCTCACTGTCAGGAACGGCTTTCGCAATGGCTGTCATTAAGTCACGATACTTGCGCGTCTTGCGCAATTGGTGCCACATTTTTGTAGTCACACTCACAAGCTGATTGTAGATGACACCACACTTCTTGAACTCCTTATACAGATAGTCTTGCTCGTTGAGACTTATATCAAGAGGCAATGTCAATACAAATGATGGCGTGCTATTCTTGCTCCCGAAAGCCATAACAGCCCTCCTTTCCTTGATTGATTATACCGGTATTATAACATTTTTTTGATGCAAAAAGAAATCAAGTAGCTTTCTTATTTACAGATTGTACACATTCGTCTTTCTTAAAAACTCATGCACCAATTCCTCCCACCGCTCACGCAGTGGGCTTCCTTGGCGTGGATTTTGTGAAATGGCAGGCCCTCGTGTGTGATGTATGTTCCCATGCGACTTCCTCCGCGATGTTTTTTGGCTTCATTATAGCAGATAAAGCAAAAGAGAGCCACGGTTTCGTGACTCTCTACTTTTTTGTACATACGCCGATGCGAAGGAACACGGGATAAAGATAGCGCCCGACTGAGCCTACCAGCTCTTCTGGTCCACTAACACTGCCTTTTTCTCTTTGCAGCTGTCTGGCGTGATGAAAAGCCTCTATCGCAGCCACCTTAGCTTGGCATTTTCCGTTCTGCCAAGAATATCTTTGAGGACGGCCACATCCGAGCTGCAGCGCCGTTTGTTGAACGCCATGCCGAATCGGTCATCGACACATACAATCGGTATCACTTGGTATTTACCCTCCTTGCTATCATTGTGCATCGTCTTCAGCTTCCGAACTCAATATTTACGGAACCATCCGCTGAAATCTTGATGCGCATGGTTTTGATATATCGTTCATAAAACTGTTTTTCCTCAGCCTTCGAAAGCTCGATGCGGGTTTGTAGATAAGCTACATTCATCATTTCCTTGACATTAAAGCTTTCAAAGTGCCTGCCGACAAAGCGCTGGCATTCACTGAGCAGTGCATCGACCTTCATTTTGTGAGATTGCCCACCTTGGCAAAACTGGTCCAGATAGCAAAAGGGAATATCACTGTCAATCATTTTCTGTACAATTTCGCTGCTGACTTTATTTTGCTCAACCATCACGAGAAATTTGGCAGTGGACACCGAGCTGATAAGCCCCCAATAGTCGGAATCCGATGAAAACAGCAGGAAACTGTCCACCTTGTTGACATAGTGCTCCTTGCAGCATCCCGCCACCAGCATCACATCCACAAGGCTTTTCCCGGTAAGGACTCGTTCTGACATTTGATGTTCAATAACCGCCTTTGTGTGTTTCTGAAGCAGATTCCAGGCAGAAGAAGCATTAACATCATTGTACAAAATGATTTTTGTGATTTTAGCAAGCGTTTCCGGCTGCATACTTTGAAGAGCCGCACACAGTTTCAGCGGGTCACAGTTTTCGCAGTCAACGAGAGCAACCGTCTGTTCGCTGGCATCCACAAATCCATAAATGTTTCTCTTGGTTTCTCTTCCTTCTCCTCTGACATTGGAGTAGCCGGTGAATACCTCACCATTCTGCTGATAAAGTCTGCTCAGAAACTTTTCGTCATTATAAAGAAGATTTCCTTCCTCATCTTTGCTCCAGCGCCAGTTAATGAACATGCGATACGGATAGCGTTCGAGGTTCTCCATATAATACTCGAAGACTTCCTTGGACTTCTTTGTGCTGTTGCCGCCAGGGATGATAAACAGCTGCCGCACGAACTCCCAGTTGACCCAGATTGGAAACAGAGACTTGCAAGCATCGATATGCTGCTGTAAGAGAGTGTTGATTTTTGGCAGGTATTCTTCCAGCTTTGGATTCGCTTTTATGATATCGATTCCATCTTTTCGAAGCTGATTAACCATGCCTTGTGTCTGAGGAATCGTATGCAGGTTCTTGAGCTCCATCAGAATTAACATTGAAAAGTGCTTGAAGTTGCGCTCTATCTCGGTTCGTAAGCCACAGAGGTTTCGGATGATGCGAGCATCTCGGTTATCGCTGAGTTGCTCATAAATATCTGAATCCAAACCCGTATACTGGCTCTTCCAGTGAGAGTCTGGCACGCCAATAAGGAAAGCGACTTTTGAGACAACATCATACTCCTCACCGCGCCGTTCACGATACTTTTCCCGCTTTGAGAGCTCCTCCGTCTCTGCGTCAATCATTCGTTCCATATCACATTCCTCCCTCCTTGAATGATATCGGTATTTTCCCGTTCTGCCAAGATTATATTTGTGGTCTTTGTGATTTTCCTTGCTCACGCTTCCCTGCGGCTCATCCGATTCTTGCCCATCTGTTCCACCTGATATCAGTCCTGCGAAACTCAAATGTATGTCACTATTATACAATGGGAAGTCCGCTTTGTGAACTGCTTTTATCAAAGCCGAATAGCCAAGTCTCTGGTTTTGGTTACAGGAGAGTTTGCTGAGACAACCGGGTAGCCAAAAAGACAAGCTGGCAGTTGTCACAAGGCCCTGCAGACGTTCTGAACCTATCTTATTGGGACGACTGCGCTCTGCTGAGAAATCTGTATGCCTTGGCATAGATTCGTTTTGACCAGGCCATCCGTTCTGATGAACATTATGAAACCAGACTTTGGACTGATTGCTCTACCTCCTCACAGCCGTCAGAAAGCCCTTACCTGCGCATCGTTTTCGTATGAGCAAGGAAACTTTACCCATGCAAAAAGAAAAAGCACCACAGAGGCTCTGTGCCCCTATGGTGCTTATGTTTTCTTAGAGATAATCGCTCAGCTTAATGACGCCAACCGAGTTCGGAGATGTGTCAATATCCAGATAAGTGCATCCGGAACAATCCCTGTCGAATCTCACAATTTCGGAATGCGGGATGTGTCCAAAGATATAGAGCGTCTTATCGTGTCCAGGTCGTAACTCATCCAGGTCGTAACTGTAATATCTTCCAAAAGGATTGTTATGCGTAATCACTATATGCTGATATCTATATGGCTCTGTATAATCTATATTAACCTCCGTAACCGTCTGATTCCAAAGCCATTCAAATAATGCTCTTTGTTTCCTTGTACAGGAGAGATACTCGTATATAGTTCTTTCGGCATCATAGGGATTGCCGCACATCACTTCCAGCAAGTACAGAATAATCTTCCAAAGGCTATCGTCTTCCCATGCTATCGTATAGGTGATAAAGGCACGAACGAATGCATAGAAAGTCTTTGGCTTCCCCCGAATAATTTCGATTCGTTTATCAGCACTGCACTCATACTCTTTGAGTTCTTCTTTTGTTTTGGGATAAGTATATCCTGCCTTGTATGTTCTGAATATTCCTGCCGCAAACAACCGAATTTGGGGGACTTTGATTAACACATGATAGTACTGAAGCATCTTCCTGTGTTGAAGCTCATGGTTACCCTGAACCAATCTCACATCACATTCATGCTCTTGCAGAAAAGACACCGTTCTGGCATTATCTTTTCCACGGTCGGTGACATCTCCCACGCAGATGATGGTATCGCCTTCCTGCCAGCCTGCTGCATTGAGAGATTCCATCAATCCTTGATAGTTTCCATGGATATCTCCCGCCACGAAGATTTCGCTCATCCTCATCTCCCCTTCTCGTTTTCTCTTAAAGCATCATGAGCAGCCGTTCCATTTCATTGTTGTCCTTATAGGAGGAAATAACCATATTCCGGCGGTCGCGCTCCTGCTCTTCTTCGGGATACCAGTCTTCGGTATAGTCATCACCGAGAAGTTTCTTGGCAATGTCTTCAATCGAGAATCCGATTCGAGGCTCCTTGTTTTCATCAAAAGCCCTCTGCGCTTCCTCAAATTTCGTATCGAGCTTTTCCTTTTCCAGCTCAACGCCGGATGCATCTACACCAAAGAAGGTCATTTCCCATAACACACGGGACAGGCAGAATTCAAGACCATAGATGTAGATGCTGGATGGTGCCAGTTTCCAGCTAAGAACCTCGTCCCAAGCGCTGAGTTCAAAAGCATATTTCGTGGGAAGGTCCTGATTCATCACCGCGTTTTCGATTTCGTCCGTACTCATAAAGGTCAGCATCTCGTCACTAATAGGCTCAAACTTTTTCGTGTGCTTTTCTTTCCAGTTACGGAGGTCTCTCACTTCGATACAGACAGTGTCATCGCCTTCATCGCCAAATCCCTTGCAAACCACAATGATACTTTGCTCATCCGGGTTTACTGCTTTTGGCGTGACGGTCTCCATTCTGGCAAATGCTCTATCGACTTCCTTAACTGCTGCCGCCTGTTCCTCGTTATCGGAATACATGGCAGCAAATTCTTTCGCCAACTTGCTTTTATCGCAATGCATAAATGCTTCATAAGTGTTCTTGAAATCAGTCTTTACCATATTATTTTTCTTTCTTCGCTTTCTGTTCTTTGATGATGGTCACCTTGACTTTGGCTGCCAGCTTTTTCTTGACCGCCTCATATTCTTTCTCAGTGCCCTTGAATGTGATTTTGTTACCGCCGCTGAGCATTGCTTCCTGCACGCTTAACGGGTCGATGCATTCCGGGTATTCTGTATGCAATCCCACGAATGTTTCTGAACCATGTGGGCGTGGACTGATTACCTCATATACCATTCTCGTCTCTCCTCTAAGCCAAAAAAGACGAATGGCAGCTACGCAACCGGCAGCCTGTTACCGGGCAGCGGCTACGCTTCCGTCATCCGTCTTTCATTTCTTTACAAGCAGCTACGCTTTATTGTATGACCTGCGGTATGCGGGCCTACGGTACTTTCGGAGTAGTCTATTGCGGCTACGCTTCCCGCAAGTACATTTCGCTCAACTTTAGGCAAGTACCTACGGTTTCAAGCACCTACGGTTCCGACCAGGTTATTTATCGTCGTCGTTGTTTTCCCGGTCTTCCAGAATCTGCGGATAAATCCAAAACATGAAATATGCCAGGATAATATAAGAACCAACAAAATGAAAGAACAAGGCCGGTGTAGTCATAACATCCAAAAGACCAACGAACTTGAAAACAACAAGAGTTAAAGCAGAATTAACAAGGAACACAAGGTCCAGAAGCAAGATTCGACCAACAGTGATATTCGACATGATTTATGCCTCCTCAGCAAAATATTGATGCAGTGACTCCGATACGATTTCCTGCGTTTCCTGGCTCCAACGAGTATACGCATTGTCAGGGAACTCGGCATTCTCTACCATGCTCAGCTTCCAGGAGGATACAGGAACCCCGTTCTGGACTGTAATTATGGTGGGCGCTCCGATTCTCTTTTCACCGATACTGATGCTTTCGCCGTTCTCGTCTTTCACAGTATAGTCGATGAGATAATCGCTCAGCCAGTCAAGAAGCTCATAATACCCTTTTCCGGGAGCCGCGGTCATGACCGGGCCATTCAGAGTCTCATCAAATTCATACTTGTCGCGGTAGTTATCAATCTGGCAATAGTAGAGGGTCTTTTCCTCCTCTTTTGCAGTTTCAATAAGTTCCGGCATCAGGTTCCGGCAATAAGGGCAGGTAGGAAATGCAAAAACGATAATGCCATCAGCTACGCTTCGTGCTTCCTCCGCCGTCACTTCTTTGATGGAGGCAAAGGCAGGAACTTTGATTTCCTGGAATGTCTCTTCTGCCGTCGAGCTACGCTTCATTCCATTATAGCCCTCATAGGTCCTTGCTAAAGCAACGGAAGGTATTCCGGCAGTGCAGATTGCGGCTGCCATTGCCAGTGTTGCTGCAGCGTATGGAATTAAAAACTTTCTTTTCATAGGACATGCTTCCGATTTGATTTAGATAACCTCAAACCTTGATTAGATTGCATCTGAATGATTTGTGGTCAGAGGTATGTACAATTTTTCTTTTCTATATCTGCATTATACCATAAATTGCACTTTTTCTCAATTTGGAAGCCGGTTTGTTAAATGAAAGTTCACGATTAGCGGTCAAAGTGTTGCCAGCCTGCCAGACGAGAGGTTGAAGTAGCTCCATCAACCCTTCTGTCAGCCTTTCAATGCTTCCTGGAAGAAAGCGTTGTCCATGCGTCTTGTCTTTTCCTTGTGCGGCGGAATCAAGTCAAATACTTGTCTACTCTGCTTTCCCTCTTGTGTCTTCGTCTTTTCTTCTTTTCCAGCTTCTGAGATATCGAAATCGTCATCGAAGTCATCGTCATCGAAGAACCAAGAACACACGGACGATTCACTCATGGTTTTGAGTTCAAGACACTCTTCACAATAAGTTTGGGGTTCTCCCACACGAGCTTCAAACTTGCGCTTGCAGGTTGGACATACTCGAATCGCTATCATTGGTCATCCATCTCCTCTTCATTGTATCCATTATGCGTCAATGGGTTAATCCCATCGCGGCGAATTCCGTCGTCGTCGTATTTATGTGCTGGCATTGGGATGTTGTCAAAATCCTTGAAATCGAGAACTTTGTTTCCTAGTGCCCGGCTGATACCGTCTTGCATTCCTCGCTCACAAACGACATGGTAAGGCACTCGTCCGTTTTTTTGATATTCGAGTTCTTCAAGCTCAATGACCGGCAGCGTTATGGTTTTGCATTTCTGTTCATTGATGTATGCTTCAACATATCGCCCAGAAGTAACGGTTGTATGGCTTTCAGCCATCTCATCCAGCCACACGGAAATCATTTCATTGAGTTCGTTTCGTGTTAAAGCTGCTGTTCGAGTAAGAAGTTCCACGCCGATAGAACTTGTTGGAACGAAATAGCTGTACTTGTAGACTTGCTCGAGATTTGTGAGCGTCAAGAGCCTTGTTGCGTTATGGGTTTTGATGATATCAGCGCTGTCGATTGCTTTGCCGTACTTATCGCCAGTAATGATTTTGGGAACCATAGCGCAGGTCTTGCCGATAACGATGCACTTAGGCGGCATGCTGCAGACAGTTGTGAAGTCCTCGTCCGTTGCTGCAAGTGAGCTGGATTTCAAGAGTTCCATCACTGCACTTACACGCCGCTGTTCGTAAGACACAACCCATCGCATCAGCTTATCGAGCGTACAGTAGAGAAAAGAAATGCCTGTGCGGTTGATTACGATACCTACCAGACGGCTTTGACCGAGCGTGTACTCCTCGCCCATTGTGGTGCTCGTCTTGATAGTTGCAGAGATTTCATCGGACAGGAAAAGAAGCCCTTTGTCATAGAAGAAGTCGCTCATGAAGGATTGGGACGCATCCTGTTCAGAATTAAGAACATCAATCAGCTTGATTCCAGCTTCCTTGGCAGGTTGAATTCCCGCTGCTCGGCACATGCAGAGTGTCGTTTCCACCCTGGTGAGCCGTCCTTGTTCGCCTTTGATTCGCCGCTTCATAGCCGCCCGCTTGTCTACATCCAGAGCGTCTTTTTGAGTGCTTCGAATGTATTTCAGACCGTCCGGAGAGATACGCACATACCGCGATTCATCTCTCATAAAAACCTCAACATACCCATGCTTTTTGGCCGCTCTCAGAGCTTTGGTAACGCATTGATATGGGATGTCAGAGAGAGCAATGGCAAGCTGCTTGTGCTGGATAGAATCAACGCCATAGAGATATACGAGAAGCTTTTGTTCGTTCGTCATAGTACCACCAAAGTTGTCCGTTCGATTCCGTACCTCATATGAATCGCAGGGCTGAAATTCATATCGTACCGCGTAAAATCAAAAAGAAAGAGTAACATTTCTAGGGAACGAAAATATGACACCTAAAAATGTTACTCTTTTATATCCCTTAAAATGTTACTACCGGACTACGTTAAAGCCAATGGAAGAGGTCGGCTTTTGAGCAAAGAATCACTTCCAAATACGGGTCATATTCGGTCGGAATTGCAGTGTAAAGGAAGCTCATCATATCCCATCCATCACCGTGTTGGAACACCCTGCAAATGGCATTTGTGATGGCTCCCGTATAGACATTGTTGCTGTCAATCGGGGTCTTTTTCGTGGGTGAAACGCCGCGACAAAACACGAGAAAAAGTTGTTCGGAAGGCAGGTTGATTGGCCCATTTTGAGCGATAAATGCCTTGATAGCAGCCTCCGTGATGTAATCGAATTCGGCATCAAGATAATACTGCCCAACAGCGTCTTTCGCCTTTGCCTTCCGGCTGTACCACTCATGCTGAAAAGGCGGCAAAAAGGAAGAAAACCGGAGCTTGAGAAAGCCATTTTGAGGGATAGAAACCATACAGAAATCGTTTGGAATTGACGTTGCAATGTTTTTTCGCTGATACGGTGCAGGGGCTTCATCACTCTCAAATGAGACAAGGATTGACCGCTCGGCTTTAAGAATCTCAATCGAAACATCATTGCGAATGGAATCCGGCAGCTTTTTCAAGGGAACATCATCCGGAACCGATTTCAAAGCATCCACTGCCTTTTGGAGCTTGCTTTTTACGAACTTTGTCGATGCATTGTACAAAACCGGGACTTGATATTCGGCTTCAGGGGCATCATCACCGGCGTTGCGTTTGACATTGTTTTTGTCGATGCGACGTTTATAATCATTTAATGATGGGAACGCCATTCCAAACATCCTCGTCGTCAATTTGTTCCGTCACATTCAGGTCATAGTTGTCGCTGACCATGCAGAAATAACGAATCCCGCATTCACTCAGAAGCTTTCGATTTGCGCCGGGGGCCAGGATTGCGATACGGGAAGTGACCGGCATCATATCCTCACGAATGCCAAGGCTCCGAATCGTGTCTCCCAAAATAAGTTCGTTGCCACGTTCAAATTCACAAACATAGTAGACACTGCCATCGAAGCAGAAGCTCAACAGCCAGGGAGTGCCGCTGGGAATCGTAAAATTACGACTCTCCGGCAAAAATTCACATGCAACGCGGAAAGCACGGCAGCGCTTGCGGATGCTGCTCGTCATCGTGATGTAATCGGCTTTCGCCAACCCTTCTTTGGTAGGATAGCAGGCCGGACGGCGGTTGGAGCCTTTACGGCAGGCGTTGTAAATGATTTCCTGTGCCATGTTTTTGCTGACCTGATATTGACGAGTGAGATACTCGGCCATCAGTTCATTGGGAATAACGGGGATGGCATCCAGCAGTTCGCGGATATCGGAATTGTGAATCTCAGACATACAAATGTCTCCTTTCATTTCTAGCAAAATGAACCAATGTGTTCTTTTGCCGTTTGTGAACCATAAATTAAACGCATTAGCGTTGCGCTTACGTGAAATTGAATTGTGCCTTTTTATGGATAAAAGAAAAAGAATGACACATTTTGAAAGTGAAAAATGAACACATTTTGACGTGTACATTCACAGCTTTACTCAAAATGTATCATTCTTTATAATAATCAGCGCTCCTTCGCTTTATTTTGATGTTTCAAATATCACATTTCAACATCAATGACGGTATTTTCCGCCGCCTTCTCTTCTTCTTCCCGCTTTTTCTTTTCCAGAGCCTTGCGGCGTTCGTAGAAGGACTTAGCATCGGTTGTGATTTCCTTGGCTTCATAGTCATCGGCCACAAAATCGACGAACAGTTTTGCGGATGCAGAGCAAACCAGACCTTGACCACGCGGCAGGCTGGATACCGCTTCCATCTCAACGCTGGTCAGCTGAATGGCTTCCTGAAGGGCTTTTGCTTCGGACGGAATCAGATGCATGATGATTTTGGTATCGGCGTTACCAATAATTGCCTTGCCGTATTTGCCGCCCTTGTATTCGTAGAACTGAGAAATATCCTGAGTCATAGCAAAAGCGGAACCGCCATAAGCACGAATCGTACGGAAGATTTCAACAACGTCTTCAGCTGCCTGCTCGTTGGAGTCAGTGCCAATCAATTTCCAGCATTCGTCAATAAATACGGCTTTGCGCTGTGTACGGTCCTCTTTGATTTTCGTCCAGACAAAGTCCAGAACCACGAACATAGACATGGTAAGCAAAGAGCCTTTCATGCCATTGAAGTCAAATACGATGTACTTGGAGTCAAGGTCCACGTTGGTGTGGTGATTGAAGCAGGCCATAGAACCGTTAATTAGCGGATTCAAGATGTTGCAGACAGTATGCAGTTCAGGTTTTTTTTTCATTTCTTCCTGCAAATCTTCCAGCAGCGGCATCACCTTATAGTTGCCATCTTTATCGTAGATAGAGTTGTTATCACGGGTGATGCCGAACTTTGCGTATGTCGCATACAGGCAGCCGTCAATCAGCTGCTCTTCTTCCTGCGTCATATTGCGAACAACCAGGTGCAGGAACGAAAGAATCGTATGAATTTTTTTGGTCAAGAAGGAGCCGGAAGCCTCATAATCATCCAGCAGTTTTGCGTCCTCATCGTCAGGAGCGCGAATGTCCATGATGTTGATGTTGTTGTCCGAAGAGGGGTCCATGGAGACGAACTGACCATTGACTGCCTTACAACCGCCGCCGTAGTCCTCCAAACCTTTCAGAGGAGAGATGATAAATACCTGCGTGTCCATTTCAGACAAGCGTAATGCGAACAGCTGTGCGGTGAAAGTCTTGCCGTAACCGGAAGAGCCCAGGATAACGGCGTTTGCGTTTGCATGAGCGCGGGTATCAAACATATCGATGGTGACCAGAGAGTTGTTGACATGGTTTGTACCGACCATAACGCCGCCCGGGTCCTGCATTTCAAACGAGATGAACGGATAGCAGGATGCAACACCCGAAGTCAGAAGATTGCGATGAGATTTCTTTGCCAGCTCCTTATTGATTTTCGCAAGAGGAAGCAGGCAGGAATCGAAGCATTCTTCCATCATGAAATCCGCACGGCGAATCTTCATGCTCTGACCTTCGATACGCTTTTTCAAAGCATCGAACTTATAATCGAGTTCCTTCTTTGTATCTGCCACGATAGTGATGAGCATTGACAGGTAATAGAACTCTTCGCCGCTGGAAAGGCCGCGCAGCATATATTCACTGGACGAAATTTTTTCCATACGCGCCTGATAGTCAGAGTCAGTATCGTGACTGTCCATGGCGTTTGCACGGCTCAGACGAAGCTGTGTACTGATTTTATTGAAGACAGCTTCACGGGACATGTGCTCAAAGAACATATCGACGTCAATGCCTTCACCAGCATTTACGAACGTAGCCACCCAGCCCGCATAGACACGCTGGCTGAACCCGTTCGAGGGAATGTAAGCGAAAGTATAAAACTTGCCATCAATGACAATGTAATCGTGATGCGTAAAGTCAATCCAGTCCGGAGCAATCAGTTCCGTTGCCTGCAAAGACGTCTTAACGCCATTCTTTTCGGCTTCAAAATAACGGTCCACAATGGGGTCCATGTGCTGCTTGAACGTGATGGTCTCGCTTTTTCTACGGTTCAAGAGCTGGTAAAAAAGCTGGTGTAGACCTGCGTCCTCGTTTCCGTCAGGGTTACCAAGTGCAGGAATAAAGATATTACCACACTGTTCCATGTGAGAGCGGACGTTTGCCGCAACGGCATTCAAGTCGGCCACAACCATTTCAAATTTAGAACCATCGTTGCTGATAGTGCGCTGGAATTCTACGACCACAAAGAAGCGACGGGTAATACCAACGGACAAAGCCGTCTTACGAAGCAATCCGATGTATGCCTGCAGCATTCGCTTACGACTCGGATTCTTTTCTGCTTTGTAATAGTCCGTCACGGTCGCGATTGAATTCTCGACATCAGCTTTACGAGAAAAGGTTTTGAACTGAATATTGCAGGGAGTTGCTTTGAACGTTTGATAGAAAAGCGAAATAATACGGTTTTGAGTTTCCGCGTCCATATAGGCAAAGTTGATAGGGCGAAATTCCATGATTTTGATATATCGGTGGTCCTTTGTCACAACAATGCCGCCGTAAATATCCTCAATAGGGATGATACGCTGTGTGCTTCGAATGATTTGATAGCGCTCATTCTGAGCTTCCAGCTTTTGATTCATCCGCCGCCGCTCTTCTTTGGCGATTTCATCGCGTTCCTTTTTCGTCAGCGGGATTGTACCGATACTCTGTTCCACAACACCGTGGGGGATTTCTCCGCCATTTTTGAATCGAAACATAGGCTTCACTCCTCACTATCAAAGATAGAAATGTCATTCAAGGACATATAATCAATATCGCTGTTGTTCTGTGTGGTTTGCGGCTGCTTTTGCGAGCCCATCGTCTTTCCAGAGGTTTTGACGTTCTGAGGTCTTTCCTCTGTGCGGCTGACCGTGCTGTCATCGAAAAGGTCTACATCATCCAAGCTGACATCGTCATCGCTGTTCACGACTTGTCCCCTGCCCTGCTTTGCGGGCTGTGCAGACTGAGTATCCTGGATATCAACCGACAAGTCATCCAAGTCCTCATCGACGTCAAGTACTTCCGTTTCATCGTCAAAGACTACATCATCAATCTGCGGGGTTTGGATATCGGTATCAGTGCCGTCCTCAAACAGCTCTGTATCCGCATCTGCTTCCACATTCGCTTCTACTTCATCGGTGTCGATGCTTTCTTCACTGTCAAAGATATCGACATCATCCTGAACCGCATTATTGCTCGGCCCTACAGTGACGGGCTTGAACTCTACAGCCTGAGGATTCAGTTCAGCGTTATTCTCTTCCGGCTTGTCATTTTCCTGCTCATTGTCGGGGTCCATGAACTTCTCGTAATACTGTGCGGTCTTAACACGCTCGGCTTTATCCAGACGCTTCTTGATAGCTTCGTTAATAATGCGTTCGCGCTCTGCTTCTTTTGCCTTCTTCTCAGCCTCTTCCTGTTCACGCTTACGCTTGATTTCTTCTCTGGCAGCCTTGCGTTCAGAACGGGGCAAAGAGTTAATGTATTCCTTCTCTTCTTTCGCACGCTGTTTTGCTTCAGCACGGAGTTCTGCTTTAGATTTGAGGGCATCCGGTTTTTCCAGGAACCCATAGTCATCATCGTAGAAGACCTTGAGCTCTTCATCTGTAATGTCGGAACTGATAGGACCGTTCTCTTCACCAAGGACTTTTCCCTTTACAGTGCCAAGCATTTGCTTGAGCTTGTCTTTCGGAAGCATCCGCCCGTCATGAATCAGATATTCCGGTTCAAGTTCGGTTTTGATGCGAGGATTGTATTTTGAGATTCTGCGACTTTGCCGGAAACGGATAACACGTTGAATAAACTCAAACAAGCTATCGCCGCCAACACCATGAGCCGCACCAAGGAAAGCAGCAGCACAGAGTATTGCGCAATAGGCCACGGTACTTTGTACATCCCATCCCAAATCATGCCATCCATAAATGAAAATTCCCAAGAACGGTAGTGCCAGGATGATACCTTCAACGAAGTTTCGAGTTTTGAATTGTCCGTTCAACACATACCCGGTATCAAACGAGTTTTTGGGGATTTGATAAATATTTGGCTTCTGCTCTTCTTTACTCATGCTTCTTCCCCCTTTTGCCGAGCCAATACAAGCATTGCGGCGCAGCAATTACGATATAGCTGCATCAGCATATTCTGGTCTTCCTTTTCTTTTCTGGACAATAATCCAATAGCGCTGATGTTTGCTACTGTACCGTTTTTATAGACATCCATTGAAAGCAAAACCGGCTCGCTTTTCATTGCCTGCATCTGACTGCAAATATCAGATAAATCACTTTCAAAAAACGCAGAGACCGTCAGTTTGACGCATGGCCCATTTATACTGCACGTAACAAAAATTTCTGTGTCATTTATTGTCGTATGAAACATTCCCGACCGCATATTCGCACACCTACTCACAAAAAATCACCTCGTCACCACTTAATAAATTCATTTTCAACAAGAGTCATCATTGGCCTGCAATTTTTGCAGTTGCTCACCACGCGCCGCGAGAAGGCTGATGACAATGCGCGGTATCCGGCCACTCGCCAGAAAAAGTAAGTGGCCGGGTTTCAGTTACGCCTTATGGCAAGCGCCCCAAACGTAGTTGCGCTTATCGTCGTAACCGTAGACAAGCAGCGTCACGCGGTCGCCGCGAGTCAGCAGTTCATCGGAAGCGGTACGAGCAACGCGAGCCTGAATGTTGCCGACATCCACAATCAGGCGGTAGTAGTTGTCCTGAACGGAAGTCACGGTAGCACCGTAAGCGCCGTTGCGAGCCAGGCTGTGGATGTTCATTGCGGGATTAGCGCGGCGTTCCAGGATAGCGCGGTTCATGCGCATGCTGACAGTGCCATTTTCGTTATCCACGTTCAGGTCTTCGATAACCACCGGAATGCCTTCACCGACATGGAACTTCTTGGATACATCGTCGATATACTCGTAAGCAGACAGAGCACCAGCACCGATGCTGGTCTCAACGCCCAGAGCTTCAGCGATGACGTAATCCGGACCACTGGACAGAATAGAAGCGATAGCGCGGGAGCCGTTCTGAACATCCGCATTACGGCCAAAGAAGTGACGGTTGCGCTGGAGCTGCATAGCGTCCTGACGAGAGCCAGCGAATACGACCTCTCCATCCTCAGACTTGGCTTCCATGTACGGGCAGAAGTTGATGATAGCGCCATTCATCAGCTTTGCCTTACGCAGATAACGGCGCTGCCGGGTAGTCGCATCGTTCTCCTCAATGCCCTTCATCAGACTGAAGTAGAAGAAGTCCTCTGCCGGAATCATGACGCGCAGCGTGCCACGGCTCACTTCAACGACAGCGCTGCCATTCTGAACCGGGCGAACGCCAAAGACCTTGCCCTGCAGGAAGCGTCGAGGACCATGCTTGTTGTCAGCAACGCAGCGGCGCATCTCAGCCAGGTCACGAGCGCGGCGGTCTTCGGGCATATCGACATGCAGCATATCGTTGCCGTCATCAATGAAAGCACCAATCGCCAAATCATCATCATTGAAGCGGCGAGTCGCACGAGGAACCTCATTGACTTCTTCGTCAACGCCCTCATCGGCGGGAGCTGCTTCGGTAGCCACTTTCGCTTCCTGCGGTTCAGATACCGGCGCGGCGTTTACATTTTCTTCAGGTGCAGCAGCGACAGCAGCTTCATTGGTTTCAACGGCAGTGGAATTCAGCATTTCATTTTCGTTCATGGTATTTGTCTCCTTTGTATTAAAAAAAGAAATATGAGATTATCGACATTTGTCGCTGCCCGGTAGCAGGATTCGGGCACTGTCCACCACACGCCGCGCGGAGGCTGTCGATTTGTGTGGTTCCTGACCCGCATGGAGCGAATCAGGGAAAAAGAAAAACCCCGGTCACACAATCAGTAACCAGGGGTTAAGGAACAAACTATTTATTTTTTGAATGCGTTTTTCTTTTTGGGAGCAGGTTCATCCGTAGCCAGCAAATCTTTCTTGGACAAACGCGGTTTCATGCGCTCTTCGGAACGCTTCTGCGTAATATCTGTATTGATTTCTTTCTGGCGCTGGATATCACCGAACGACGATTCACGGGATTCAATTGCGTCGTGTTTCCGGGCATTGGGATAAAGGTCTGCGGTTTTCGGAAGTTCTGCCCATTTGGTGGGGACAAAATGCGGGTCATTGAACAGAGGATGATGAATAAATCCGAAGCGCTTGGCTTCCAACATGTTCTGGCCATTCGTCATAATCAAAATCTGTTCCTTGTCCAAATGCTGAACTTCATCAGGGTTCACAAGATTGCGTTTGCCGTCGCCTTCGCTGAGCGAATACCCTTGCATCACGCCGCGATTTCCGGCAGAGGAAGCACGAGTATCGCTGACGCTCTTGGCGCGAATCGTAACAATGCCGCTCTTATCGGAAATGTATTCGGCTGTATACTTATCATTACAGCCCAGAACCAGCATCGTATTGCAGCAGCCGATGATAGTTTCGGCGTTTTCCTCGCCGTACAACTGAGTCAACTGCGGCAAACTCTGCAAAATGAGGGAAACTGCAATCTTACGAGAGCGTGCAGTAGCAATCGTCTTTTCAAAGTTCGGCCAGACGCCAGTGTTTGCCAACTCGTCCGCAACAACGTTGACCGGGATGCGTCCTTCACCACCAACTGCATCGAAAGCTTCTTTCAGGTCTTTGAACAGGAAGCTCAAAAGCAGAGAGGAAAGCAGCTGCATAGAAGCGTTATCATCGGAAATGATAAGGAACAATGCGGTTTTTTCCGCGCCAAGATTTGCCAGGCGAATGTCATCGTTACTGATAACGCGGCGAACCTTGTAGGTCATGAACAGCTGGAGTCGAGTATTCAAGCCGCCAACAATGTTGGGCTGTACGCGCTCACCCATACCCTTAAACACTGCCCATGCAGATGCGGCCGGATGGCTCAGCGGTACATACTTGAAGTTTGCTTCCCATTTATCAAGGTCGTTGTGAAGCAGAGCGTCATAGATATCAGAGATGTTACAGGTCGGAGCATCTTCTTCCCATTCAGAAAGCTTCCTGTCCCCTTCCTCATCACCGTAGAACGAATGAGCAAGGTATTCGACAACCCGGCGTCTATCCACCATTGCAGATTCCGGATTCTTTACAATCTCAATCAGAGATTGCTCATCTTCCTGAGTGATATACGGCAGCTGAGTCAAAAGCTCTTTTGCACGGCGCTCATAAATCTCAATCAAGCTCTTTTCACGGATATACGCACAATAGGAAACAGCAACGCGGAACAAGTTTTCTTCCGAGCTTTCCCAGAACGGGTCACCCTTACTGTTTGCACCGCCGCCGGTGTTCGCAATAACGGTTTTACAGAAGGTAATCACACGCTGGTCATCAATGTTGCCGGTAATCGGGTCATAAATTTCCTGGACACAATCCCATGCATTAGAAAGGTCCAGATTGATAAGGTTAAAGACCTTGACCTTATAACCACGGGACTCCAAAAGTTTACGCATATCGTTGTGAATTTCGCCTTTCGGGTCAGTGACTACAACCGATTCGCCACGCACAATAGATTGGAATACCGCCGTTCTGACATAGCCAAAAGACTTACCTGAACCCGGAGGTCCGATAAGGATAAGGTTTCGGTTGCCGGTAGGTTCAAAAGGAAGCGCGATGACTTCCTCACCGTCTTGCGTGAACTGTCCAAGAATCGTACCCGTTACGTTTTCGACAGGACCAACCTCATAGACTTTTTTGGCTTCCGTTTCATTCATCCAGCGAGCTGTGCCGTATGTGCCTGCCATAGACGTTGCAACGCCACGGTCATCAACTTCTTTGGTTGCGTTGAGGTCTGTGTTATTGACGGAAAACCGGATAATAATGAATGTAATGGCACACGCAAAGACAAGTGCCGTCACGATGCCGTAGCCTGTCGTCAAGGCAAGCACGAACCCCCGCAAAAGCCCCGCATTCCATTCCCCGACAAAGACTTTCGCAATACATCCTGCTGGGAAAAGGCTGACAAGGAAGGAAAAGCAGAACAAAAGTACGAGCTTTTCACCCTTTGACAGCATCAAAATTTTCGTTTTGAATTCGTTCCATTTGGTCACTGGTTGTCCACCTCACTGTCAGTGTTTTCGGTTTTTTCTTCGCTGTCGGAAGTATCCAAATCTTCAACTTCTCCTTCTGTAACGGTCGTATCCACTTCCTGCAAGATAAAGTTGTTAGGGTTTGTATCGTCAAGAGAATCCGTGACGACCTTCAAAATATTATCGTTGTACCAGAATTCCCAGCCAAAGATTCTCGAAACGTCTTCAATCGGCATTGTGAACGTATTATCTTGGGCCAGCGTCATCGTATCGGTCCAGGCATCCGATGTATTGCGCGACGTATATTTGAAGGTTTTCCTGTCACCGTGGATTTCAAAATACTCGCTTGCTTTGGTCAAAGCTCTTGCGGACGGCACATATTCCCAATGCCCATAAGTGATGGGCACATAGAGAAGACCCGCGTCCTCTGCATATTGCGTATTGCTGTCGTAAGCCTCGGCCAATGCTCGAACCGAAACGCACAGGCGGCCATCGCTGTTGATGGAGAAGTGCATGCCCGGAACCAAAGAGCCGTTCAAGATAACGCATTTCGTGGGAGCGGTCTTTTCGCCTTTCAGGATAGCCTGACCATCTTCTCGATTCTTGATTGCCTGGTCGTATTCTTCCTGAGAATTGAAGATGTAAAGCCGCTCGCAAGAACCTTCTTTTCGAAGCTGTGAGAAATCTGTCGGATAATCGATGGCAAGCGAATTCTTGTCAAGCTCATAGACTTCCTCGCCGGAAACAATGCACTTCAAATATTCATCGTCAACGCTATAGCCGTTCGAATCGTCATATCCAGTCGTGCTCACTCTATCGACAACATAGTTCCCATCAGCATCAAAGTGTCCGGATTCCGAAACGATATCCTTCTCATCAACGCCCAAAACCGTGCCATCGGATTCTTCACTTGACGCAGAGTCATCGGAGGAAGTCTCCGTCTCATCCACAGTCTCACTTTCCGAGGCTTCATCGTCAGGAACGGGAGTCTCTTCCGGCTCCATGTATTCCGGGTTCGGACGCAGATATACGGTATGGCCGCTGAAAATCTCAAGGCCGTTTCCGTTATCATCCGTATACGGAATCAAGCCCATGCTTTCAATTACCTGAGCCTTCTCCTTATATAAAGGAGAGCCATCGCCCATTTTCACTTCCTTGTATCCGTTGCAATCAAGATTGTTTGGACTCTTAACATTCAACTTGGTCAGAACGATTTCGCCATCCTTCATTTGGGTGCCGCCCGATGTATCCACATCACCGCCAATATCGGGATTCGAAGACGGTTCAGGCGTGCTTTGAATGGACGGGGTCGGCGCAGTGGAACTGGTAGCATTTGTGCTGCCGTTTCCGCTGTTGCCTTTACAAGCAGTCAGACAGCAAAGGCAAGCGCCCAAAATGGCGGCGCTTTTCATAAAGTTGTCCATAATAAAAGCGGCCCCACTTTTATCTCAGGTGGGGCCTTACTCCTTTCTTTGGTTAGTTGCTCATTTCAATTTCAGGGTCTTTTTGGGTTTCGCCGTAATAAAGTTCAAGGTGCAAGTGTTCACCCGTTCCACCATGACTACTAAGACAATAGCCACTGTAGCCGGTAGTAGCGATTGTTGCGCCAGCAGAAATTGTATCATCAACATTGTACGAAAGGCCCGGGCTCAAATGCTGATACAGAATGAAAACGCCATTCTTTTCGCCCGGAACTACGCCACCGCGTTCCCCGTAATAAATCATCAGCATGTTACCGCGTTGACCATTCCCTTTTGTAACAAGCACACCGTTTGAATAACCATCCTGTTTACCAACAATGATACCCTTAAACGGCGCACTCATTGGATATATCGAATGAGGGGGGACAATATCAGTGCCATTGTGCTTCGTATCGCCACGAGGCGATTGCCAGCTGGAAGTTACCTTAGCCTTCCAACCGCTCCACGGTCCAGGGAGAAGGCCCGAAGCCGGGCACTCAAACAGTTCGTCGGAATGGTTTGCATAAAACTGCTCAATCATTTGCTTAATAGAACCGCTGATAACTGTGCCAGTACCAGCGCCACCAGTGCTATCACCAGCCCCGATATCCAACGAAGAATCCCCTTCGAAATCTGCTTCAGCGGCATTATACAGCTGCCGCATTGTCGCAGCTTCTTCATCAAAAAGGTCGGCTTCGGAAGTATCACTCTCAACCGTGTCCTCATCTTGCGGAACATTGTAGTATTCCATAATTTTCTTCTTAGCTGCTTCCAAGGGGGAAACTTTGTAGGTACATGTGATGGTTGCGGTCTTTACTACTTCACTTACGCGCTCCATCACGATTGTTCCATCTTCATCAAAAACCGGATTTCCGTCTTCATCCATTTTAGGCTCCATTTTGGTGACGGTCTTTTTGCCATAAGTTGTAGTTGTTGTGGCTTCCGTTTTCCAGACTTTGTCTCCGACAAGCTCTTGGGCTGCTTTCACCATCTTAGGGACCCGGAAATGGAGCCCATCCTCCGTACGTGCCGCATAACTATCTCCGGCCATAATGTAGAATGTCCAGTTAAGATAATTTTTACCATCGTACAATTCTTTGTGAATGGTGTAAGAAATATTATCCATCGTAACGCCATTCGCAATAGCAGCGTCTTTGGCTTTATCAACCTCTTCCTGGGCTTTTGACCTCATGTCTTCCGAATATTTGTCGTACGCATCTCTGAAGTAATTATTCAGAACCGCAACAATAACATTTGATGTTCCCATGTAGGATTGGAAAATTTCATCCGAAGCAATCGCAATATCATCCTGATATGCTTGTGACGCATCACCTTTTTCACCCGTTGTAATCCAGGTCAAAAAGTCATCGATGCCATTGGATAGCTGGGCCTTGAAATCTTCCCAGTCAAGCACAACCTCGTCAACTGTTTCTCCCAACGCACTCATTGCCGTTTCTGCAATCGTTCCCGGAATTTGAGTAAGAAACGCAAATCCGAAAAGCAGTAAAAGTACCGGCATAAGCGCAATGACAATAGCCACTGCTATAACTTTAATCAGCGTCTTAGGATGCGTAGCCATGGTGGCAGCAGCGCCGACAAAATTGCCAGTTGCAGCTTGTCCTGCCGCCTCGCCAACAACCTTAGCGTCCTTCACGCCTTGTTTTACAGCGCGTACTGTTGATGAAACTGCCTTAGCTCCCTGTTTTGCGTCATGGACCGCTTCATCGGTTAAATTGCTCAATTTACACCACTCCTTCCTTAATCAAGTCAGTCTCAGCTGTACAGAAAATTCTGTACATTTCCATCTCACACCACGTGGAGGTGCTGGCTTTTTCGTGAGACACCCGGCTTTCTTTCGAAAGTCGGGAAAAGGGTATCGTCTAAGAATTACTTGGACGGCTTATCCTTTTTGTTTTTCGAACCGTTGCGATTCTTATTCCCTTGCATCATTTGCTGGAACCTGTTGTTCCGCTCATTTCGAAAGTTGCTTTCACGGAACGATTTTCCTTCATAAGCGTTTTTCTGCTGAGGCTGGGAATTAGAACGAGCAGCAGATTGGGTTCTATCCTGACTGGAGTTTCGATTACGCCGTTTGTAAGACTCATCCGTGTCAGGTCCAACACTCTCGTAGTCATCCACCTTGCCAAGCTGGCGGGCAATGCTTTCAAACGTCTCGGGCTCATACCGGCGGGTCTGCTTGTTGTACTTAGCACTCCGTTCGATATTCATCACATCCGGGGTCCCAGGAACGTTGCCATCAGCATCGAGCTTTTGCATGATACGCCACTGTGTAATGCCCGTATCGGGGTCTACACTAACGCGGGTGACCTGAATACGACCAATGCCATCACTCTCAACAAAGCCATTTGTATCATTGAATGCTTTGATAGACAAATGACTCAAGGGCCTAATTTCAGGTCCATTAGAAGCTCCAGATGTATTGGGTTCGGCACTGGATACACCGGCATTGTCGCTGAATGTACCGGCTTCGGTAAAGGAATTACTGCGAGATGTATCAGCATAGAACTGAGTTCCATCCACAGGAGGTTTTTCGGCAGGCTGTTTACGAGCTGCGGAGCCATCGGCATCACCAGAGTCACCAGTATCTTCGCCAACACCGCCATGATTGAAGTTTTGTGCGGCAGGGGCAGGATTATCTTCCGCTCTGGATGCTTCTGCCGTCGCTTTGGAAGTTGCCTTTGCAGGAGCAGTATTTTCAGTAACAGAGGCGGCTGGCGCGGTCTGACCAGCAGAGCCATCATTGTCGGAGCCAGCACTTTCGGAGCTCACTGCACCACCACCTTGAATTTCAGGCGCAGGTGTGGAAGGTGCGCTTACGGTAGTACCGCCGTTATCGTCGGACGAACTGCCATCGTCATGAGAATTATTGCCAACATTCTGATGCTGAGCTGTGGGAGCAGTAGCATCGTCATTGGAAGTTTCCTCTCCGCTGCCCGAAGAAGCATCGGAGCCGGGATTCTCGTCGTGAGAGCTACCGTTGCTGCCGCCAAACGAGGCAGAGCCGACATCGTTATCGTCGAAATCATCGCCATCACCGTCAGCAGAAGGTGCCGCATGACCAGCAACAGCACCAACGTTGGAAGAGCTTTCTCCCTTTGCAGGGGGTTCACCGATACCAGAATCATCTTCATCGGCGGGAGCCTTTACGCCTTGGGCAGTGGGTGCAGTTTCTTCATCGGAGCTGTAATTGTCGCCACCGCCATTACCTCCAGCGAAGCCCGTATTGCCTTCACCGGAAACATCGTCGCTGTCAGTGCGTTGTGCAGAGGGTGCAGCAACATCATTGGAAGCGTCGCCAGCGTCAGCAGGAGGTTCAGCATAGTCAGGGCCAGCATTGCCTGCCGCTTCGTCATCAGTATCGACCGTTCTATCAGCGTAACTTGCAGGTGCCTGAGTTTCCACTGTAGCAGAGTCACCATCCATGGGCGAAGCATCCACATCAGCAGAGCCAACATCCTCAGTGCCGCCGACATAGCCAGAAGATGTATCCGAATCATCGGATTCTCCGACAGCCGGTTCATTGTCCGTATGTTGTACAACAGGCGCAGCACTGCCGCCAGAAGCGTTATCTGCGTTAGCAGGAGGTTCAGCGTAATCGACAGAAGCGTCATCAGACACATTGTCATTTGTGGCAGCATTGTCAGCCTGACTAGCGGGTGTATGAGTCTGAACCGCAGCAGAGCTGTCATTCGCGAACTGAGTCTCGGAATCAGTAGACCCAGCGTTTTCATTGACGACGCCGATGTCGGAAGGCGTATTCGAGCCGCCGAATTCCGCATCAGCAGAACCGTAACTCGTAGTCTGCTCTGCAGGACCAGCAAATTCTTCGCTGGGAGCACTACCAGTGGGAGACTCGACGGAAACGGTAGAATCATTTGCTGCGAAATCGCTGCTGTCGGGGCTTACCGGTGTAGTTGTAGGTGCAGGGCCTTCTTCGGTGACGGTCTTGTCGGTAGCAGACTGCATCGCAGACCCAACGGAGCTTTCACTGAAAGTACCAGTGCCATCCACAACAGTCTCGGTTTGAGCCGCGCTGCTATTGGTAACGCTGTCTTCACCAGCAGACTGAGTAACGGTAGAAGTTACGCTGCTGTCAGCAGAGGTTTCCATTTCGACATGTCCAGAAGGAGCTGCATCCTTAGTCTGAGGTACATTACCACCCTGAGCGGGAGAAGCAATAACGACTGTATTACCTTCTCCAGCCGCGCCGTTGCCACCAGCAGAGATTTCGCTCTCGCTCTGAGGCTCAGAACCCGGAGCTGGTTTAGCGGATACATTCTGTGCCTGAGTGCCAGGAGCGACAGCAGTTTCACTGCCAGAAGTGGTAGGTTCAGTGGGCAATGTACCAGCATTGCTGAGTACAGGTGCGGTTGCCTTCGTTGCTGTAGTACCGGCAGTACCACCACCACTGATAGGTGTATTGCCCTCGTGTACCAGAGGCGTTGCGGAATCCTCAACGGTTGCGTTTGTAGGCGTGCCATTGCCAGACTTTGCTTGCGGCACGTTCGTACTTGTACCAGATGCGTTGCCAGATGCAGATGCTCCCGTAACGGTTACATTTGCAGCGTTAATCGGTTTGCTTGTAGCCGTACCATTTGCGACAGGTGCGCCCGCAGGTGTAGATGCAGGTTTAACAGAACCAGAGCCATTGGTAACAGCGTCAGGATTAACCACATTTACGTTGTTTGCGCCAGGAGTGCGAGATTCCGCATTGCCAGCAGCCGTATTATCAACGCCATTGGCATTGATTGTCGTACCATGTGCAGTATTAGCAGCATTTGCAGAGCCAGTTGCTCCTGTAGCAGTAGTAGTTGCCGTAGCCGTCTGCGGTGTCGGTACGCCACTGCCAGTAGGCACAGCGTCTGTAGTTCCACCCTGTGCTACGGTATCGGGATTCACAACGCCAGGTTCAGAACTTTCGCTGTTGCCATGGTGGCCAGAGAACACCGATGCAACACGTCCCCAGAAAGAAGTGGCTTCAGGTTCTGGTTCATCCATTGCGGCCACGGGCGTATGTGTGGCCTCGAAAGCCTCCGGTGTCATGCCAACCGTATCGCCGACCTCGGCACCAGTAACTTCCTGTCCGGAATCATCGTCAGCCAAAGAGTTGTATGCAATCTGGCCATTTTCGTCGGGTGCGGTTGCATCAGTTTCCTTAGCGGTTGCATCACCATCAACCATGGTCGCGTTACCGGCATCGCCAGTAACGTTTTCAGAGGCACCAGTGCCTTCAGCAGTACCCTTCGACAACTGTCCAGATGCAATAACCTGGGCAGCTTCTTCGTCTGTCAGGCTGCCCTTCGGGTTCGATACCATGTAAGTATCGGTAGTGTTGCCATCGCTGACCGTAACAGTCAAAGCACCATCAGGCATATCGTCACGGCCCATGGCCATGTCAATACCGGTGACTTTCGCACCTTTAGCAAACTGCTCTGCCAGCTCAGGGTCAGCGTTTGCAAGCGTATCTTGCATTGCGGCCAAAGATTCCGAAGAATTGTAATCAACAGCAGAATCCGGGTTGCGCATTTCTGCGGCACGCTGCTCGTTGGACATCTGGAACCGACCGGAATAGTTTCCTTTGGCAGTATCAAATTGCTTTTGTGCTTCAGCCTGTTTGGCATCTCGGGTAACAGCAGCCGCCTGTTCCTGGTCGTGTTTGCTAAGCGCAGAATCGGTAATACGAGTAAGGTAATCCAGATTCTTGCTTTCCATTGCAGACCTTGCGGCAATTGCAGCCGCGCCATCTGCGCCATACTTGTTCAGCTGACCAGCGGGAACGCTGAAAGATGTAGAATTCTTTGTATTTGGGATAACGTCGCCAAGGCTTCTCCCCTTCCCGTCCGTCATGCGGGTAGCTGTCCATTCCTGAGAGCCATTTGCCGCAGTGCGTCCGGTGTTTTCAAGACGGAACTTACCTTTATCCGTAGTAAGGATTGCACTCTGCCCATCCGGACTGATAGCCAGGTCGGAAGTCTTGGTTGCAATCGTGCCAGATTCATCACTCGAATAACGGAATCCGGAAACGCCTGTAATTTTGCCATTCTCATCGCGGTAAGTGACCTTACCATTGACAGCGCCTTTAATGGCGTTATCGGGAGCCAGGTCTTCAACCGTACCCTGAGACACCTTGCCACCATCAAACCCAAGCTCATCCAGAGCGTTTGCCATGGCCTGACGATTCGAATTGGAGTTGAAGGTCTCGCCAGGGTTTTTGTACATGTCGCTACGCTCAGCGTTTGTCCCACGTACAAAGCGGTCGGCCTTTTCTTTGTCACCAAAGCTGACCTTGCCGTATTTGTCCAAATTGCTTGCAGCTCCAGTTGCTGCGCCATTGGCACCTGCAGCTGCTGCCACGCCTGCAGCAATTGGCTTGCTATTACTGCCCGCGCCGCCTACAACATTTCCAATGGCATCAGCAGCTGCACGGCCGTGGCCAGCAACGCTGCCTGCCAAATCAAGAGCATCATGCGCGGCACCCGCAATAATTCGGAAAGCGCCAGCCGCTTCACTCATCGGGTCAAGACCTGTTGTGCTTGTGATGCGGAATCCGGCTTTTGCAAGCATATCGTCCAGCTTTTGTGCGATTTTGAGGTATGCGTATGTGACAAGGCCCCATTTCACGACGCTTTCAACAGATGCGCCAACCAATCCGATGTTCAATGCCGTTCGTGCAATACCAACGACCCAAATGTTCAGAATCAGCAAAACACATTGTGACCAGAACATCTGCATCCAGTTGACTGCCGTATCTTTTGTTCTTTCGTTAGTTGCCGTGGCAAATGCCAGAGGCGAAAGCAAAATAGTGAAGACGCAAATGATGTATCGTTCCGCACATTCAAGTACCAACTTAATCAGGTTCCACCAAATCAAAAACAGAAACACAACGCTGACAACCAGAGAAGCACCTTCGACAATCGAGAAACCTCCCATCCATGCAACTATTGTTCCAGCCGCATCGCCAGATTCAGTCTGGCCAATAATTTTCATGCCAGAGTCTTCAAACGAAAACTCCCCCAATCCGCCACCTGTAACGCCTTCACTTAACGCAGTTGTCAGAGGCGAAATGATTTCATCGAACATCAACTGAAGGAAGTGACTGCCTGTAAGAGTAAGAACCATGCCAAAGACAGCGTTCCAAATCAGTTTTGGTACGCTTTCGGTCCTTGCGCCGTCTGCAGTTTCCATCAAATACGAGATGATACGAACGGCAATCAGTGCTCCGGCGATTGTTGTCGAAATTACCATTATGGCTTGTGAAAAATAGCCCCCAATGCCGTTCCCACTCATTGCAAAGCCAGGAATATAATGGGCGACTTCTTCTGTCGTCATCTGCGTAATTTCGAGCAGCGGATTCATAATAAGGTCACAAAACTGCAAGATAATACGTGCGATGACCATGACAACCAGACTGAGGAAGTTACTGACAAGGTCAGAAACCGCAGAAAGCGCAATGCATCCGGTCATTGCAAATGCAAGAATAACAGCGGCCATGGAACGCTTAACGGCTTTCTTTCCTTTTACGGGTTTACATTTTATAAGAGAGTTAATGTTGCTCACCTTCTTTCAATAAAAAAAGACCCGCCCGATTACTCGGACGAGCCTTTTAGCCGCAAAGCGAATATTAGCCGCCAATGTTATTGCCGCCGAGCTCGCCGTTAATCTGGCCACCGAGTTCATTAGCAACCTTCATCAGGCCGGGCACTGCAACAGCAGCCACGACGATGATGGCAACCACGATAAGACGTTTCTTATAAGTCTGAACGTCTTTCGGGTCACTGGCCAGCAGCATACGCACCAGCATATACAGGAATACTGCGATGCCGATAGGAACAACGATGTTGGTCAAGCCTTTAGCAATCGAGTTGCTGACCTGGTTGCCAACATTGAACACCTTGTCGATGGCATTGCCGACATTGTCTGCATAAGCCATAACCGTGCTCATCATGGCAGCAGTACCCATTGCGCAAGCAGTACTTACAGCCATCTGGAGGTTCTGCACCGGGGTGCGTTTCTGCAAGCTGTTTTTCATATTCATTTCGAACTACCTCCTTCCTTCGATAATCATCGTAGTAGAGTCTTTACAGGTTGATTGCTCAGCCCTTTAACTCTACAATATCTATTATCTGCACCTCGCAAAGGCGTGCAACAATCATACATTCGTTTATTTGAAGCATTATTCACACAAAACGAAAAAGCGGGAGCTCCTGTCATGAGGAACTCCCGCTATAACTAATTTTATGTTTTGGCTTTTTTTAGTTTCGTGATGATGCGCGGACCGAGCAAGGATTTGCGGGTTTGTTTACGGAAATTCTGAAGCGCATATTTCAATGCTTCCTCATCGCCAATCATCACCAATTTCTTTTTGGCTCGCGTAATACCGGTATAGTACAAAGGCTTTGTCAACATCACTCCGTATGTCATACTCACCGGAATAATGCAGCAAGGAAATTCACAGCCCTGAGAGCTATGCACGGTAATGGCATACGCAAGCTCAATATCTTTCATATCTTCATTGTTATAAACTAAAGTTTCTCCTTTCGAATCAAAATAGATTTCAACGGCAACATCGCTTTCCAGCTGGACAATCGACTGAATCGTTCCCAAGTCACCGTTAATAACCTGTTCTGTGTTCTTTCGTTGAATAATCCGGTCACCAACCATAAACAGTTGCTTGCCGATTTCAACACAGAGCTTATCATCCGTTTTAGGGTTCACAATCGCCTGAATTGCAGCGTTGACACGGTTCTTGCAAAGATATCCGCTCGGCGTGCCTTTATCATAATGCGTAGGAGTCAGAACAATCGTTCCTTCCATACCGTATTTGGATACGCCATTCAGATACTCATCAACGATATGATTCATGATTTCATTCGCTTCTTTTTCCTTATCCTTTTCAGCAACCGGAACAAAGCGAAATTCATCATCAAACATAAGATTCCGGGTATTTCCGGTATAAGCGCGATTCTCACGAATCTTGATGGAAGCATCTGTAATCGTCGAGGTACTCCCCTGCCGATAGTTGACATCAAGGCGAACGGTTTTAATAACGCCGCACTTGATTAAATCACGCAAAACGTCACCACGAGCTACCGGAGCCAGCTGGTCCGTATCGCCAAGCAGCACAATTCTGGTGGATGGGCTGCTCAAAACAGCGTCGATTGCATAAGCGAATAGGTGTTCACCGACCATACTCATTTCATCAATGCCAATGAAACCGCAGATGGTGCAGTCTCCTTGCGCTGTGAATCCGCTCGGATTATTTGCCGGAACCAAGCCACAAGCCTTATGAATCGTGGATGAGTTCATACCGGTGCTTTCCGCCATACGCTTGGCGGCCAAGCCCGTTGGAGCCATCAATAGAATATGTTCCTCCGGCCATACCATATGGTACACATCCATGATAGCCCGCAGACAAGTGGTCTTGCCTGTACCGGGGCCACCAGTGACGATAGAGATACGGTACTTTAGGTTTCGAACGGCTTCAGCCTGTCGTGGAGAAAGAATGATTGCATTCTCTTTCTGCCATTTGATGAAAGCGTCCTCGATTTCTCGCTCTTTTATCGGCTCAGCACTGGCAAGTTCAACGATTTTAGCTGACATTTTACGCTCTGCCAGGAAATCGTCTTTATCGTAGTAGTATTTGCCCTGCTTGACAATCGCATATACCTTGGCAACATCATCAAGCGATTCTTTTTGACGTTCTGCACTCACCTGTGGAGTGAGCGCGGCCATCCGAGCTAAGATAGCGCTCTCTTCCGCACACATACTTCCTGTCTTTTGGCAGGCGATATGTAATGCTTCGATTGTCGCGCAGGTCATGCGGCGCTCGGAATCTACCGGCTCGCCCATTGCCAGCGCAATCTGGTCCATCACCGCAAAGCCCAAAATCGGGACGGGCTTATAGGGATTGTTTTCCAGAACGTGAATCGTTTCATTTCCGTACGTCTCAACCAATGTGTTGATAGCGGATGGTGAAACGTCTACGCCTTGCAGAAGTTTAAGAACATCTGCGCGGACCAGAGCGGACAAGCAGGCATCGTTGAGTTTGGCAATGACCTTGTCATCGATTCTTGGAATGTCAAACAGCTGTTTGCAGTGATGAGCGCAAACGTCCAATGTGTTCATCCCAAAACGTTCAACAATATGGTTTGCCATCGTCTTTCCTAAACTGCTGCAATTCCGCATCAGGAACTTGCAAACCTCGCTTTCGGTTTCAGGCAAAATCTCGGTTGCTTTTTCTGCAACGAAGATTTTCTCGTTTTCCTCTTTAGAATCCGGTGCCCAATGTCCTTCCAGGCGAAATGAAATTTTCTTCAACAGCTCAACGGGAATATGCTGAGATGTGGCTTTGAATTCTGCCGTCATCCCGCCGTATCTGCGCACCTCAGGTGGAAACATATCCTCTTGCCCTTTTACACAAGTTGTAAAAATACAGCAGGCGTAATTTGTGCTCGTTGGTACGGCCTTCAGTACACGCTTTACGTTGCACTTGTTTAGCGTGATAGTAGTGTTATCCAATTTTGCTTACCCCTTTATTTTTCTCGCAGCACCTCCAAACATTTCGGATATGCCACTTTTTCGACTTTTTCGTTTACCGTGACAAGATACGCCTTTACGTCATTACTGTACATATAGTAAGACCATGTATCGTAATCCTCGCTTCCGGGCGTTGCAACATCAACCGGCGTAGATAGCCAACACGCCTGACAATTATGCACAAGCCACAAGAAATATGGGTTGCCACTATCCTCAAGGCTTTTCTTCATTTTCCCTTCGCATTTGTGAAGCTCTCGCTCGAAAGCTTCCTGCTCGAATCCGCGTTTTGCCAAGATGGAAACCATCGCACCAAAATAGTCATCGCAGTCGCTGCATGTTGGCTTTACAAGTTTTTGCTCATAGAGAGCATCGACAAGCTGTCGGTTTTGCTCTTCGTAACTTGTCTGATTTTTGTTTTGGTTCTTGTTTTTACTCATTGATAAACTCCTTTCTATTTGATATGCCGATAAAAATAGGCAGCCACCCGGTAAAGGATGGCTGCCTATATCAGCAGAATGTAAATTGTGCGACGGGTCCCAAACGTATGAAACCGTTCAATGTTATCCATCGTACATTTATTATTTTATCCGTGCCGCACAATCCGTCAAGCAGAGAGTGCCTCAATCATCTCGCACATACATTTTTCAAGGCGCGTGCAGGATGTGACATTCGGCAGATAGTTCATCTGAATATCATAACGATGGCATGTCACTTTGCATTTATTGTAAAGTGCATGAGACATGGAATCCACCTTGCAGAGCACAAGGTCTGCAGCGTGAATCATCTGGTCACAGGCCGCCACCATATCTTTGCTCACATAGATGGCATCGGGATGAAGAACTTGGAATCGCTTCATCAGGTTTTGATTGCCGCCAACGACAGCAACCGAATATTTCTGAAGTAGTTCATCCAGCTTTTTCCCATAATCGACATCGGGTTCATCGTCAGGCTGCAAGGTTTCTTCCTCAAGAGCCTCCTGCTCATCTGGCAAATCATCCTCTGTCTCTTCCGGAACCAGCTGCATCAGTTCGTCAATCTCCGCATACGCCGTTTCCAGCTTGGATGTCAGAGCGTTTTCGCGCTTCTTACTCTGCTGCAGCAACTTGTCTGCATCAGCTGCCTTGTTTTCAGCTCGCTCTACACAAGCCTCTGCGTCTACCAGCTTTTTGTTCAGAGCGTCAATCTGCTTAACGAACATTTCATCCGAAGCACCCTCATCCTGTCCAAATAGCTCACGCGAAACAGCTCTACGAATTTCATCGGCGTAAGCATTCGCCAAGTTGTAGACTGACGCGTAAACAGGAAGCATAAAGTTATAAAGATTGATAAGATTAAGCGTCTGCTGCGATACTTTCTGGGAAATCAGCATGTTGTTCTTATCATCAACGGTGATAAGTCCATCCATGACAAGGGCCTCCAGCATGCCAAAGCAAAAGCTGTTATCGTCCTCTTTGCAGACAAACTGAACATCCTCCGCGAGATTCGCCTGCATATTACGGAACTCTTGTTTTGTTAGAGGTCTGTTTGCTACTGGTTTGAAGCCAACGCCTGCCTGACACATAGCATCTTCACAGATAGCATAGCCATCACACATGATGGAGTAATTCGAATCACTGAATTCTGTCTTTTGGATTGTTAAGTTATCGTTTACTTTCACATCAATAGTTGCTTTGTTCATATCGGCAATCACTTTGTTCTGAAGGTCACTAATTGTTTTCTGTACGCCTGTGCCAAGTTTCGCAAAGAATTCTCTTTGGATGGCGCTGTCTTCGCCTTCTGAATTTGCCAAATTTCGGGTCCAGATATCATAGACATCTTTGTTTTGGGGAAGCTGGCTTTCCGGGCTGGCATATCCGTACAAGAAAAACAGATATCTCTTTGCCACGTTCTCCGGTTTGTTGATTTCATCTGTGAAATCGTATGCTGCCTTCGTACCTGCGTACATTGCACTTACCATTCGAGGCATATAGGAAAAATCGCGCCCCAACAGCTGTACAAGTTTTGTCCATTTTGGCTTGTTTTCATTGAATAGTAAATAACTCATAACGGCAGCCACCTTCACCGTATCGGCACGACGAGAAGGTACGACTTCCGTTAAGCCCATTATTTTATCATTGAGTAGGTTTTTGGCTTCCTTACGGTAGCAAACATTGCTTTCATATTCATCAACAAAGCGCTTCTTTGCAGCCTGATTTCGTTCCACTTCGCTGGCAGCATATAAGCACCATTCTGGTTTATAATAAAATGACATAATCAAAAAATCCTCCTTTGTATATCAAAAAAGCGCCCGGTGTAGCAACCGAGCGCATGAGTGTTAATGATAAGTTAAATGAGATGGTATCCATGCTACATTTATAATTGTACCTAACCCGCACAGATGTGCAAGCAGCAAAAAGCATATGAATCACCGCTGCTCTCCATTTGGGTCTTTCTGCACATGAGGTTCCTGTTCCGATGTCACCTGTTTCAAGCCCATACTTTTGTACACATTCATTTTTTTTGCCATCCTCATATTTTGCAACAAAAAACGGCCCACCCGCTTTAAGCAGATGAGCCGTGCCGGACAAAGGCTGTGCTGTTATTTGTTTTTGTTCTCCTTCTCCTCGTGCTTTCCACGAGCTGCGTTATAAGCCTTCTGGAAAGTCTTGGTGCGGCTGATGAGGAACAGCGGGATAATCCAGCTAGTTGCCTCGAAGAGTATCTGAATCACACCGCCCAGCAAAGGGAACAGGATTTTGGTCAGGAGAAATGCTGCGAGTTTGAACGCAACAAACACCAGAACGATGATGCCTACTGCAACGACAATTCGTGCAGCGATGTTGGTTATGTTTTCGGAGTTGATTTTGAAGTTTTTCATTTTCATGATTGTCCTTTCTTGTTTGGGTTGTGATTTGGATACGGGAATCGGTTAGCGAACGGTTTTCTCGGGCCACGGAGTACCAGAGACTACCATCCACTGACAGCCGATTTTCTCGGCCGGAATCTGATGGCGAGCGACCTTAGTGCGGACAGCTCCCTCAGAAATCGGGTTGAGACCAGTCTTGCTGCGTTCAGCATTCACTGCTTCGCAGTATTCCGACAGGGTGAGATACTTAACATTGTTGATAATCATAATAGATTACCTTCCTTTCTCCATTAGTATGGATTGTGATTTGTTGTACAGACTAACACATATGTGTAGCTGTTCGGACATCTATTAAAAACAGTGCAATGCACTGGGAATTCAAAACAAAAAAGCGGGCTCCCTGAAAACAGGAAGTCCGCTTCTAAGCGAATTATGAAAAATGAACCACGACCGGATTTGGTTCCGGAGGACAACTTTTCAAGCTGCCGCTGTGGAAGTAAGATGATATCTATTAACTAATTAACATTTTACTCCGGCCGCATACACTGTCAAGCAAAAAGCGAATTAAAAGCAAAATAAATTTGCATTCAACTTGCCTTCTACATCTGGATTGCATCCCTTGATTGCATCTTTCACATAATCGAGAATATAATCAATGCTATCCACAAGATACGCTCCATCAGTGTCACGCTGCAGAACCCCGGCATTCAGCCAATCCTCTGCAAAATCGATGTTGGTATTACGGTCAACCAGCTTGAACTCGACCGTACGTCCAGTATGTTCTCGTAATGTCATTTCTTTACCACCTTTATCGTTAATGTCCGGCTCGTTTCACGTCTGGGAACGTCACAGGCTTTGAAAGCATCGGGGTACAATGCTTCGAGTTTCTGCCGGTCAACGGATGCGTTGCTCATCTTGGGGGTGAGCTTAACAAGCCATTTGAGTCCATCTGGACCAATGACAGTCCCTTGGGTACTAACGCCCATAGCCATCGCAAAAGGCACTGCCAGCTTTTTGTACTGGGCTTCGTACCCTTTAGCTACATCGCTGGCAGCCTTATACTTAGCATAAGCGTCCGTATACTCTTTACAGAGTTCTGCGTATTCAGAGCCCAACAAAATGCCGGGCGCAGACTTGTTGGCATCGCCGGTATAACGATGCAGGGTATCCATGAGGGCTTTGGTATCACCAAGAGGTTCGGGCGGGATACGCGGGACAACATGGTTTTGCCAGAAGTCGTCACATCCCTGGATAATGCGCATCTCCTCATCAAGGTCACGTTTGATGGTATTTGCGATAAGCGTATCGCGGTCAAACATGCAGACCACAACGCATTCCCAAACGCCAAGAATCGCCATATAAGTGCGAACCTGATAGATGTACGGAATAGGAATATTGCCATTCTCCCACTCAGCCTTGTTGAACGAGCTCGTAGTTTTGATTTCCACCAAGCAATACGAGCCGTCCGGCTTGCGCATCATACGGTCAATGTTGGCCGTGATATAAGGCTTTCCCGGCATGGAATAGATGTTGGTATCGGTGATGATATCGTTGTACGGATACCGTTCCGACAGCCAAGCGTCTACATACTCCTCCGAGATATGACCCCACAGCTTATTCAACCGGGATTGAGAAGTTTCTTCTTCCGGGACAATCGGCTGCTTTCCAGTCTTGGCGTAGAACAAATCAAGATTTGTCTTGAATTTGTTTGCGCCAAAGATAGCGGAAATGTCAGAACCGCCCAAATGGTCTGCACGCCGTGCCTGCCACTGGTCCTCCGTCAAGGTGCTTGCATCGACCTCGATTTCAGGACCATTGTAGCCGTCCGGGTTACAGAATTTAACTGCTTCCGGGCTTGCCTCGGCCATTGCCTCATTGTAGAGTTCCCTGGTGTAGGGAGTATTGATTTCCCAGTACGGAAGATGCTGAGCACACCCCGCACTGGATTTGTTAGTACCATCATAGCTTGCCATTGGTTGTTTCTCCTTTCAAAGTCAGCGGCACAAGCCATACACAAGTACGGCTATAACCAGCAGGATAAATACATTTTTAGGTTTTACCATTACAGCTCCTCCTTACCAGGCATATCCACATCGCTCCAGCGAGTACGAGCGCAGCGTGCAACGCAGTCAGCGGCAGCGAAAATCTTCTTAGCATCCTGAGTGTGATTGCGAACCACACCAGCGTATGCATCGCATACTGCCAAGTAGATATCCAAAGCAGTTACAGGCATATCGCCATACACAGCGTCAAAGCCTTCGAGAGCTTCCAGTGCTTCCTGCTTCGGCATACCACCGCTTTTCAAAACGCGAACAAGCGCCGCTTTACTGTTGCGAATTAGAACATTACGCAGCTTATCCAGGTCGGTAGCCGCATCGTCAAAATACGCAAGCAAAGCCACAAAAGCATTCGTAACTCGTGCTGCAATGTCTTCACCGATATGCGGAATCGCCACATCTTTAGCCATGGGTGCCACAATGCCGCTGCCCATATTCAAGCACGGAATCAGGCGTACAGCAGATGCAGCAACATCCGAGCTAATCATCATGACTGCCGGAGTATACCCCGCAGAAAATCCAGAAGGAAGTTTGCGAAAGAACTGCTGCTTGTAGGCTCCAAGGTCGATGACCACTTTCATAAGTTCGTGAGACAAATAGCCGCCTTCGAATTCACGGTCAGGCCAGTTCTGGTCCATATAATCGTCCATGATTTTCAGGAGCTTATCGTTTCCGATAGCTGCATAGCGGGCAGAATGCACAGCACGAACCTTGTCGTAACTGTACTTAACCTGTACCGCACCTTTCCGTTCTGCCAGGATAAGGTTCAAGACCTCTTTCAAGCTCTCACGGCGTTCTTTGCGAAGCAGTTCGTAGCAGTTCATGCCAATCATGCCTCTGTCGCAAATGCTGCGGACTGCACTGTCCCCTACCGGCTTCTTGCCGATACAGGTGGTCAGATTCAGCCCTGCGTTCTGCTGCGTATCAAGGACCGCTTCTTCGCTCACTTTCATCTGCTTGGCGTATTCATCCGCACAAAGAGGTTCATCATGACTCGCTTCAAAACGAATGTCACGAATCCCCTCCTCAAGCCATTTAGTATTTGCTGCGTCCTGCTTGCACTGTGCAAGCAGCTTGTCGTACTCGCCAGCCTTGTACTGCGCTTCTGCCCCATCCAGTGTGAAATCCACAAGGTCGGGGTCCTTTAAGTTGGGTGTCACGGCAGCTGTGTTGATGGTTGTGTTGACGACCGCGCTAGTTGCTGAGGCAGGTGCGTTCATGGTTACATTGTTGTTGGTAGTGGTGGTGTTGTTGATAGTAGTGGTCATAATTCTTACGCTCCTACAATATATTTGCGGGTAGCCCCACGGCATCCAGCCGTGTTGCTATCCAA